TGTATTGATTCTTGCTGTATCGGTTCTTGCTGTATTGATTCTTGCTGTATTGATTCTTGCTGTATTGATTCTTGCTCAATTATTTTGTATTCTATTGGTTTATATTTTATTGGTTTATATTTTATTAGTTTTTGTTTGATAGGTTTTTGTTTAATTGGTTCTTGTTTGATTGGTTCTTGCACTATTGGTTGTCGTATTGGTTTTCGTTTTGACATATCTAGTAGTTGTTGTATTGGTTTTGATATAACTAAATTATTTTGTTTAATATTTAATAAAAACTCATGATTCATATTCTAATAATATGAATAATATATTTATTTTGTATTAAATACTAATACATTTACATTTAATTAACTCACAATATAATTAATTATTAAAAATTATATTGTGAGTTTAAGCAGAACATGATTCACATATAATATCATTATCATGTTTATTTTTAATTATTGTATTATTTTTTGTCGGTTCAATTGTAAATTGTTGTGCTTGATGTTTTGCTTTTCTACGTAAATAATATATTCCTGTTTTTAATCCTTTTGACCACGAATAAAAATGCATCGATGTCAATGTATTATAATTTGGGTCTTCTAACCATAAATTAAGACTCTGACTTTGGCATACATAAGCACCTCTTTCTGCAGACATGTCTATTATATGTTTCATAGGTATTTCCCATACAATCTTATACTTATCACGCATTTCTTGCGGTAAAACGGTCAACTGTTGAATACTTCCTTTATTTGCAATAATATTATTCTTCATATCTTCATTCCATAATCCCAATTCAATCAATTCACGCATTAAATATTTATTAGGCAACATAAACTCTCCAGCAAGTGTCCTTCTACTATAAATATTACTAGTAAATGGTTCAAAACATTCATTATATCCTAAAATCTGAGACGTACTTGCCGTAGGCATTGGAGCAACCAAGAGAGAATTACGTAATCCATTAACTCGTATTTTTTCTTTTAATGTGGACCAATCATATCGTTCATTAGATGGGATTACATTCCACATATCAAATTGTAAAATACCTTTTGATGCTGGTGAATGAACAAATGAACTATATGCACCAGCATTTTCTTTATCTAAATATAATTCTGCTAATATTGAGTTTTCTATAGATGGGTCAAAAACAACATTCAAATGATATAAATATTTACTTATTAATGTATCCGGATTGTCAAGTTGTATTACCGATTTGATAACTGGATTATCATTAATTATTTCTTTTAAATGATTCATATGAAGCTTTCTCTCAATTGAAAGTTCACAACTTTTCTCTAATGCTCCATGATAAATTGTCTCGAAAATGCGACGATTTACTTCTTTAGCAGCATCACTATGAAAAGCAATATTCATTAAAATAAATGTATCAGCTAATCCTTGAACGCCAATTCCGATTGGACGATGCAGCAAATTACTACGTCTAGTCTTGTCGGTAGGATAAAAATTAATATCAATAATTTGATTCAAATTACGAGTAATAACTCCAACAACTGAGTGTAATTTATCATAATCATATGTTTTATCTTCTTTGACAAATGCAGGTAATGCAATACTTGCTAAATTACATACAGCGGTCTCTTCATCATTAGAATATTCGATTATTTCTGTACACAAATTGCTACTCTTTATTGTTCCTAAGTTTTTCTGATTTGATTTCATATTTGCAGCATCTTTATATAACATATAAGGCGTTCCTGTCTCCATCTGTGAATCTAATATCTTGTACCATAAATCACGTGCGTTTACTTGTCTTCGAACCTTACCATTTATACTCTCATATTCTTGATATAATTTTCGAAAATCTGCTCCATATAATTCAGATAGTCCTGGACATTCATTCGGGCAAAAATATGACCATAAACCGTTTTCTTTTACTCGCTCCATAAAAAGGTCAGGTATCCATAAAGCATAAAAAAGGTCACGTGCTCTCAAATCTTCATCACCATGATTCTTTTTCAGTTCCAAAAAATCTTCAATATCAGGATGCCATGGTTCCAAATAAATAGCAAAAGAGCCATTCCTTTTACCTGATTGATTGATGAATCTCGCCGTATCATTAAATACTTTTAACATTGGTACAATTCCAGTTGAATTACCATTTGTTCCACGAATAAGAGAATGATTTGCGCGAATATTATGAATATGAAGACCAATACCTCCTGCATATTTAGATATTTTTGCACAATATTGAAGAGTATTGAATATACCTTCCAAACTATCTTCTTCCATTGCAAGTAAATAACATGAAGATAATTGCGGTTTCTGAGTTCCAGCATTAAATAGAGTTGGCGTCGCATGAGTAAAATATTTTTGTGACATTAAATCATATGTTTCTTTTACAGAAGATATATTATTTCCATGAATACCAATTGATACTCGTAACCACATATATTGTGGTCTTTCCACTATTTTACCATTTATTTTGAATAAATATGAACGTTCAAGCGTCTTTAAACCAAAATAATCTAATAAATAATCTCTATCATCGACAATCATATTGTCGAATAATTCACTATTTTTTTTAACTATATGATATAAATTGTCAGAAACTAATGGAGTATCACGATTCGTTGTATCAGTATATGACCACAATTCTTCTACAACTTGAGAAAACTTTGATGCCGTATTTTTATGATGATTACTAACGAATATTCGTGCAGCCAATACCGCATAATCAGGATGTTGCGTAGATAAAGATGCACATTGTTCGCATGTTAATTCATCTATTTTAGATGTGGATATGCCGTCGTATAATTGGTCTATTACTTTTATAGACAAAGAAGAATAATTGAGTTTTATATTTGACCTCGACCCTTGTATCTTAATGCGATTTAATATTTTATCAAACTTGATTGGTTCCATTGAACCATCTCTTTTTTTAACATACATATCTTTTTCCATTTGTATAATATAATTATTGAGTAATTTTTAACTCGTTTGATTATATGAATAATTTTATCTTCTTCGATTTTTTTTAAGTTTTCTCGATATCTTTTGTTTTCTTTTTTTAGTCTTTGATTTAGATTTTCGTTTTTTCTTTCTCGATTTTTTTCCACCAGAATCAATCAGATTTTTGAGGAGGCTCAATATTACAACCATCAGTATTAGGGGTAAAAATAGGTGAATCTTCAGTTGGCATGTGAGTTAATATATATCCAAGAATATGTTCATGAGCATAACTTTCATATTCGATAAAATCACCATTTTTGTCTATATCTTTTACAAAATATGCACAATTTACTTTATGATTTGCATAACTACCTCTTTCTATAGTACAATTTATAGCATTATCCGCATAGCATCTTTTACTTGAATCAAAACTAGGGTCATAATAATATACTTCTATTTGCTCGGTATTATGTCTCGGTAATTTGCCTTTTATATTACACCCAACTAATAATATATAATGTGCTGCTGAATCACTCCCGACTTTTACTATTATTGGTCATTCATTTTTATGTTCTTCTTGAATAACATGGTAAGGTATTACAGAAGAAGCGTATACACCATTAGAATATCCATAATGTTCTAAAAATTGATAAGGATCTTGATCCTCATTCATTTCAGAATTATGTGTATGTGGCGGATTACCTGTTATTTCACAAACTATATCTTTTTGTGTTACATTTATATCTGGGTTATAATGTTTCATTACCATTAAAATAACAGCAGCATAACACCAATGTGTACATTCTTGATGAACATAAGGAAAATTACTAATATACTCGTGAGGAATAATATGTTCGGATTTGGATTTTGTAGTTTCAAGTTAAGGGTTAGGGTTAGGGTCAGATTTGATTTTTTTAGTTTTATGTTCAGTTTCAGATTGGGATTGGGATTTTTTAGTTTTTTTAGGAGGCATTATATTATAATATTATTAGATTAAATATTATAATATCGACAAATATGAATAAAAAATAAACAAATGAATAATATTTGATTATATATATGTTAAAAGATTACTATGGATTTATATTTTTAACATTACTATTATTAGCAATATTATTTTTTCCTTTAGTTACTTATCATATAGATTATTATAGTAAAAAATGCGGCAAATGTAATAATAATAGTTCAATGATAACTGAATCATTTACGAATCTACAATATGGCGAATATCCTAAAAGTGATGATGAACCTATTCTCAATTCTTATCCATCCACTAAATATAAGATTGTTGATAGTGATAATTATTCTAGTATTTGGAAATATTATCCTGTATTTAGTGTAGGTTCTTATGAACAAATTACTAATAATTTGAGATATTATAAAAATCCGGATATTGGAATATGTATGCCAGCAGAGTTTTGCGGCGATTTTTATCACGACAAGAAAATATATCCAAAGTCAAATATTATCAAACCTTTGCCACCAGTACCCAATAATGAAGGTATTCGTGTGAATTATTATCGGACAAATGAAGATCTCTTTTTAAACGCACAACCAGGAACGCTTGTAGAACTTCCTGCGCTTACTTCATAATAAAGTTTTATATGGTTGATACAATAATTTACTAAGATTAATATCAATATTATATTTGTGTAACTAAACTAGTCTTAGGTATTCGCTTTATCGGAGCTCTATGTTCATAACCAGTTATTCTCTCTTTCTCGATTATATCCCAAAAATTACTCATTATTGATACAACATCATTAAACCATTTTTGATTGCGCGTAACTAGGATACAACTCATCTCATCTAATCGCCAATAAATATGTCTTACCCAAGTTAACTCTGTATTTTCAGTTATCATTTCTTCTATTAATGTATCAGACCATTTTTCATATTCTGAATGAGACATATTTAATGGCGTATATATATAAAGTGGAGAACCAGTAATATTATTATGGAAGTAAAGTATAATTCCTTTTCTCTCTCCATTTCGAGAAGTAAATAGTGAAGAATCACTGTCTGATAAAAAAGTTAATTCATTCTCATATTCAATAAAACGAGTTTCTAAAAAGTCACATTCGTTCAAATCACAAGTCTCCATTTGTAATTGCATCTGTATCCAATATTCTTTTTTTGGAATGCCTGTAATATCTCGATTGACAATATTTTTGATTTCCAATATGCGTCCATATCTTTCATTTGATTTATCAATATTGATACCATCTGGAGAAGCACCAATAAAATGATATTTTCTGTGTTTGATACAACCAAACTCTCCTATCTTAGTATTATATATTTCTTCATAAAAAAGAACAGATAATGGTTCATATTTTTGTCCCCAATGAAGTGTTGATTCTGTATTTACATTACTAAATACACTATCATCTTTACTATTAATATTACTAATACTAATACATTTTTCATAAATGAGAGAGTTTTGCTGTGATTGACTCTCGAATATTTTGTATGCATTACTTGCAGTAATAAGATTATTACGAAAAGTGTACCATTCATCTGTTCGCTGTTCTGGTTGAGGTATTGTAGATAAATATTTGATTTGCTCTGTAATTTTGTCTGTAATATTATGATTTGGTTGTAGATTCGGTAATATAATACTTCCACTATAAGAACGCCTTGTATATATATTACTATCATAAAAAAATGGTAATACAATTTCGACAAAATCATAAATCATATAAACATAATCTTCATCTTCATCTTCGGAAAAAAGTATTAATAATTCAATAACAGCATCAATCATATCTTCTTCAAATGATGGTTCACTAATTTGCGTAGGATGTAATTCGACATAATCATAAAATAATTGTAATAATGTCGAATATAATTCTTCTTCATTTAAACTCATTTTATTATAATAATAAATGATTATTTTTATATCATATATAACAATATCAAATCTTATGATGTTGTTATACTATTCGTTTTTTTATAATAAATAATAAGTATTTTATTATTATGTTCTCTTATAAAATAATTACATATATCTTATCAACACTTTTATTATTATTCATTACATTTTTTGTTATTTATAATATAATTATAATGATATATTGTAAAGTAAATGGTAAGGTTTCATATAAATATCTAATACAAATTATCAATATTGTGAGTGAAGATAATTTTTTCATGAATTATGGATTATGGGATGAAAATATCGACAATTTAAAAGAAGCTAACTTAAATCTTATTCAGTTTGTTTTCGATAAAACAAAACTAGATGGATTAAAAAATAAGACAATATTAGATGTTGGTTGTGGTTATGGTGAACAAGATATTATATTTTCTAAAAAATTAGATGAAACATGTAAAATAACGGCAATTGATATTTCAGAAGAGCAAATATATAATGCGATTGAAAGAGCAAATAAACAAAATATAACTTCAGTAAAATATGAAATATGTGATGCTTTATTTATAAATAAAAAGTTCAAAAATACTGAGTTTGATTATGTAATTTCAATTGAGTCAGCATTCCATTATTATGATAGACCATATTTTTATAAAAATGTAAAAGACGTATTATCTTCTGATGGATTATTTGTCATAACGGATATCGTGTTGAAAGATGACTATACGAAAAATATATATACTTCATTATTTATATATTTGTATTCAACATTTATTTCATTTCCAAAACAAAATCTTATTACTGCGGATGAATGGGATACGCAATTGAAAAATAAGTTTAATATTATAGAAGTTTATGATATAACAGACAAATCATTTGATAAATATTATGAATATTTTATGAATAATTTTACAGAAAAACTCAAATGGCCGATTTTTATGAACTCTCTATTGAAATATATATTTAAAAATTACCAACCATTTTCATATCGGATTGCTGTATGTAAAAATATAAAATAAGTATTATAAGTTGTAAATTGTAAGTTGTAAGATTAATAAGTTATAATTGGTAATTTATAATTATTATAAATTATAACATGAAAGGTTCATTATTAGTTATATTATGGTTAATTGTATTTTTCACAGCAAATTATTTTATATGTAAATCATATGGTATCAATAAACCTATTTTAATAACCATATTCGTATGGTCATTTTTAATGATTTTTGTAGGTATATTTGAGATGATGTTACTTTTTAATATGAATTATTTAGAAAATAAATCAAAATATTATTATACAGATAATAAATGTTATTGGAATGATAATGTATCTATTTCAGATGCTTTATCATATAAAATGTATATGGATTTATACGCTGATTATTCATTATCAGATAAAAGATATGGACAAAATATTTCGACAAATGAAGGTTGTAGGTTTGTTATGATTGGTGAAATAGTGCATGGAATATTCTGTTTTATAATGTCATTTATCATAATGTATTTTTTCTTCATAGATTACAATAAACTATCTATTTATATTTCATCTATTATTTTTATGGGAATACAATTTGCGTTAATTGTATGGTATTTAGTGAGTGTATTTATTGAAATGATTTATGTAAAAAATGAATCATTTTGGTGGCCTCCATTATTGTGGAACTTACCTTGGGTTATTGTTCCAATATATATAATATATGGTTCTAATACTGAAATAATGAATATTTGTTGTTTTGATAAATCTCCCAATAAAACACTATAAAATAAATTATAAATTATTTTATAATAAATCTTTATGTTTTAAAGTTCCACGAATCTTGGGAGGAGGTAAGTTTTTTAGAGTATGAATACGTGATTTGTCGATATTTTTAAGAGTAAATATCTTTGTAATTTTATCATATATTAATGGTGGAATATCTTTTATGGTCTTTGTCTCTTTATCATATACTACATCTTTTACACGCATTAATTGTTTATTTTGAATACAGTCTTTGAAAAATGTTTTTAATAATTCACTCTCCGAATCTGTTAATTGATTATGTCTTACATATACTTCTGTATAATCCAATAATTTTTTTAATTTGCTGGAATTATCTATTTTATTCCAATTATCATATTGATTATGTAATTTATTATCTTCGAGAAACTTGTCAAGAATATTTAAATCACGAATCATTTCTGTTTTATTATCACTGCAAATTATATTTCCACCAGTAAGCATTGATTTGTATTGTATATTTTTGAGTTCAATACATTCATCTGATTTAATAGAGTTCATTTTTACTATTTATGTAAACATAATTTTAATATGATTTCTTTAATATATAATTATTATACAATTATTATTATAATTATTCTATAATCAATATAATATGCAAGATAATTCGACAAATGATATGAAGAAGGTTATTGATATAATAGGAACTGGACAACGATATCAAATGAAAAATGTAATGAGAATACCAAAACCGGTCGTTACATTAAAATCTATAGACAAATTACGATATACTGATGACGATTTTAATTTGGATTTATTTTTTGCGGATAAACAAATGTTATATTTGGAAAAATTAAAAATGTCTACTAATTCGTCAATTCCTATAGTCATATTGATTGAAAAACAAATGAAAAAAAAATTGGCTTCTTATAAACAACAAGATATTATTAAAAAAAGACATAATAATGATACATTTATTACATTTACAGAAATTGTCGATTTGATTGATAAATCTAACTTACTTTGTCCTTATTGTAATGAAAACGTATATATATTGTATGAGTATGCACATGATAAGAAGCAATGGACATTAGATAGAATAGATAATGATATAGGACATTCATCGACAAATGTTGTAATATCTTGTCTCGATTGTAATCTTAAACGAAGACGAATAAAAAAGGATGCTTTTGTTTTTACAAAGAATATGAATATTGTTAGGATTTCAGAATCAGTTGCAAATACTGACTGTATATGATTATTCTGATTGTTATAATGAATTGATTCTATTTAATAATATCGTGATTTTTGTACAAATTAAATATAATAATATTTCAAATGCAGAAAATAGAACAATCAAATGAGTCTCTTTATGTTTCTTGGACAAATGGAGAAAAACAAGAACGTTCTCAACGAGTACGTCCAATAATATCTAATGTAGAAGTACAAGTACAAGTACAACCTATCCAAAATCATTTATCAGCAGACCGTTGTTTGTTAGAAAATGAAGATATGTTATCATTAAAACATTATAATGATGATTGGACAAAAAACGATTGGATAAAGAATGATTGTGTAAAGACAAATAAAAGAGAAGAATCATATCATAAAATGTCAGAAAGAGAAATGATAGGACAGCGAGGATATAATCCATTCAATCCAACAACAAATTATTTTGATAATTTACTTGAACACGAGAATTATGTTAAGAATAATTAATGCAAATTAGTATATAAAAAAAGCAGACATATTTATTATATTTATGTCATCTGTAACATATTGTACGCAGAATGATCTTTTAATGAATACATTAATGGACTTTTATAGACAAGGTGATAATTTAAAACGCATTTTAAAAATTATTACAGGTGAAACGAAGATTTCACTTCGTATTGTCGATTGGTTTGCCACAAATTATGCTAAAAAGAACTTTACGCTCTATAATATTATCGAGAAAAATGGAAATACTCGTAGATTCAAAGTATATGTTGATTATAAACTGAAATTGAAAGCATACAGTAAAAAGAACTTTGACCCTTTTTGTCGTTGGGATAGAATAAGTATTCCATATGAAAATGGCACACATATCGAGACTACAATTGGACAACTCAATTTTTTCAAATGGACATTAGAAAACAATATAATTCAGTTTATTGAAGATAATTATGAAGATATTGAAAATGATATGAATAAACGAAATAGTACAAGTAAAAGAAAAGATATTAATTATAATTCTAATGTGAATAATAAATCTGATAAATCAGATGCGTCTTCAAAAACACGAAAAAAGAGAGAAGAATTATCTATTTCTGCAACAAAAAGTATAAAAAAAGAAGATGTCGAAATTGTTGTACGATTCAACTAATTATGTGGTTCAATCCAATAAAGTATTTAAATATTAGATAACAACTTAAACAAATGGGTAATTTTTTTTCTACTATTAAAAAGGTCAATTTTGAAGATGTCCAACTCATATGTAAAAATACATTTCCTACTAATATAAATTCTATCATGATAAATACGTTGGATATAATTGAACAAAAATGTCTTATAACAGGAACTATTTCAGCACATGATGAGGAAAAAATTATTAATCAATATATCAATAAAAAACATTTTGATATATATATTATTATTTATGGTAAAAATTGTAATGACGATGATGGTAAAATTAGCAAAAAATATACACAACTTAAAAAATTAGGATTTACAAATATTTATATCTATATAGGAGGTCTTTTTGAATGGTTACTATTACAAGATATTTATGGTAATGATGAGTTTCCTACAACAATTAAAGAACACGATATCTTAAAATACAAAACTTCATCTTTAATGACTAATCATAAATATATTTCTTTATAATTATCATATTAATAATTATAATTTATATATAGTCACAAATTGTAACTATAAAATCGTTATTTACTTTATTGACACGAAACGGTTTACCACAACCTAAGATTTTATTATTATTGGTGAGCATTTCACATTTATCCTTAGATAAATGTGGGTCAATTTGTTGGAACGTATTTTTATATATTCCATGTCTAAAAATACCACAATTTATTTTTTCAACTAATATTATTAAATTACAATGAGGACATGTAATCATAAAATCACATTCATTATCACAAGACATATATAGATAATATAATATTATATTTGTATTATACTATATTATATTTTATAATTACACTATTTAATTGCTGATATTTTAATTATTATATATTATATATATAATAATGATGTTTCAACATACTTTTACATTTAAAAAAAAAATTCCACGTTGTTATCCACAAATAAATAATTCAAGACCTAGTTTAGATTACCATATGTATATAAATAATAAAATGAATGATTTATATAATAAACAAACAATTACGAATGATAATGTTTCAAAATTAGAAACTCATGTTAATACCACAAATAATAATAATAATGAAAAATTATCAAATATAAATAATAAAATGAATGATTTATATAATAAACAAACAATTACGAATGATAATGTTTCAAAATTAGAAACTCATGTTAATATCACAAATAATAATAATAATGAAAAATTATCAAATATAAATAATAAAATAAATGATTTAACTACAATACAAAATAATAATTGCCTAGAAATATCAAATATTAAAAAAAATATGGAAAATATTAATATAAATGAAAATGATTTTGAAAATATAGAAAAACAAATAAAACAATTGACTGATAATAATACATATAATATTCAACAATTATTATCTTGTCAGAGTAATATCTATAATATTAATCTAAAATTAGATTCTTGTAAACAAGATATTACGTCTTTAAATATAACTGCTATAGATTCAAATAACAAAACTGATTTAATGAATGAAAAAATTGCTATATTACAACGTGAACATGATATTATGAATAAATATATTAGTGATTTCAATGAAAACTATGAAACTATGCAGAAATTAATAATTAGTATACAAAATAATACTAATTATATATCAAGTCAAAAAACGATTAACAAAATTGACGCTTTATATAGATATTTTTTTAATAATGATACTCAATGCGTTAAAGAATATATAGATAAACGTATTAATAATCATACCCATAATAATAATCAACATATACAATGCGTTAAACAAAATTTAGATAATTATCATCATAATCATCATCATCCGATTCATAATAATAATCATAATCATAATCATAATCATCATCATCCGATTCATAATAATAATCATAATCATAATCATCATATTCGTCTTTGTAAGTAAATATTTTTTTTTATAAAATAAAATTATTAAACAAATTAAAATAAATTGATTTGATTTTATATAGTTTAATCAAATCAATTTAAACGAGCAAACCAAATCATTATAATGGATATCAATCAACGCAAATTAAACAAGACAGAATGGACAAATATTGAATTGCCTATTTTAGAAAATGAAAAAGCAGTTCTCAATATAATTTGTAGTGGATATCATGACGTTAATATTAGATATAACAGACATATATCTCTGTTTGGATATTTAAAAATTGAGTTTTCGCAAATAATGGATGATTATCTATTCTTTCATTACTTTCAACCAATTATTGATGGTTTTCACAAATATGGAGTTGTATTTGATGAATATAAAACAATGAAATCAATACCAATAATTAAAAAAGCTGACCAAATACGTCTCCAAAAAAATGAAGCTAATAAATTAATGAATAATATGGAGATATATGAATACCTTCTTCTGAGTTTAGTTGATAATATTTTAAAAAATAAACAAAACACCAATAATTGGTGCGTTCATTACTTTACACTTTATAAATTAATTACGATGAATATTCTACAATTAAATATCCATGTTATGTCATTTATTCGTAAAAATATTATTGAGAAGTTTGAGAGTGAATTGAATATGATAGAAGTTATTCAAAACTCGGTTGAGTTCATAGAGAAAAATAAGTTATTATTACAATACTCGGATATCACTTTGTATGAACATCAACGCGAACTATTTATGGCTGCAAAAAATACACAATCCAAACTTATTCTATATATTGCACCTACTGGAACAGGTAAAACATTATCCCCTATTGGGTTATCAGAAGGATATACAGACTGTCCCATTACAAAAGAACATATTAAACATCGTATTATATTTGTTTGTGCTGCAAGACATGTTGGTTTAGCATTAGCAAAATCTGCGATATCAATGGGAAAGAAAATTGCATTTGCATTTGGTTGTGATAGTGCAGCAGATATTCGTCTTCATTATTTTGCAGCAAAAGAATACACTAAGCATCGAAAATCAGGTGGTATTGGAAAAGTCGATAATTCTGTCGGTGATAAAGTAGAAATAATGATATGTGATGTCAAGTCCTATTTGCCAGCAATGTATTATATGTTGTCATTTAACAAAGCAAATAATATTATTACTTATTGGGACGAACCTACAATAACAATGGACTATGAAGACCATGAACTACATTCAATTATTCACGAGAATTGGACAAACAACTTAATACCTAATATGGTTTTATCTTCTGCAACATTACCGAAATTATACGAAATAGAAACTAGCATACAATCATTCCGTACCAAGTTTCCCGATGCAGAAATACATAATATTGTTAGTTATGATTCAAAGAAATCAATACCAATCGTTAATAAGTTTGGATATGTCATTGTTCCACATCTATTGAGCGCGGACCCTCATCAGATTCAATTGATTGTTGAAAATTGTCGCGAAAATATGACCATTTTACGATATTTGGATTTATCAGAGATTATCAAGTTCATTAGTTATATTCTCTCAAAAATAGCCGAACCAGGATTAAATGAAAGATTTCGTTCTATTGCAGATATAAATATGTCATCAATAAAATTATATTATATCGACTTATTGGAATCTCTTGTTGTTACATCACCTCAATTATGGGCGAGAATATATAATCATTTGAACTTAAAGAAACAACGACGCATCGAATCTAATACTCAAGTAGACCTCAAGGGTGTTGCAATCCGAAAATCGGCGAGTTTAGGCGCATCTTCTGTTATTCAACAACCAGTCATTTCTGGAGCACCATTATCTCGGACACAGAGCGTATCAGATATTCAACCAGTAAAAGAAGAACAGACTGGTATTTATGTAACGACAAAAGACTCTTTTACTCTCACAGATGGACCAACTATATTTCTTACAAATGATGTTGAAAAAATTGCCAAGTTCTACATACAACAATCAAATATTCCAGATAAAGTGATGAGTGATATTCTCGAAAAAATCACTCTGAATAATACAATCAACGATAAAATTGAAGAACTTGAACAAGAATTGGAATTACTTACTGAAAAATCAGTCGTAGCTTCTTCTGATGGAGACGGTGGAAATGACAAAAACAAGAAAAAAAACAAGGTTAAATTAGCATCCGATTCAAACTCAGATGGACGTTCTATTGCAAAATTGGAGAACGAAATTGAGCGATACAGACAAATGATTCAGTCAGCACAATTAAATGATATTTTGATTCCAAATAAACCACTTCATCTTAAAAAATGGGGTTCATCTGACCGCAATCGTAATGAAAAAGCATTTACAAGTGATATTGATGAAAATACTATTGTAAATATTATGATGTTAAAAGATGTTGATGATAGTTGGAAAGTTCTATTATTAATGGGAATTGGTGTATTCACTAATCATCCTAGCATTGCTTATACAGAAATCATCAAGCGTCTCGCTAATGAACAGAAGTTATATATGATAATTGCATCTAGTGATTATATTTATGGCACAAATTATCAGTTCTGTCATGGATATTTGGCGAAAGACCTTTCTATTACACAGGAAAAAATTATTCAAGCTTTTGGACGTATTGGTCGTAATAATATTCAACAAGATTATACTATCAGATTAAGAGATGAAACTCAAATCAATAAATTATTTTATAAAGAAGAAAATAAACCCGAAGTACGTAATATGGCTAAACTCTTCTGTTAATATAAATAATATTTAATTGTAGTAAATATTATTCCAGATAAATATTATGATATAAATGTCTTTTATTATTTATTTATTTTTTTAATTAATAAATTATTTTATCGTTTTCTATTTTTTCGTGTTTGACGACCTCTAATCATGCGTTGTATATTTGTTGCTGCTTTTGTTTTACGATGTTTTTCAATCGCTATCGGGTCATTAACTATTGAATGAACACCATAAAATGATTTATCGAGTTTTGGTTTTGGTTTTAATAATGTTGGCGCACCAGGATTTTGTCTAGCTCGTTCTTCTGTTTCTCTTCTTATTCTTTGAAAAGGCGTTTCATCTTCTAGTTTAACACAACTATCACCGTGACAAGTATAAACTTCATTTATGTTTTGCGAACCTGATACAGGCCTTGATTTTTTACGTAGGTTTCTACTCCGTATTTCTCGCAATCTATTAATATGAGGATTTTCTCCTTGATAACGCGGTGAACTTGTCGATTTATATATATTTTGATATCTTGGACTGTTACTAGAAATTATAGATGGTTGTTTTAATGATAATGATTTTTTATTTTTATAAATTGGATTATCTTTGTAAAAAATACTATCATTATTAGGATAAATACTAGCTAATTGAACTTTTGGATGCCGTTTTTTCGTCATATGACCACGAAATGATTTTTGTATTTTTAATGCTCGTTTATTTTCATTACTTAAACGTCTTCTCGATTGATTACCTCTTACTACTGATTGTATCGATACTATTCTTGTAAAAAAATGTCTAAGACATACTTCTTCTTCATTTGTAGCACTTATAAATTTCAATAATTCTTGTAATGTATTATTTTCAGGCGGACTTTCATAATTAGATGATTGACTACTTCTAGCAGATTCAAAACTATCATCATCTTCATCATTAAAATCAGAACCATCTACGAATCTTGTGATCCTTCTTGTCGAAAATATTCGCATCATTACGACTATTAATACAGAACCAATTGCTTGTGTATATTCTGCTTGTTGAGGCATTGGTAAAAGTAATCCATTATTTTGTGTAGGTAAATAACGATGTAAATTGTTTTCTGTTGGCATCGGCAAATAATTTGGTTCAATAACAGGTGAACTTGGTTTAGGTAATAAACGACGTTCTGTTGGTGCTGGTAATAACTGTTGAACTGATGGAGCTTGACGTCTCCGTCTTAAATATTCTGGAAATGGACCCTCATTTATTTCTAATGAGTTTCTAAAATGATTTAATTGTCGAAGAAATGGTAATTGATTGTCAAAGGTTGGGCTTGGAACTCTAGGTCTAAAAGGTGGTGATGGTGGCAACGGTAAAAACCCTCCTATATTTGGTACAATAATATTATTTTCATAACGTTGTTCTATATCATTTATTAGAGAGTCGTCATTATTTTCTTGTATAGAAAAACCATTCCATTCTAACCAGAGATTAAATGATATACCAGGTGGAACATATCCTAACCAAATATAACTATTATATAGATATAATAATCTTGTACATATTTCATAAGAAATTGTTCCGGCTCCATATTCATTACAATAATTACTTGCAATTATTGGTTCGACCTCTGCGGATACACTATTAATAAATATTATTAATATAATATACAATAAAATATTATTTAATAAAGAAGTTCGTGATGGTTCTTTTCCACCATATTGAGATTTATATGATCCTAATTTCATACATCGAGAATATATATTCTTAAAATATGTGATAAAACTATCTTTACTTTTGAACGCATTAGTTATAGTCTTCTTATTCATCGTAATATTTAATAATCGTCTCAATTCATCTTCATTTATTTTCTCATTTTCTACCATTTTCTGTAAACTGTTTCCTAATTTTGAATTTAATTTAAAAATATAAGCTATTTTAATATTTTTTAAATATTTTTTTATAAAATCTTCTATACGAAACACCATTATATATATTTATAAATATAATATATTTGATTATTATTTGATTATTATTTGATTATTATTTGATTATTATTTGATTATTATTTGATTATTATTTGATTATTATTTGATTATTATTTGATTATTATTTGATTATTTATATATCATCTTAAATAAATATTTCAAACGCTTTTCTATATGTTGTATTATTCTACACCTTTTCACATTTCAAACGCCGATTTTTGTATTATTCTAATAAACTATTTACTGATTTTATAACTATATTGTATTCTTTAATCAATAACATTTTACTATTATTATCAAACCTTTTTATATTTTCCATCATTTCTTCGGTTAGTTCTTTATAATTTCTAATATAACAAATATAAAATACCAATAAATCTGTCTGATTTTGTGTTTGTAATATAATTTTATTTAGTTCTTCACTTCTATACCCCCCCCCCCTCCTCCCTCCTCCCAAACTAATTGAACGTCTTGGGTTTTTTACGTCATTATCCATCTAATATAATTTAACAATAATATAATTTTTTTTAAGTAATTATATTATTATATAAAATCTGCGTTTGAAATGTGAAAAGGTGTAAATATAATTATTATATGTTTTAGAAATTAGAGTTATAATACATGTAAATGCAATACAATTATATTTATTTATTATAAATGTTATATTCATACACTTTTTCTCTGAGTTCAGTATAATATTGATATCGTTCTTTCGACAATTCTGAATCATATAAACGACAATTTCCAGAAGCAATTGTTTCTGTCTTCTTTTTGTCGATTTCTGATGCTGGATTATTTTGAATTATTGTATTATATATACGAACCGTTTTCCATCCTTCTAAAACTTTCTCAAAAATAAAAATAACTTCATCTGCCGTAGCTCCGCGTTTATTAGAACGTTTTTTCTGTCTTCTTATGAGTTTTATTTGAAGATAGTCTTCTTTATTCATTTGTTTAATTTAATAAGTATTTTATCTTGATATTATTATATTTTTAAAAACTTATTATAACAACTTGAATTGGAATAATATTAATATAATTTGTATAATAATTTGTATAAAAACAATTTTCATATAAATAATATTTATACGAATCATTATTATTGCTCTTATTGGATTTTGATATTACAAGACAACATTTAGGTAGAGTTGTTCGTGCTAATAATAGAACCAGAAAAAGAACAAGACATCAACATTTTACAAAAGAAAGATACAAGAAACCTACGAATAAAGAAAATGAAATGAATGATTTTTATAAAGAAGTTAGTAAATATCCAATTGATAAAATTATTTGTTTAGATGAAACTTCGGTTGGTTCGCATTTGAAACCAGCATATAGTAGATGTTATATTGGTAAGCGTTGTGTAATAAAAACAAATAATAATTTTGTATTTCGCAGTTTTACATTATTAGTAACAATCAATAATAAAAAATGTGTTGGAAAAATATTTTATGAAAAAGGCGGAACTACACAAGAACGAATGGTTGAGTTTTTATAAACTCAAATATTTCCTAAATACAAAGACCATCTTATAATAAAATAAAATTGATTTGAATAAATGAAATAATAAATATACTACAATACTTAAACTATAATCAAGAATGAACGGAATTGAATTATTTGAACGCATACAACAAGTTTCTACTTTTGACGAACTTTTACAATCTGTAAATGGTAAAACAAAGGCAGAAACGCAATCTAAAAGAGGTAATGTATTTGAAAAAGTATGGGATATTATCATTAAATTTGGATTTTATTCCATCTTACCAAATGATATTTACGACCATTATGAAGGAAATATTAATACTTGTAAATTAAAAAAAGTGGCGGATTTAGAAATTTACTTACAAGATATATCTGTATTTAGCAAAGGAAAAGGAGGTTCAAGTGATATTACTTTACAAAATAAAAATAATGGGAAATGGGTTTTTATGTCTTCCAAGTTTTACTTAGATGATAGTAAAAAATCTATTGATAATTACGATGTTGAGAAAATTTTAGCAATTGTAAAACAACACTCACATAAATATAAAGAATATGATATTTATCTTGTTGTGAATAATAAACAAAAAGTAATGAATATAATCACTTCAAGTCAAGCATCAAACAATTATATCAAAGAAAATATCCATCACATTTTAGATTTGGAAGATTTAGAAATATGTTTTCAAAATCTCAAACAATCTATACAAGACATTACAATTAATGAAGTGAATTCTAAATTTTGTAATGAGAAAGTTCCTTTACAACAGCGGTTTCATCAAGATTTAATTACATATAAACAAATGGAAAGAATTGATGAAGGAGAAAAGGAATTATTATTAGGAGCAAAAGCAAGGTCTGGAAAAACTTATTGTGTTGGTGGGTTGTTTATTAAATACCATAAAAAATATTTAATTGGGAGATAAAAATGAAACCATCTGGACGAAGTTTATTGAAAAATCGTTTGAATGGTTGAAACCAGATGGGTTTTTAGCATTCATTAATCCGTTAAGTTGGTTGAAGAAAAGTCATTCACTACATAACGAGATGTTGGAGAAACATATTGTTTGGTTGAAATTGTGGGACGATTCGCAATCAAAAGGAATGATTAATGCTGATATTCCTATTTCGTTGTATGTATTACAAAACACTCTTAATACACAAAATAAAAAGACAGAGATTATTAGCGAAATCAAACGCAAAAAACTTACAACAACATCGTTTGAATATCTCAATAAAAATTATTCCATTCCATTAGCATTCCATAGTATATTTGATAAACTAATTCAGTTTATAGAAAAACATAATTGTAGTTTGGAATACAAAACAAAAACCATAAAATCATCTGGAACAAAGGCAAAAATACCAACTGAATATACATTAGAAGATATGTGGGCGATTGATACATATACCTTAAACGAAGGTATATTGGTTAAAAAAGCAACAGAACAACATCCAGACGCAAATAAACGCAAACTGATTATTGCGAATAAACGAGGATTTAAGGGGGCATTTATTGATGAAGGAAAAATGAGTTTGACTGGAAATCACAAGTTTTACATTTTGGGCGACAATTTAGAGTTGATTAAAAAAATAATGGGTTTTAACATTAATGTAGTTATTAGTGATTATCCTAAATACGGACAATCGTTTTTAGATAGTGAAGCATTCAAATATCTTCCAGACATTCGTAAGTTGGGAATTGCTGATATAACCGAAGACGAGTTTTATAAGTTAATAGGATTGACACGCCAAGAAATCAATCAAATAAAAAATCCGTCGTCAAATGAAGTGGTTGAGGAAGACGAAGTAGAAAACGAAGTAATAGAAATAGAAGTAAAATCAAAGGTAAAAAAGGCGAGAATAGTAAAACCTAAAAAGAAATTGTTAATTGTAGAAGAAGACGAAACCGCATAAATATTATATTAGAATTAGTAGTTGTTATAAGATATAAATTTGTATATATTTTTTATTTGTTTTTATATATTTATTGTAATCACAACAAATATATTAGTTGTAAATTAATAGTCATTTTTATTGGGTATTTTGTGCCGTTTTAAATGTGCGAGGGTGTTAATAAAAATATGATTTATTTATAATAATAATTATTTTTTTTATAAATATATATTTTATTTTGGAATGATAATATTTGCGTGTATTAGTTCTTTGAGAAATGTAATTAATTCTTCATCTGTTCTATCATGAACATAACGATAATAATAATTATATACTAATGAACTATAAAATGCGTGTGGATACTCTATTCGCCAATCTCGCAAATCCGCATTAATTTGTTTAATTTCAGCATTATGTTCATACTTAGTTATTTCATTTAATATTTTGCGCGTACCTTCCCAGTACCGAACATCGCGTCCGTTAATTAACACGACGCCGTTTTCTTTATAATCTAATCCATTCCCCAGATAGTCTAATAAACTATTCGTTATCCAAAGCTCACGATCGGGACCCCAATCTTCATCAAATATTTTATTAATAATGAGCTGATTTTCATCCTTTACTTCGAGAAGATAGAGTATAAACTCTTCACAGAATTGTTGCATAAGTTGATTTGCTGCCATCGGTCGTATTAAATTGAGTAATTGGATTACTTATTTAAAAAACAAAATCAATTTTTTATTATACCTTTACATATATCAAACGCCAATTTTTGCGTTAAAATCATCAACATATTGTTTAATAATTTCAAAACTTACATTATCTGCATTATGCCAATACCATTTATGAAATATTACATCATATGGATTAATTGAATAACCATAAAAACTTTTATTTCTTGAAGGATGTATATTATTATTTAATTTGTAATTATCATTATTTGTCCAATCTATATTTTGATATTTTGGCAACATACAATCAATTGAAAACCCATTTTTTAATATACAATTAGATAATCCATATTCTCCATTTACAATAGCACTATATTTATTATTATGATTACAAAAAATATCTTTTTGTTTTTTTAATAATTTTAACCCAATATTATCTACCATAAAAAAAAATCCTTCTACTTTTGGACCATATCCTCCAGCATCACTATCTGGTAAACAGACAATAGTAGTTCCAACCAATTTTACACGTTCATTTATTTTTTTTATAAAAATATTGGTCCAATGGGTTTCTGTAAAATAATGAGGTATAATTGGTCCTATAACTCCACTATTCATAAAAAAAAAATAATCATATTTTTTAGGAGTTTTTTCAATATATTCTAAGGCATGATTGTGACCACCGAAATCATATCCTACATTTTCTCTTTTAAGTATTGTTAAATTGGATAAAAATGGAAATTTAATAGTTTGATCATAATTATATCCATTAATAACTATAATGTAATCAATATTATCTTTGTATGATAATTCTTTTTTAACAAAATAATTTAAATTATAATCAGATGAATGTGATGAAAAATATGTATAAATTATAACAGAACTCATATAATAATTATATATTATAATAATTTGTTGATGATTTTAACGCAAAAGTGTGTCAATTACCATAATAATTTTGGAAAAATACTATATAAAAGAAAAATAACGAGATAAATAATTATTATTAAAGAATATATAAGAGTGGATTGTTTAGTATTGTGTTATAAATAAGTAATAAATAAAAATAATAAATTGATATATTTTTATTTAATATCCATTTAAATAAAAAATGCTAATCAGATGACTTCTACAAGAAAACAAACAGTTGATTGTGTTAATATTTTACACCGATTTAATGAACAATCAAAAACACGATTAACAATTGAAAATATAAATTATTTGGATAGTTTATATTTTGTTATAAATAAATCAATAATACATCTAGTAGATTTTAATGTAAATACGACAAAGTTTCTCCAAATAAAAACGTTATATGGTAATAATTTTGACACACATAATTTTAATGAAGAAACAAAAAGAATTACTATTCAATTTCTAAAAACAATTCCATCTATAATTAAAAAACTCAAACAAAAATTAGTTAAGATAAAAAGTGATAATGTAAGAGATGAATATCGTAACTTTCACAATAATATAATTGAAAATATTAAATATTTTATTAATTATTATATCGAATATATATGTATACTTAAAAGCACTCGTGTATCTGTTTATAAAAAATATAAAGAAGGAGTAACTGATATTAACATACTTATATCAAATTATAATAGTGCTGTTTCGTGTTTAGCGTTAGATGGTCGTCCAGCTGATCCTAATTTTCATAGTAGATATGTAAGATTAAAAAGTTCAAATGATTTATTAGAAGATTATCATAATTATTTGGATAATTATATAAATATATTTAATTCTATACGTGCGTTATTTAAAAATATTGATACAACATTTTTGAAAATGTTATAAATAATAAAACTAGTAAATAATTGTAAAATTGATTAATAATTCATTTTATTTTTTATCGACAAAATAAAATCAAATAAAATGAATAAAATGTATCGTTCAGAATTACTTGAAAAGTGTAAAAAATTGGGTATCAAAGGAGTGACTACGAAAACAAAAGCAGAACTGTTATATATTCTACGTGAAGAAGAACATATACAAATACTTTCTTGTTCTTCTTTGAATGATGTTTTAATAGAGTTAATAACTCAAACACAGAAAGATAAACCCCGCAAAGTCTGTAAGAATTGTGGTGAGCTTGGGCATAATGTAACAAGTACAATTTGTAAAATAAATATCGACAAAAATAATAAACTCAAACAAAAAATCAAAACGTATATTTTATCTCAAAATTGTCTAGAAGACAAAACAATAGATGATTATTGTACAGAATTAAGTATTTTATTATATATTACCCCAAATGCGTGTAAAACATTATATAGTGAGATACCAGCAAGTGAATGGTTGGATAAACAGATGAATATTGGCGTTTATTTTGAAAGTTTAAATCAATCGACAAAAAATTGCCATGAATGCGATAAAAATATGATATGTCTGCAAATAAATACACATCGTATATGGAAAGGAAATGAATTATGTGATACGTGTTGGTCAAAATATGATGGGATTCGTAAAACAAATTGGGAAAAAGTGAAAGAGTATCGTGTTATTCAATGTGAAATATGTAGAAGTATACAAAATCATTCTGCAGAACGATATCATTACGACCATTTAAATATGTTTCATAAAGACCAGAGTGTTTGTACAATGATCAATGAAGGATCTAGTCTGGAAGAAATATATAATGAAATTGATAAATGTCAAATCCTATGTTTATCATGCCATCATATTGTGACAGATATAGAACATAAATTATGTTTTACTAGAATAAAACAATCATTGACAAAGAGTTTGAATCAAAAAGATATTGACGAGGAAGAATATTATCGTCAAACACAATCGTATCAGAAAATATACGAAGAAAAAATGAAACATATATATGAAGAATTAAAACAAATATTATAAAAATGAGTTGTATATATTTATTTATGTATCAAATGACATTTGTGGATATTTTGCTTTAATTTTCTCGATAAACTTTGTTAACTGTTCATCCATATCATATTCTTCTGGCAGGTTCATTTTTAGATTTAATCTTTTCTTAGTTGCTTCATCTTTTTTATCAAATGATAAGAAGAAGGGTTTGCTACGATTTACAAATGAAATATATGTTGGGAGTTTATTTTGGGTTGAAGAAGGTTGAATATAGTTTTCTGGAATAATTATATTATTAGTCTCTACTATTTTATTGTCTAATTCATCGACAAACTTATTTACTTGGAAAAGTTTTGTGAAAATACTAATTTTATTCGATTTTGTACCTATCCATATTTTATTTAATTTTGGATGTTTTTCAACTTTAAAATATTCTCTATCTTTTGTTTTATCTTTATCTAACCATTCGTGATAATATACAACATATTTACGCATCATATCTTGAGTTAATCCTTCTGGTAATGGTTTTGCGTTGATTTTTCTTTCTCTTTTAGTGCCATCTATATTGCCTTTACAATTCGCTTCTTGTTCTTTTCGGGTTGCAATACGTAAGTTTTCAAAAGAATTGTTCAAAGGGTCTCGGTCAATATGATCGATGCTTAATACTCCGGTTCCTTTTCCATTTCCATAACATCCAGTAATGACTTGATGAATATACATATTCTTAGAAGACATTATGTATCCATTTAATCCTTTAAACCAAGTTAATTTTTTACCTCCGTTGTGAACAATTTCATACTCTAATATTGTTTCATAACTTTTTTGACATAATTTACAAATTGTATCTGTTTCACAATACATTAATAAATATTCTTTTCCATCTTCATTTATTTTCCACAAAGGATTTTTCATTATTCCCGCGTGAGTTCCTCTAGTGTTATAGTGTCCTTCAATATATTCTGGTATAGTATTTGTTGTATTATACTGATTCATAATTTTTTCAGTGTAAGAATGAGAAACTTGAACATTACAACGTCGCAAATCATATATATTTCCATTTTTGAATGAATAATAATTGTTTTCGTTTGAGTTCACATTATAAATAAACTCAAGGTAAGATATTCTTTTATAATTGATTGGATAAGATGGATATATATCATATTCATTTGCAAAGACAAAACTTTTTGTTGAATTAATAATACTATCTCGGTCTCTATTATCAAGATAATATGTTCGTCCATTGTATTCAATTACACCACAAATTAATTCGTCATTACTAGCGTAGATAGGCTTCATGGTTTTTTCAATAATGTTTTTATCTGAAACGATTAATTCCATTTCAATTTTATTGTTCATATTATAGTTTATTATGATATGAACTCTTTATATTGTGTTTATTGTTTATATATAAATATAAATAAATAATGCGTTCCAACCGTAATTAGTTGGAGTATGCTAACCCTCCCCCCAAAACACAGACTTTAAAGTTTGGTTTTAGAACCCAAATATTTCTATTTGAGCATGGACTATTCCTTAAGTTATCATAGAGATTTGCTAGATCTCTCAAACCCATTCCATTATAGTCTCTGAACCTTCTCCATATGCTTGCGATAGCGCACTTAGGAGCTTGGCTGCAGATTATCCAATCCTCTTCGTTATTACTATGCCCGAGGTCATTACCCTGGGTATTCATTACACTTTCGCATAATGAAGTAGTAGAAGAGGCTATAAGGACGTTCCTGCAATTTAGAAATGTTGCCTTTGCGTTTAAGCAAAGACTAGCTGGTTATATGATGTGATTATATCACATATTTGCTTTACACCGTTTACCCATACTAGGAAGCAAATATCTAGTAAGGCGGCCAACTGTTTGGGACAGGAGGATTTAATCCCAGACATAATTCTCAGAACATTATAATTCGTGGCATAGACACGCACCTTGGCAGTCTTGGTTCCTTCAACAGTGGCATTAGACAACACGAGCTGAAGAGTCGCATTATCAATTCTGGAGAAGTTGCAAGTTCCAGAAGGTTGATGTTCTTCTGGTCGCAAAGCGAAAGAGTAGACATTAATACCTTCATCAGGATTGCGAGTATGGCATTGGAAAGGCTGAACCCAAGAGAAATAAGAACCTTCACGCTCAGAGAAACGATCTTGACCATTCAGCTGGAGCTTAGCAACCACAGTTGGGTTTTGTCCCCAACAATGCATATCTAACGAACATTCAGACATAACAAATGTTCCAGCATCAGAAACAGAAGAGTTAGAATTGTGGTTTGTTTGATATTTATAGTTTGGAGTGTTGTTACTTAGACCAGCAAGTTCAACTCCACCGCCACCACCGTATCCACCATATCCACCATATCCACCATATCCACCATATCCACCAACTCCACCTCCAACTCCAGCTAAAGCTGCTTGTAAATCGGCATTATTTGAGTTTATGTTAGAATTGATTGGAACACTTTTTCCACCAAAGTTAGGTTCATTGTAAGGGTCATTTGGACCATTCCAATAACCAGTAAAGTTATTTGGAGTCCAAGCATCTTCTGCTCCTGCATCTTCAAATAGACCACGAGCATCAATATAATTTCCGGCAGTAACTTCATTTGGACCACCAAACGCGTGAATTGCATTTGGTAGAGCATCAATGGCATCAGTATAATTAAATGATTGTGCTCCTAACACCTTAAATAATAAGGCATCACATAAAAGAGATGAACAGTAATCAACATTTTGGTCAGGTTGAACAACCCAAATCAATTCCTTGACAGGATGATTAAAGTTCAGTTTGATTTTATTAGAAGATGACCCTACACTTTCATCACCAGTAAACTGTAATTGAGTAATCAAATATTCATGAGGGTTTTGAGCAAATCGTCGTCTCTCATCTGTATCCAAAAAGACATAGTCAACATACAAAGAAGCAGCAACCATAGACTGATTGTATGCAATTGTTGCTGCAACAGTATTTCCGATAGGAAGTTGAGTATTTGGATTAGAGCCATTTGAATTACATGATAACGTAGTAACAGCCCATAAACACTCATCAATTGGACGAATATCAAGATTAATCTTAACTTCGTGATATTGAAGAGCAATCAAAGGGAGAGCAAGTCCAGGGTTACTATTGAACCAAAATTGGAGAGGAATGTAAAGGGTAGTTTCTGGGAGAGCATTACGAGGAGCACAAACCTGTCGTGGTGCCAAAGAATCACAAGGACCATCAATATCGGCAAAAGATGGGTCAGTAATAAATGTGAGTTGAGTCGTATTACCAACCATCTTAAAGTATGCTCGCTCTTGTTCAGCTGTAATAGTTAATTGATTCCAGATATGCATCCAATCGCCATATTGACGATCAATTCGTTGACCACCAATTTCAACTTCAACTTGAGCAATCATTTGTTCTCCAGGAAAATCCAACCAACGAGCATAAACAGATTGAGCACCTGATGCAAGCGATGTAGAATTGCCCATATATTGATTGATTTCAGGAACAGTTATTTGTAAATATGTGCGATATGCTAAATCACCATTACGACTGATAGTGCAAGTAACACGTCGTCCAAAATCAGCTTGTCCATTGAAGGTTTGTTCGATGGATTCAATAGCAAAATTAGTATAACGTCTATATGTGACTTTCCAAAAAGTGATCTGAGGATTTCCAGTAAGGTAAACATCTTGTGCACCATATGCGACTAACTGCATTAAACCACCGCCCATAGTTTATATTATTGCTAAAGAAAAAAAATTGAATTTTTAATTTAAATATATTTTATATCTACACGAAATATTTTTCTGTATTTTATAATAATTGGTTAGATAATTATATAGTAGAATATATAATTATCGAGAAAAATATTTCAAACTATTTTAGTAAATTTAAATTATTAAATATGAATTATTATGAATTATTATGAATTATTATGAATTATTATGAATTATTATGAATTATTATGAATTATTATAATTTATCAGTATTGAAATTATTTTTTATAAATAAAGATAGATATTCGTCTCTGTATATTTCTTTTTTATTGTGATGTGGTTTTGTAAATACATAAGCATCATCTTCTTTCTTAATTATCCATCCGTCATTAATAGCATTAAAAATAAATAACATTTTTTGAAATTGTATATGCCCGATTTTGATGTTATTATTTTGTTCTAAATGTATATTTAATTCCATAATAATATTATTTCAGCAATTTATATTTTAAATTATACTATTATTCATAATTAGATTACTTTTACTTAATTACCAATTAAATAATTAAATATTAAAATATATATGCCTTCTTTTAAACCTAAACCGACTAAGTCTACGCTTAAACTAAACCGAAATATCATATATTCATTAGATACTAAACACAATGATTTTATTAATGAGTTTGACCTAGATGAAAATGATAAATTACCGAAATTATATTCAGAACTGACAAAATTGACAAAATTGACAAAATTATTGGAAACACAAAATATCAAAAAATACAATATAGAACAGATAATGGACATGAAAGATAAAATAAAAGATATCAAAATTAATATTCGAACATTGAAAAACAGGCGATTAAATTATTATTTAGATAATTCTAAATATATTTTCGATTATTTTGAAAATAAAAAGAGTATTTCACAAGGTGAAACTCCAAATAAAAATAAAATGCTTAATACTTTCTTTAAAATAAAAAACGATAATATTGAACCCAATAAAATCGAGAAAAAAAATCATAATATTTTTTCTAAATATTTGAGCAATATTGATAATTCATTCATTAATACTGAAGATTATATTCAACAGAGTGATATATGTTCTTATTGTCATAAAGGCGAATATATACCAATAGATGACGAAGGCATATTAATGTGTAATGTGTGTTTTAGTAATAAACGGTATCTTATTGAAAATGATAAACCTTCTTATAAAGAACCGCCAAAAGAAATATGTTTTTATGCTTATAAGAAAATAAATCATTTTAAAGAAATATTAGCTCAATTTCAAGGGAAAGAAACTACTCTTATTCCAAATAATGTTATAGAAAGTTTGAATAATCAAATAAAAAAAGAGAGAATTAATATTAATACTATTACATATAATGATACCAAATTATTATTGAAGAAATTAGGATATAATAAATATTATGAACATATTAATTTTATTAAAGATAAATTGGGAATATCTCCACCAATCATATCACAAGAATTAGAAGATACATTATGTAATTTTTTCATGGAAATACAGTATCCTTATGCGCGTCATTGTCCTGATTATAGAGTTAATTTTTTACATTATTATTATGTTCTCTATAAATTATTTGAATTGCTTGATGAAATCTCGTATTTAAAAGAAATACCCATGTTAAAAGATAGAGAAAAATTGATTGAACAAGATACAATATGGCGTAAGATTTGTGAAGAATTAAATTGGGAGTTTATATCAACTATATAATTTATAATTTAATTTTACGTATCAACGAGTTTATTTTGATAATTTATAAAACCATGAGGTATTGTATCTACAGTCGGAATATAATTTCCTATATCTAGTTCAAAAAAAAGAATAAGTAGATAAGTTGCATCTAAGTAAAAGTTTTCTGATTTATTTGAATCGGGTCCAGAATTATAGTGCCCTGACCAGCAGTGATTTTGTCCATTGATTGTAATAAAATTAATAACGTTATTTTTTTTATTATTATATGAGTATAATGAATATTTTGGGTCATCAATTATATTAATTTTTTTAAATTGATATGTTGTTTTCATTTTTTCAACATATTCATTTATATTTGGATTATATGTATTACTTATTGATTTTGAATGTTCAGGAGGTCCATTTACAGATGGGTCAATTGTCTTCCATAATGTTTTTTCACGACTCATAATAGCTTTGCTATTTATATAATGATTTCCATAATAAGGCATAATCGTATCTCTTGTACCATGCATTATAAATAAAGAGACATTTTGAGGAGGTAATATTATATTATAAGGAATTATAATACCATTTTTCCCTTTAAAACTATTGAATGAACTATATATTCCAATATTATCTTTACTATTTAATCCAAAATGTGCATCAGAACATATTCCTATCGCCTTTATATACTTTTTATATATGGATAGATTTGCATATAATATGGTAAATCCAGCTCCATCTGATTTGCCAGTTAAATATATATGCTTTACATTTACACAATGTTTATTAATTACAGTATCAACAAATGATACATCATTTTGATATTCAAACTTATATAACCATGGAAATGAGTTTTGAAATGAATAAGTATTTTTAGAAGGTTGTCCTAAAAAAACGATTATTGGTGTTTTAATTTTGTCGAATTGTGTATATAAAATAAACTCATTTAAATCTTCTCCCCCACCAGGAAAACATAATAATACATTAGTTATATTTATTTGCATATTCATTATTACGTATTCTCTTTTTGATCCATTTATTTGTATACTATAATGATGAATATTTTTTGATTTATTTGAATAATATCGGTTGAAATCTCCATTTATTCCATTTATGCATTCATTATCATTAATAAAAAAATGTGTTTGTATTAATTGACTACAATTTGACATATAATTATAATATAATAGTATAAATTATTACTTTATACAACATATTATGATAATATTTATATTATATCAATATGTAGTATTTATAAAATCTTATAATCCTCCTGGAAATCCAATCATATTAGCACCTATACCAAATCCAGCACCAGTACGTGTTGATACTCCTATACTTGGAACATAACAGTCTAATATACTAAATGTTGCTGCAGCAGTTAGTGCTATAAGAGATATTTCTTCAATATTCAATGATCTTTGTGGTATAGCATATGCAGCAATTGCAACCATTAAACCTTCAACAAGATATTTAATAATCCTTTTAATTATTTCTGAAATATCAAACATTATATTATTTTAGTAGAAAATAATTTAGTATTTATAAATACTTATTATAAATACTTAAAAATATATAATGAAATGATATTATTATGAGTACTTCCATAAAACAATCTAAAATTGTCGATTTATTAGAAGAAGATAAACCTATTGCTGGACAAAAGTTTGTATGTGTATCTTTTGTTTCTCCTGATAAGATATTAAAAAATAAACAGCTATTTTATTTTCAAGAGTTTTTGAAATCATGGGATTTCAATAAGAGTATGGAAAAAACACTATTATTCCTAAACTTTCTCTCTTATAAGTATAAATTAAACTTTACTGATATAACTAATGATTTTAATGAGTTTGTAAAAGAAGAAAGAGATAAGCTTATTCAGAGTTCAATCGAAGATGATTTTAAAACTTATTTAGACCAAAATGAAGAACGTCTTGATAATTCTTTTAATACACAATATAATTTTCAGACATCTGTTCGTGGTCTCAAAATTCGCGGAGTTTATCCTACACAAGAAGAGGCTGAATTGCGTTGTAAAATGTTGAGAGAACTCGACCCTAATCATGATGTATATGTTGGTCCAGTCGGATTATGGATGCCATGGGAACCTGAAGCATATAAAACTGGTCGTGTCGAATATATGGAAGACGAATTGAATCAATTAATGCACGAAAAAACTAAAAACGAAACATTTGCTAAAAACGCATTTGAACAACGTGTAAAAGATAGCAAAAAGAATGCTATTGAAGAAAATATTCGTAATGCTGAGAAGACCGGTTCTTCTTTGACACAGAATATTGATGAGAATGGTAACTTAGTTGGTATTAACAATGTGAATACTCAAGAACGAAGTCTTCTTGATAAGTCAAATGGAGATGAAATATCTGTTGCTGATATTCGTTCAGAATTATTTGAAGGTGATAATATTGTATTGGGTAAATCTGATAATGGTCAGAGTCTCTTAAAAAGTGGACCTTTTGCAAACCCAAAAATGTAAATGACTAAATTACAATTACATTATTATATTTTATAATAATAATGTAATAATGAAGTTCACCAGAAAACGAAATATGATTTCACAAATAAAAAATAATCTAACAAAAAATACAGAAATCCGTTTCTATGACAATACACCAGAAATGATTAAACAATTTAAAACTACTCTAAAATATGTCGAACCAATTCTTGTATCAAATAAACCAAATGAAGAAGTATTAAATGGTAATCCTAATGCGAATATATATATTAATGAGTTTATAAAATTATATCCAAATAATAAGTTTGCTCAATATATGTATTCTATTCAAATAAAAGAAATTAAAACAAATATAGGGTTTGATATACAAGACGCATATAATTTATTAAAATGGGCATGTAAACCAAGTATACAAGATAAAATTGCTATTTTTGATTGGGATGGAACATTATCTGTTATCGAAGGTATTCATATTCCTAATAATCAAAAAGAGAGTACAATATGGAGAAAAAATGGAATAAATTATCGAGATATTGCTATTTATTATGCAGGAACAAAAGAACGCCTATTATGGTTAAAAGAAATGTTTATTATACTTCATAAAAAAGGCGTAAAGGTCTATATTTTAACAAATAATCCAGTTGCTGTAAATAATTGGACAGCATATCCTAATATAAAATTAGGAAGTGAAACACGATTTAATTTTTTCAAAGTAGTAAAACAATTTATACCACAAATAAAAGAAGATGAAATATTATGTGGTTATGAAACAAATTGTTTCAAGCCAGATACATTTTTAAAATATTTCTCGTTTACGCATATTTTATAAGTTGTGTTGATGTTTTATATAAAACATTGTATTAATATGAGGACAATCACCATATATTTCATTATTAGGTAATATAAATGGTATTATATTTTTTTTTTGACAAACGTAAGGGAACCCGATTTGGTCTTGGGTTGTATATTTTAAAGTTTGTAAATACCATAAGTCTAAAAAACTTTTTATATCTTTATCTTTATGAAGAAATGCAACAAAACAAGTAATCCATACACCTATATGTGGTGAGTGTGAGTTTATATTTTTAAAAAATGATTCATTATATCCATCTTCTATATAAAAATTATATTGATTATATATATCTTGATACGGTTGAGATTGTCCGTTCCAATTTGTGGAAGTATATCTGTAATAATCATCAGATGCTATTACTTCGTTATTCAAAATACCAGAACGATCCTCATGATGCCACCCAATTATTTTTTCTTTATAAATATGATTTAATATATATTCACTTGTTTTATCATATATAATTTCAATTGTTCCATCTAACCATACAATAATATCATATTTGTCTAATATGGGTATGTTTGAAAATGATTGCTTATAATACTTTGCAATATTAAATGTATGTTTATTATTACACAACGAATTTATAAAAGTATAATCATCTAATTTGCTTTTATTAATTAAATGATATGGTGTTGTATCAATTATCCAACCATTATTAATTATATTATTATTATCTGTAAAACAAATAAAGTCTGTATCAATTGTTTGTTTTATAAATTTTTTACAAGTTAGTTCATACCCTCCATAAATTGCTGTAATAAAATATAATAAAATATAATACAAATAAATAATTTAATATGCTTTTTACACATGTTTACATTTCAAATGCTATTTATTTATAATAATTTTGAATTAAATAGTATTTATTAAATATAAATATTATTTACTAAAATGGTTTATATATACATACTTCAGTTAGAGCAAGGTAAATATTATATTGGAAAAACAAGTAATCCTCAATTTCGTATAGAAAGTCATTTTAATTTTAATGGTTCTGCTTGGACGAACAAGTATAAACCTATTAAATTAATAAAACTTATTCCAAATTGTGATGATTATGATGAAGATAAATATACTAGATTTTATATGGATAAATATGGATTTCAAAATGTTCGGGGTGGTTCTTATGTTAAAATTAAATTAGATACAACTACAATAGCTCATTTACAACAAATGAGTAATGGAACAAACAATAAATGTTTTATTTTTAGTAAAGAAGGACATTTTGTGAAAGATTGTGAAGAAAATGAATGTTGGGAAACAGAAAGTGATGATAGTGAACAAGATGAAGAAGAAAATGAAAGTGATGAATATTGTTGTTTTAGATGTGGTAGAGGAGGACACTTCGTATCATCTTGTTACGCATCAAGAGATATAGAAGGTAATTATCTTAAATAATTAGGCGTTTGAAATATAAAAAGGTGTAAAACATACAATTTTAAATAAAAATAATATATAATATATAGAAATTACATAAATACATTATTTGATACTAATGTAACATTATATTTATTTTGAAATTATGAATGAAACATTACAATTAGAAGCATTTTTATCTCCTTTATTGGAAGATATGATTCTAACAAAGAAGAAACTATATATCAATAATATTTTATCTTCTTTAAAAGGATTGTGTTCTGTAAAATCAAATATGATTTTTAATAATAATAATATGAGTGATATATTATTTGAAAAGGGTAAGAAATTACTAGCTGTTTATATTCCAATCGAGAATGAGAAATTATATACAAATACTCTTGTCGAAAATATCGGAAACGATGATAATATTATACAAATAATAGTATCGTTAGATGATGATATATTTATTGTTATTAATAATATTCTTACTATATTGAATCGTCGAACCAGTAAAAAGATGATAATACAATCCAATAATTTCGAAAAATATAAAGAAGTAATTTATTTATTTTATTCTGATTCTATCATAAAATGCGAACATTCAACTTTAACAAAAAGAGAAGTAATTCCATATTTTAGTAAATGGTGTGAAGAACATTATATAAAAATAACGAATAAAGTACTATTTTATTATATGAATGAATATATCGGCATTTATAAACATGGATGGAATGGATATAAATTGAATTATGGAATTATGGAAGAAGATTTTGAATAATTATATTATATTATATTAATATAATATAATGAGATTATGGAAAAGAAATAGTATTGCTACGCCAAAATATAAAAAGTTCTCATCTGCATTTAAATCTGAATCAGCTTGGACTAGAAAAATACCTATATATGGTGTTCAAAGTAAAAAAACACAAATGCGTTCATTTTTGCGTGCAATTCAGCGATATAATAAATATGAATGTATGAGTTCTAGTCAAGGAGTAAAAATAGATAAATTATGTGAAAGTGATTTAAAAAAATTAAATACTATATCACAAAAATCAGATTTGTTAAATAGTTTTTTTGAAAAAGACTATTATAAAACAAAATATTATTTAAAACCAGATAAAAAAAATGAATTTATAGATTATTTAAAATATTTAAAACTAAATAATGATAAGAACTTTGATAAAGTAATTAAATCAATTACTAAACCGCAAGATGATAATTATATGGAAGTTGGAGAAGACCATTATTATGATAAGTTTATATTAGGAGATAATTATGCATCACCTAAATCCGCATCACCTATATTACCTAAAATAACTCCTACATTAATTCCTTCTAAATTATCAAATAAATCATTATATAAATCAATAAATCAATCATCTAAAACAAAAAAAAGATTTTATCAACCTATCGGTAGTTATTATAGTCGAAATGATAATCATAAAAAAGGTTTAGTTTCACGAGAACCTCTTAGTCGTTATTTTCGTGAACCTATTTATAGTAAAAGTAAAAGTAACAGTAACAGTAAAAGTAATAGTGACAATAAGTTTTCTTACTTTAATGATAATTAGGATTAATTTAATAAATAAATATGTTTACCATTTTGTTTTACGTACATTAATCTTCTGTCCTTGTCCTCTTTTTTTCACATTATTTGGATCATATTTTTCTTCTTCATCATCAGATGCTATGTCTTTACTTAATTCCCAGAACTCTTTACTACCCAATTTGAAATCATTGTGCATATCTGCTTTATACCAAAAAACTTGTTCTGATAATTTATTTGACTGAGCACTATTATTAATAACGAGACATTCATAATTTTCAGTGCATTGATCCATAACTTGACAAAAAGATTCAAAAGTTGGAAACATACCAGCATAATTTTCATAGATTCTTTTCCTATTCGAGATATAAGGTTCTCTTAAAATAAAGACAAAATCAATATTTGTTCTCAGTGTTGGTGGAATACCTAAAGGGTATTGCATTGTAATAATCAACATGATTCGCCAATGACGACCATTCATAAATAATAAACGCATCATCTTATCACGTGTCCAAGCACCATCATATAGACAATCATCCAAAATGACAAATGACCTAGGATCTATATTACTTCGCTTAAAGGATTCCATTTCTCGTTTTATCTGTTTTAGAACAGATTTTTGTCGTTTTAATATATTCTCGATAATTGCTGTATTATATTCATTATGAATGAATAGTTTAGGAACCATTTTTCCATAATATCCATTACCTTCTTCTGTTCCAGCGACAACTACGCCAATTGGTATATCTTGATGATAAAAAAGTAAATCACGCACAAGATAACTCTTACCAGTTCCTCTTCTTCCAATTAATACGCAAACAGGCGCCTTCATTTCATTTGGTTTAAAACTGATAAGCTTCATGTCGAACTTTTTCAGTTCCAATGTCATTATAATAATACTTGGTCTATTATTATAATGATATAACGAATACATTTTATTCACATAATAAGTTTAAAAAGAGTTTTAATTATATATTATTTACCTAAATGATACAGAAATCAGTAATTCAATTAAATTACGAAAAACGTAAAAACACGAAATTATTTGAACAATTTAGAGATTCGAATATTAATGATTTTGTCGATATTCAAAATTATATTCCAATATATAGTAAGTTTTTTGAATTAAATGATACAAATTATAATTCTTTTAATTTAAATCACAATATATATCTTAATGAGATTTCTAAGTCAGATGATTCGACAATTATTTACAAATTAAAAAATAATAATACTGAAATTGTTAATCAAAATGTATTCATCAAATATGCACCTGTTTTAGACCCATTTAAATACTTTATTGGAAAATATAATTTCTCGATAAATGATTGTATATTACCAAAAAATATACAAGATGATATTCATCCTGATTTAGCATCTAAATTATATGATGTAAATAATTCGGCATATGTTGATGGATTTTTCTCTTATTTGTCTAGTGAGATTCTTAATAAGTATGGATTTATTCATGGTATCGAGTTCTATGGAATGTATTTTGGTATAAAAAAGGATTTTAAAGTAAATGTATTAGATGATATTGATTATTTATGTAAATCCGACTATTTCAATACGAATAATGGTATTCTTTTTTCTGTAGAAGATTATACTATTGCTTCTGAACATACTGATAAATTACCAAAGATTCATATTGACCACACAAAAAAAGCAAATATTTCTGCGAACTCAATTAAAGATAATTTATTTGAAGATATTTTTGATTTAAATACAGAAGATAATACATTTTTGACATTGGAAGAACTAGATGATGATATATTTGCATTAGATACAATAAATCATACAACTTCTTTAAAGAGTACAACTACATGTTCATCAAGGACATCTTTTACATTGACAGAATCAGATTCGGATTCAGAATCAGAATCAGAATCAGAATCAATTTCAGATAACGATTCTGGGTCTTTAAATAGTAATAGTAATAGTAATTGTAGTTATTCACAATCAGATGATGAAAAACCTATCTTTGCAACGATACCTAAGTTTCCTGTAAATGTTATTTGTTTAGAAAAATGCGAAGATACTTTAGATAATCTTATTATAAATGATGGTATCAAAACAATAGATGAATGGTTTGCTTTATTGATGCAAATCATTATGACGTTAATATCATACCAAAAATGCTTTTCTTTTACACATAATGATTTGCACACTAATAATATAATGTATAATAATACTGAAGATAAGTTTTTGTATTATTGTTATAATAATAAATATTATAAAGTACCTACATATGGACGCATTTTTAAAATCATCGATTTTGGAAGAAGTATATATAAAATGAATAATCGTACATTTTGCAGTGATAGTTTCAAAAAAGGTGAAGATGCTGCAACACAATATAATATTGAACCTTATTTCAATGATAAAAAACCTAGAATTGAACCAAATTATAGTTTCGATTTATGTCGTTTAGCATGTTCTATATTTGATTATATTGTAGAAGATATAGGTGATTTACAGAATATTGATAAATGTAGTCCAATTGTGAAATTAATTGTCGAATGGTGTTTAGATGACAATGGATTAAATGTTCTTTATAAGTCAAATGGTGATGAAAGATATGAAGAGTTTAAATTATATAAAATGATAGCACGAAGTGTCCATAATCATACACCACAAAATCAATTAGAACGACCTGAGTTTAGTAAGTTTTGTATAAATAAAAAGAAGATTCCTAATAGTTGTATGAATATTGATTTAATGCCTATTTGTTAATTATTTTCATCATATATAATGGCGTTAAAATTATGATTGATTTATATTTATTGAAATAAATGAATATAAATCAAAATACTCAAAATACTCAAAAAGTAAAACGCCCTAATCGCACATTTGGATTTATTATTACACGTCACGTTAATTCTCTTAAAACAAATTGTTATTGGAACTTATGTATTCAATCAATTCGTAATTTTTATACAAATAAAATTGTAGTTATAGACGATAATAGTAATCCTGTATTTTTAAAAGAATATTATCCTTATAAAAATGTTATATATATAAAAAGTGAGTTTATTGGTAGAGGAGAATTATTACCATTTTATTATTTTTATATTAATAAATATTTCGACAACGCAGTAATTATACATGATAGCGTATTTTTCCAGCAAAAAATACGATTTGATAAAATAATAACGACAGTCATGCCTTTATGGCATTTTGAACATCAACGTATTGAAAATCCTATCAATTCAATGCGTCTAATAAAAGAAATGAAACATCGTGATAAATTGAACGATATGTTGATAGACAGAGATAAATATACTGTTCTTACTATGAATAATAATATGTGGATGGGTTGTTTCGGTTGTCAATGTTATATAGAACATTCATTTGTAAAATATCTTCATGAAAAATATAATTTATTTTCTCTATTAACATTTATAAAGAATAGAGAAGACCGTTGTTGTTTTGAGCGAATAATGGGGATTCTATTTTTTCTCGAAAATCCAATGATTTGGGAATCGCATATATTTTCTCTTTTAGGTCCAATTTGGACATATATGGAATGGGGATATACTTATGATAAATATATTATAGATAACAGTAGTATATACAATATTTATAAAAATAAACCACTTATTAAAATATGGACAGGACGTTAAAATAATTTTATCTGTTATTATTTAATATTAAATAATTTAAATACTAAAATTACTATTCATATTATTATGATGAATAATATAAATACTACTAATATTCGCCTTCATTTACTAGCAATTCCACATACTATTACTAGAAATGAATATAGTCATTGTGCTTTTACTGGAAAAGTATTACGATTCTCACCAATGATGCGTAGTGTAGGCTATGAAGTATATCATTATGGTATAGAAACTTCTTTGTCTGGAGCTAATGTTCAAATCGACCTATTAACTGTTGATGAGTATAATAAATTAAAATTAGAATCATATATGTATTTAAATCCTTCAGTAACAATAGAAGATTCTATTGCTAAATTAGCTGACCCTACAATGGAAGTTGGTTCTTTAGCAAATTGGGATACTCCTTTATATAAAGAGTTTAATCGAAAATTACGACAAGAAATAAAAAAACATTATAGATCAAATGCTACAGATATTGTATGTTTACCATTTGGACCTGCACATGAACATGCTTTAGATGGATTAAATTATGCATGTATTGAATCTGGTATTGGATATTCTAATGCATTTAAAGATTTTCGCATATATGAAAGTTATGCTAAATTACATTGGGATTGTCATCGTGCAAATATGTTTCCACCTAATTATTGGTTTGTTTGTCCAAATTATTACAATATAAAAGAATGGCCTTTTCAACCAAGATGTAAAAAAAATACAATTGGATTTTTCGGAAGAATTACACAAGTAAAGGGTTTACAAATTATTGTGGAAATTGCGAGATTGTTTCCTCACGTTGATATATATATTTGTGGACAAGGTGACCCAACACCATATTTAACTGAACCTAATATTATATATCAAAAACCACTACATGGAACAGATAGATGGAAATATTTAAGTCAATTATCTGCTGTTATTACTCCTACATTATTTTTAGAACCTTTTTGTGGAGTATCAGCAGAGGCACAATTATGTGGAGTCCCTGTTATTTCTTCTCATCATGGTGCATTCGTCGAAAATATAGAACAATTTAAAACTGGCGTCAAATGTCATACATTATCAGATTTTTGTTATGGAATTAAAATGGCTCTGAATGGAAAGTTTGATAGAGAATATATTCATAAAAGAGCAGTAAAATTATTTGATATGTATAATGTTGCAAAACTATATGATTATGCATTTCGTTCATTTAATGAGATTTATAATGGTAATAATGGTTGGTATTCGCCAAATATGAATATTATGGCATTGGAAACATCATTCGACAATTTAGATAACAATAATATTACAGAAGAATCCGTATCTATGAATAAAGATGATAGATATAATTTAAATAATCATATTTGTACCAATCATAAAAATGACGAAAATATTATTGTCGAATATTTGGAGTTTTAATTAGTTCAAGAAGAAAATCTTTTATGATTACTTTTGTGACATCTTTTATCAACGCATTTTCGTGATCCTTTTGGACATTTAACTAATCTACGTTTAGTTGCTGATGGTTTAACGCATTTACCTGTATATATACATTTACGAGTACCTTTTGAGCAACGAGATTTAGCCATTATATATAATAATAATATAATTATTTGTCAAAAAATCTAAATAATCATTATTTTCGACAAATTATTTTACGCATATCACGTTAAGGATTATTATTCTGTACTTCAGTAAATTTTAATCCCAAATCAGATACAACGCCATGTTCAAAAGTATATTCTGGGTCAGGATCATTCGGTCGCCCAACTAACTTAAACTTTAAATATTTACCTAAATATTGTTTTTTATGTTTCCAACATTTACCATCGCCTATCACAAGTGAATAACCCGGTGTTTTATCCATTCTAATAAATAGATAAGATAAATGATATTTAAACGATATAATTATGTTACTATATATGTTATAATTAATATTAATACCCATATAGTTATACTTGTTGATAAAGATATGATTGCTGATAAACCGACATATTTATAAAGAAAATAAGCAAATGAAGTAAGTATAACATTTAATAATGGAGCAAATATTAATCCTTTGAAATAAATATTAAAGTTTTTTTCAATAACAAAAAACCCTAACATCATACCATTTGGTACAACATTTAATAAAGCAGATGTATATGGATTTGATAATTTATTTGCTATAAATGGTATTAGTGAGAATATAATAATACCCATTGATACCGAAATAATTATTATTATATCACGATATGTCTTTTTATTTAATCCACTAATCGTAATATTATTTGAAGTTAATTTCATATGATATAATATGAAATTATTACATTATAAAATAAAATAAGATAAAATAACTACAAATATCCATAACAATATATTAGACCATAATGCAATTGATGGCGTGGATTTACCATATACATATATCGAATAAGAAATAATATTATCTATTACATTAAATATTGGACTAAATACGGATGCAAGTAAATACTCTTCAAACTCATCTTCGACAATAAAAAATCCTAACATGAGGTCATTCGGTATTACATTTAAAATAACAGCAGTTATTGGTTTATTAATATGATTTGCAAGATATGGAACAAAATAGAAAACAACAACTCCTATCAATGCTGATATAATATGAATATATATAGCACTTGTCTCGATATCTATACCGGAAATAGTTGTTATATTAGTTGTAGTACTTGAATTATACGATTTATATGATTTAGTTGTATTACTTGAATTAGTTGTAGTAGTTGAAGTAGAACTAGTTGTTGGTGTTATTGTATTTGAACTCATATATAAAGGAAATAATATTATCAGTTCAGAATATATTTATTCTAAATAAGTTTAATTTGTATTGAATAATTTATTACAACAAATTATTATTAAAAAGAAGGATTATCTGTAAATACTTGGGTATGTGTATTTGTATTAGATGAAATTGAGTGTTCACCATAAATCATTGGTTTTATTTGTTCCAATAAATAATAACTTGCTATTACACTAAAAAATACTATTAATGTATCTCGGAAAACTAATTTAATATTTATTTCTTCTTTATCGACAAGTTTAATTTCCAATAATTTTATAATAAAATAAATGATTGATACGATTGCTGCGTTTAAAAATATAATATTCATTATACATACTTTATATATTTTACTTTCATTATAAACGCATATAATAATTTAATTTTTATCATATAGAGAAGGTAACCTATTTATAATAATATTTATAAATATTATTATAAAAAAATTGATTTAAAATATGATTGAAGTATAATCGCATCAACAAGTCAATATAATCTTTAAGAATGAATACTCAACAAGAACAACAACAATCTTCATTAAAGTTTGACTCAACAAATGAGTTGAATCATAATCATATAAAAATAAGAAGTGATGTTTCATCAATGAAACGCCAAGAAAGAGCTTTATTACGTTATGAACTTTCATTGCAAGATTTGATTGAAAAACATAATATTGAAGAAGAAATTGACTTAAAAGAGATAAATGATATAAAACACCGTCATATAGAAGAAAAACGTCTATTGGAAGAACGTCATTTACAAGAATTAACTGAAAAATACAATTATACTAGAAGAATGAAAGATTTACATACAAATGATATTGATTTGTTAAAACAAGATTATGAAAGAGTCGTAAACCAACAATTTGTAGAATATAAACCTATATCTATACAATTTCCTATCTATAATAATAATAATCATTTATCGAATACTAATCTGTCACTTATGATTCCACCACAAACGCCAACTAGTCCAGAAGGAAGTGTTATCACTACAATAAGTTCAATGAGTACAATTACTAGTGTATCAAATAAAGCACATCTATATTATTTGGCAAATAAAGATAAAAAAATACTATGTGAATGTGGACAAATGATTAAGAAAGTATCAAGAGCATCTCATATGAAAACAAATAAACACATAATTCAGATGGATATTATTAAACAAAAACAAGCAACTGAAATGATATTACATGAAGAATATTTCACAACAGTTCTCGACAATATTTGCTCTGAATCTGGATAAAGTATCTGTTTCTGTAATTACGTCGGATGTAGATTTTGGTAAAGAAAATACTAATCATTATTAACAATGATACCACTCATACAATTATAAAAATAATAATTTGTAAATAATAATATTTTTATTTGTTATTATTATATTTTTTTATATTAACATACTTATACTTTAACCATTATTAAGATGTAATTCTTAGAAATAGAAAATTAATTCAATTCTTCGATTAATCCAGAGAGTAGGTCAACATCTTCATCTAATATGACAGGATCTATTGATTGAACTCCCAAATCACTAATAGATACAGAATTATCTGATATTTTTAATTTAATAGGTTCATCATCATCTGAATCATCAATTTTTCTCTGTTCATTACGTATATTACTTATTTCATTTAATCGTTCATATGTTTTGGGTGCCATAATTGTATCATCATTATTATTGATATCTCTCACCATATCAATATCATTAAACACAATAGATTGATGTTTATTATTATCTTCTTCATCAGAATCTGATAAATCCGCATAAGAAGAAATAGATGTATTCTCTACTAATTTCGGAGTAGGTCGCTCTTCTTCGACAACCTTTGATGGCGTCTCTTTTGCCTTTTTTAACTTTTTTATTTCATCTGTTTCATTTATTTCTTTTTCTTTAATTTCTTCAACGACATCTTCTTCAATGGTTTCATCCATATATGCCTTTAAAATAGTGTCGACAGGAATACTTTCTCTGACAGCATTTAATATACTTTCTTGTATCATAATTTCCAAATTACGATTATTTTTTTGCATTTTTAATGGAGGAATATTTATCTCAAATAAATATACATTTTGATATACTTTTCTCGCAACATGAATATATACTTTGTGAATAAATATATCTAATTTTGGAATATCCAAATTAATCTTCTTTTGTTTCTGTCCAACTCTTACAGCAGTCAATACTTTCAGTTGAATAATATGAACACAAGTTATTAAATCTTCTAAATATGGACAACGACTTTTCTCGATAATACGGCATTTTTCTTCTTCTATAATAGTTGGATTCCATTTTGGAATACGACTAATAAAGTTCTGAAAAGTCATTAAATATTTATCCATTTCTCCATTAGAAGAACATAATTGACTGGATTCGTCAAATATAGAACGTAGACCTTCTATGATTAATGGTGTCAATATATTAATAAGACGACATGTCCATTCATTTTTTGATTCATGTAGAGCATTTATATTAAAATCATCCATTTATTTACTTTGATTTATTTATTTTTTCGTCATAACGAACATTATATACGTTCATTGCTTTTTTTACAAATGTCTGACAATTTTCTCGATATAATTGATAATTATTTTCTGATAAGTTTAATATATCGGAAATAAAATTTTTCATATAACAATCTCGCAAATCAATCAACGTATTATTATTTGAAAATTGCGAATCATCATCTATCAATAATAAGATTTGGTCGTTATTGTAAAAAGATATATTATTTATATTTCTTAATCTAACAGAACCTCTCATACGCATACCAATAAATAATTTCAAATAATTTTTGTAAAGTGATTGATTTGCAGAAATAATTGGAATATAATCCATTACATATATTGTCGAATCGTTGTAATTCGACAAAATTAATGAATGATGAAAAATGCTGTTCGGTGATAATTTGAATATTGGACTTTTAAATAAACGAATATTAAATGATGATATTAAACCATATAAAAATATACTAAATATCAAGAAGGATATATGTATCATATTCGATTCAAATATTATAATTATTATTATAATATTTTCAATTATAATTGATGTAGTGTTTTTATTTTACACATTTTTATAAAAGATTAATATTACACTTGATATACGTGTATTTTAATATGTATTTTTGATGTATGATGTATTTTATAAAAAAATTGAAATACTTTTATTCATTGAACAATGTATTAATTATCATCAGGAACCAGAATGTCGCAAGAACAAGTGCAAATGCAATACGAGCCCAATCTATTGAATGAAGAGTTGGTGCTCTTTCTCAAGTTTATCTTCAGAAACTTCAACGAGTTCTTTCTTGAACTTGGAATGGATTTAAGTTTTAACCAATATTATGAGAAAAATAAGAGGGATGATATAATAAATATAGGATATGATGGAGAACTCATCTCGATTTTATACAATGATACCTTCTGGGATACTTTGACTATTCATCTAATACGATCGTCTAGAATATATGATTGGTTGAACCGCAGATATGAGTTTACTTTAATAGAAAAAAATATGGAGAGTATTATTCGTTATCATCCATATGCAAATCCATATGCGAATGAATATATAGATATTAATATGATGAATATTGATTCAACATTGTGGGATTATTTGATTCAACATTGGGATGTTCTTTTCAAAGACACTATTCGCATTTGGGCAGAAGATGAGTTTGGTATGTCCCTTAAATAATATTATTATTATGTCATTTCAAATAATATTATTATTATTATGTCATAATTAGTATATTATTATATTAGTATAATTAGTATAATTAGTATATATACTATATATTTTTATTTTTTACTTGTTAAATAATTTTATAAAAATTGAAATACTTTTAGTTATAGATTTTGTTAATAAAAAATCAAAGAATGAACACTCAATCACAAACCAATACAACAACATTGAAGGCAATTCATATAATCAGACTATTGGAAACAATAAGTGATTCGGAGTTTAAAAAAATAGACTATAAAAAAATAGTTGATAAAAGAACATGGAATAGCAACCGCAATATACTTCAAGAGTGTCATCGCAAAGAAATGGATAATCTTTTGACAAGCACAGCAGAGTCAATTCATACAATGATGAAACGTCATGTGGAAGAAGAACTTAAATTGTTAAATGAAACAGAAACACCATATGAAGAAGTTTCATCTATATTAGTGACAGTTAACAAACCATATCGTCACATAAAAATGGCACGTCACATAAAAATGGCAGAGCATATTATGAGTTCTTTAGCAGTACGAATTGATAATCTTATTCAGTTTCACGACCTTCAAACAAAAACAGTGATACCAGAACCAAAATTTGTTGAAGATAGAGTCCTACAAAAAAAGTCAGTTCCGAAACCACGAGAACCAGTTTATGTAAGTAAAAGCGTTAGTAATGGATGTAAATACTGGATGGCAAAGATAGTAATTAATGGTTGTCTATACTGGGTTACCACAGATAATCTTGTCTTTAGTATAGATAGAAGAACCTTCATAGGGAAATATCTCCTTGAATCGAAAACGATTAATCGTAATATTAATCCAATACATTCAAAATGTCATACATGTCTAAAGAATTATACATGAATAATTGATTGACCTAAGAGTTAGTTGAAAAAGTTATATTATAGAAAATATAGTGTTAATATATATTTTATTCTTTTTTATTATATGAATGACGCATAAAAATATTTTCAAAAATTAAAAAAATTATATAGTATTTATCTTATTTATTTGATAATCAGTATCTATAAACATAAAATTGAGAATAAATGACATCAGCAATTTCTCATTCCGTATCTCGCTTCGCACTTTTTGAAAAGTAAATAATAATTCATATTTTTTAGTTTCATTTAACGGGATCATATTATTTTCTAAACAATAAATTAGATCAATACCACTATAACCTTTTTCATATAATTTTACAGATAATTTTGTAATATCGCAATATTTTGCAAGAATAATGCTGTCTATTTCTTTCTTTAACCAGTCTATTCTCTGTTTTTTAATGTCTCCAAATTGAAACGTATTTTCTATATTATATTTATATAAATTAATAGGTTTACCATTATATATAGGTTCGGGTATATATATCTCACAAAATCGAGAAAGAATAGGCTTCAATAACTTATATTTATCTTCTACTATAATAAAGAACCTTGTATTATGACTGAATAATTCAATACATCTACGTAATGCTGATTGTGCATCTATTGTTAGTTTATCCGCATTTAAGAGAATAATACTTTTGAATATATTTCCTCCGTTTGAATTGATGTGGGTCTTAGCGAAAAACTTTAGTTCTTCACGTATGAACTTGATACCTTTTCCATGAGCACAATTAACATACATTGTAAATGCCTGTATTTTATCTCGATTACCATCATAAATTGTATGAATAAAATCATCGACAATTGTTTTTTTACCACAACCAGATGATCCATGAAATAATATATTAGGTATTTTATGTATTTTTTGAAAGTAATTAAGTTTATTAATAATGTTTTCATGTATAGGTAATTTCATATATTGATACTTGATATAATTGTGATTATTTATATTAAAAGTTACCGAATCATTATTATACGGTTATAATTTGTCGAAAAATGTAATATAATTAGAGGACGATGTTTATAATAATAATAATAATAATAATAATATATTATATGAAAAGTATATCATTTCCAATTAAATATTTACCAAAAAATATAACGAGAAAAGATAAACAAAAACAAATAAATATGTTACTCAAATCGAGAAAATTATACAAAAAAAATAAATATTATACACGTAAAAAGATATCATCTTATAATAATAAAAAATCAAATCATATATTAAATGCTTATAAAATATATAATATTCATAATATAAAACCCAGCAAAGAATTATCATTAAAAACGGGTTGTTCAATATCAGCATTAAACCAAATTGTAAAAAAAGGTGAAGGTGCGTTTTATTCATCCGGTTCGAGACCAAATCAAACACCACAATCTTGGGGATTAGCACGGTTAGCAAGTGCAATAACTTCTGGAAAAGCGGCTGCGGTCGATTACGATATAATCAATAAAGGTTGTAATCATAAAAAAAAAGCATTCATTCTTGCAAGTAAATCGAGACAAAAATATAAATATGGTCAAACCAAAACTAAAAAAATAAGGATTAAATTATAATATTATTTGTTTGTTTATATTATGTTATTAGTATTTTTATTTTTAATATTAATCTGTTTTTTAATATTAATTTGTATTTATTTATATAATTCTGGTTCTTGTAAAATAAACAAAAAATATATATGTAATAATAATTTTTGTTTATACAAAGAGTTTAATGTATTTTTACAAAATATAATAAAAAATGAAATAAATTATTTATTGGTTAACAAAAATATACAAAAAAGAGTTGATATTGAAACCTTTCCTGAAACATTTTTAAATTGTGCTTTACCAAATAAAAAAGGTATCACTATATCTACTGTTAATCTAGTGAAATATGCTCCAAATCTTATTCATTTTTATGAAAATGACTTATGTAAAATAGTATCAAATCAAATAAAATTAAACTTATTACCTACAGATTTAAAATTACCAACTAGTTGTGCTATTTTAATTTATGAAAATGAAGGGGATTGGATCAATTGGCATTACGACCATAATTATTATGATGGAAGATTTTTCACCGTATTAATTCCTATAACAAATAATATAACTTGTACTGAGTTTCAATTTAAAACAGATAATAATGAAATAAAAAGTATTAATTTATATAATAATAATGCAATTTGTTTTGAAGGTAATTATTTATATCATAGAGCATCTAAACTATGTAAAAATGAAAAAAGAGTTGTATTATCTTGTCAATATGTAACAGATAATAATATGAGTTTTTTAAACACTATGCGTTTAAAATTAAAAGATTATGCTTATACTGGAAAAATCAATATTTGAAATATTATTTAATTATAAAATAATTGAATTACTTTTTAGAATAGAGGTTAATCTTACATAAATAACAAGATGACAATGTTTCAAACGTGTTTAAATTATTCAAAGACAACAATAGACTTTATTATGAATATCTGCGGAATATACTTGTGTTGGATCCTTATGCATTTTGCGGCGGCTAACTTGTATCCAATGTATTGTGCTGAATTGTCGTTTTGGGGACTAATTAAATCCGCATTTGTCGCACCTGCGCCACATTGTCAAGCAATGCGTTGGATTATTACAAATGGTGGTTCTGTGATAACACAAATGTGGATTGTTTTTGGAACATGGTTGTGTGGCAAAATAGGGTGCGTATTATTGTATAATGCTGATACAGAAACAAAATAAATGTTATTATTCTTTAAATATAAAAATATATAAATATTAATAATTATATATTTTTATCCGATTTTATCCGATATGTTGGCTCTAAATAGTAGCCCAAGATGAAAGACTTTGTGTATATGGATTGTTTTTAAATGCTTGTAAAATATTTCCTTCAATTCGTGTAACATTAATATCATTTTCTTCATAACACTGTTTACCTTTAATATCACCATATTGTTCTTTACCCATTGGTAATTGTGCAATATTCGAACAATTGGGCACCCACATTCTAGGATTTTCTCTGTCTGTATCTATTCTAGGAATATTCACATTCATTTGTTGATTGAATATTTGAGTTCCTCCATTTGGTATATAACTCATTTGCATAGATTCCAATTTATTATTATTATTCTGATTCATATTTGCCTCTTGTGACATTTGTGCGTTATATGATACTGCTGCAGCGTTTCCAATATATCCACAAGTAGTAGAATCACGTTGATTAGTGACGGCTTGTTGATTATATAATACTTGTTGTCTAGAAGATTGATTTCCAATATAGAAATCAGGAGAGAATAATGTGGTATCTTTCACCGTTATAGCTGGAACATCTCCAGGCATTTTTACATATTGAGCGGGAACAACAGAACGACCATCTCCGTAAATACGCAAATTATCACCATATTCTTCTTTTTTCGTAGGTCTAAATGCATCCATAAAAGGTGCAACAACTGCTCCAATTGCTTGATTAAATGAAGTACGAATTGTATCAGGTTGTATTCCAGTACTACGATTATTTTCATAGTTTGTTATACTTTGAAGTCGTCGTTCTTTATCTTCATGCCCTCCTTTTCCAGTGGCTCTACAATGAGCAACATCATGTGTATATGATTCAGTTTTATTCGATGGTTTAATTATACTTGGAACATAATTACCAGTTTTTAAATGTGATGCAGAACCAGCATAATGTTGTGTCGTATTATTTCGATGTGTATCAGCAGATATTTCTTGTACGGGTTGTAACATTTGCCCAATTTCTTGTCCGGTTGTAGTCAACCATCTATCTTGGTTTTGAATAAAAAATGTATCTGGACGATATTTCTCTGTTTTTCCTAAAATACCAATATTTTTCACAGGAGCAGATAATGGTCCTTCCAAGTTATCATATTTATATTCCATCTTTGGATTTGTCAGAACACGTAGTTCATCGACAGTCTTTGGTAACCAAGAATTACGGTCTTCCATTCCAGAATTAAATCCGCCACTACCAGTTGTTGTATATCCTTTGCCTAAACCTGGTCCAACATTTTGTGTCTCGAATGGTTTTACATTTGCATTATTCATTCCAGGATTAACTCGTGACTGAAAAAAATCAGACCAATCAGGTGACCCATTTGGCCAATTAATATTTTGTTCAGGTTTAAAGAGCGGTGCTTGTTCTATTTTTTGGATTGTCTGACTTCCTACACCATTCATATTATCGAGAATGGTCTCACTAATATCCATATTATAAACTTGTCCCTTCATTTTTGCCCCATAAAAAGGAACCATATTATTGTGCTTAAACTCTTTTGTATCTAGATAATTTCCAGTTAATGAAAAAACTTCTTGCATTTCATTGCCAATTTTTTTACCGGCATTTTCTTGATTTTCATAATATGTTTGATTAAAGTATTTATCAGTAGCAGTATTTGGATTCTGATATTTATGAACAGTATCTGTCAATTCTGTTAGATTTACAACAGGATAATTTTGTGGAGGAACATCAGTATTTGGTAAATAATTCGTTTTTTTACCCATATTTGTAAACTCTTCTTTTTGGATACGTTTTAATCCGTTTTTTAATCTAATATTATCTTTTTCAGCTTCTTGTGTTTTTGATTCTTGATTAGAAATAACATATGCCCCTGCTAATGCTATGAATGGTATCGCAAATTCCATTATTATTATATATACAAATGATTTATTTTCTCTATTTATTGTCGCTATTGAATAAATAAGTAATTATTGAATAAACTTATACTTGTTGTTTTCATTTATAAGTAAAAATATGTTGGATAAAATACAGCAAAAATATAAGACAAATCTTACTTGTATAAAAAATATAATATGAATAATATGAATAATATATTAGTTTTATTTTAGGTCGACACGAATATTAATAATGTTAAGAATATATTTATGCAAATCACCACAAGTCTCATGTATTTCACTATCAAACTCAATTTTTTTAGTATACTCCTCTGTATAATGAAGTAATAGAAATGCTAGTTTTGCGTCATTGTCATTTATTTGTCTAAAATCATATAAGAAGCCTTGTGAATCCTCTACATCATATACATTACTAATCAAATCAATCATATCTAGCAATTCCAAAGAATTGATTTTTTCAAAGAAGGTATCACAAAACTCTTTATAATTTTTTATAATATATTTCCAAAATATTATAAGTGGACAATCATCATCTTTTAAATTATAATTAATCTCAAATAACCACGTCCATACAGCTTCATTTATAAGATTATTAATTTCTACTTGAGTTTTTGTGTGTTCATATTTTGTTTTCATATTAGCAATCATCATGTTACATTGTGTTTCGTGTTTTTTAATCTCTTCTACCATGTAGTTATCAATAATTTCTTCCAATTGTTTTCTCATTAACATTGATATTGTTGTTTGCGTGTTTGCGTCTTGTTGTTCCATAAAGTAATATAATTTCTTCTGTAAAAAAGTATTTCAACTTATTATATTTGTTATTCTTTGTCTAGAGTTTGAATCTGTACTATTTGGTTGTGTTATTACTGATGTTGATAATGATGTATAATCATTTGACAAATTACATGGAACTTTAACAATAAAGTAATCTTTTTCCAAAACTCGTGTGTTCAAATTATGTAAAAAAGGCATACAAGTATTCTCTTGAGGATTTAATTGTGGATAATACCAGTCAACCTGTTCAGCGTCACGAATTTGCCAAGCAGGCATAATTGCTCTAGATTCTTCTGTAAAGTTTGTCGAATTAATTGGATAATGAATAGGACGAGAATGAACATTATGTTTATAAAACTCATCTTTTCCTAAACAGTCGCGACTAAGAGGTCGATTGACTCCTCTCAATTCAGAATCTAAATCAATACAATTTGTTCTTAAGTTTGCACCCCATCCTTGTGGTATGATTTGGGGATCCAACACAAATGCGGGTTTATCTCCTAAACCAGGCATATTTAAAATATATCTTCCTTGGTCAGTTTCTTGTTGTAATCTTTTCTCGATTCGACAACGGTCACTATTATATCGCGTTTCCATTATATATTAAATAAATAGGATATTATTTGAGTTTAATAATTTATAAATAAATAGACAAATGAGTGTTGCCAAATAACAATATAAGATAAATCAGTATAAACTATATTTTATGAATTAAAATTTATGCCAGTATTATTTATAAATTTGTCCATAGTTATTCTAGTTAATGTTCCAGAATCAATAAAGTATTGCGAATTTTGTAAGGGTGAGTTTGAAAACCTATTAAAAAAAAAGTTCTTGTTAGTGGATTATATGTAATTGTCCCTAATACACCAGGTTGTTCTGTTAAATTAAACTTGAAAACATGATTAAGTAATATACCGTTTCCATATTCAATAATATACGGTTTATTCTCGTTTGTCATATATAAAACTTGTACGTTATAATATGGATTGGTTGTCGTTCCTGATTTTGTATACTTATTTATAAGTATATACGCATTTTTAATAGTCACATATTGATTAAAAGGTTGTATACTTGGTGTATTATTCATATTATATATGGTTTGACCAGGGTTCTTTTCAATCTCTATATATGTTTGTATAGAACCGGCAATTTCTCCTTGTAATATTAAATATCTGTTTTTATTTGAAAATCTCTTAAATATTTGACTTATACTAATATTATTATTATATCTACGTTGTTGGTTAGATTTATTTGACATATACTAATAATTAACAAGAAGGTAATGGTGCTAAACATAATTTGATTTCACCCAAACTAGCTACATTATATTTCACAACTAAAGGTAAATCATTTTCGAGATAAACTTCTATCTGAGAACACAGGTTTGTGCATTTAATAAAATAACCCAGATTTTTTAGAGAAAACTCGCCTTGAATTATTTTTGTCGAATCTTGTTTCACAATGAACTCCATACTACCATCTGATTCGGCACGATGTATTTCAGCAGATGCGAATTGCCCTGAACATTTAAATATGAGTTCATTTCCAACTGATTTAATTTCCAATTTATCGGATATACATGAAAGGTCACGAATAATCTTTTGAAAATCAGATGAAGGTAGATTAATAACAGAAGAAAACTTGACATCAGGATATTCTAATTCTTCTTGTTCTGGTTCAATGAGTCTTAATTTTTGAGTTTTACATTGTTTAATATCACCATTTTCGAACTTCAAAGCCAAATGAGATACAATACCATCAACATAATCAGAGTTTTCAATATAAATAGTTAATGTATCGTTATTGTCGATTGAATTAATTAGTTTAAATAAATGAAACATATTTACACCAATTACAATTTTTTCTTTTTTACATTCATAATACTCAAAGTTTTGTGAAGATAGAAGCATATGTGCTAAAATAGTATGAGATTTATCCATATTAATTATACGGATACCATCAGCATGAAATGTAATATTTGTCTCTAATAATATATCTTTTAATGCGGTCATTAATGTGCGAAAAGGTGCGATTTGAACAGTTTTAATTGTTAACACATTTGATGAATGTGAATTATTTTGTTGAGACATTATATCTAATTTAAGTATCTAAATCTTTAAATATTTAAATCATGAATCTATCAATATAATATTTTAATATTATATGGATAATGAAATAATAATTATATTACTTATAGTAATTTTAATACTTATTATATTACTATTTTTAATTACAAATATGAAATATAATCCACCGCAACCGCAACCACAACCGCAACCGCAACCATATGGGGGTTGTACTGGAACAATATATGGTTGTTGTCCTGGAGGGATAATTGCGAAGCACGATTTTGTAGGAAGTAATTGTTTATACCATTAAATAAATCGAGATAATTGATAGATATTTAATAATGTGTTGTTAAGTTGCTAAAGTTTGTAACATTTGATGGAACAGATGAAAACGCGGTTGAAGGAACCATATTATGGTTATATCCAACTAGTTGTCCTTGTTCATTACTTCCTCCACGCATTTTACGTTTATGTCGTCTACTTTTTGTTCTCGAAGAAGATGATTTGGATGATTTAAATCCAGGTAATCTCACTGCTCCAAAATGACCCTTCTTCGTTCCATAACCTGCTTTAATAAGTCGTTTATCTTTTTTTGCTGAAAAATGTTTTTTTTTACTGACAATACGTCCGTTTTTATTTTGTATAAGGTCTTTCTTTGTCAAACCTCCGCTCGTTTTATAGGCAGTTCCATGAATCACTTGAGCACGCTTACCTTCTAGATTTTTGTATTTATGTCCATTTATAATATAATTACCAGCAGTATCTTTCTTATAACGCGTCATATATATAATAATTAGAAAAAATTATTATATATAATAAATTGCTAAATAACACAACTAATTGTATTGAATAATCATATAATAATATAATTAAAACTTATTTTTGAGAGTTCCTAGAATACCTCCTAATTGTCCTTCTGTTCTGCCTAAAAATGTAACGATACTTTCTCTTCGTAATGGTCTTCGTAGAGAATTACGAAAACCATATTGTGTTGAACCACCTTTAACAAATAAAATAGTATCTACTGCTCTTTGAACTTGAGTATTATTAGGTACAACTGTTTGATTAAAGTTTTTAATAACTTTTAATTTATTTGCTAATTCACAACATGACCCTTGTTGAAATATATGTTTTGTCATATAGTAATCGCTAATATATTATTATATTGCAGATTTCTCGATATAATTGAAAGTATTCTGTTATAATAAAATTGAACTCAATTTAAAACTACAATCTCAATATAACTACTCAAGACAATAATGAATACAACGAATGATTCAAATCTCGCAATAAAATATCAGCAAAAAACTGATAAACAACATATTCTCGATAATCCAGATACATATATTGGTGCGGTTGAAATAATTGATTCAGACCTATATGTATTATCAACAGAATGTGAATCTCGTATTGAAGAGAGAAATATTCAATATATTCCGGCGCTATTCAAACTCTTTGATGAAGGTATTGTAAATTGTCGTGACCATGCTATCCGAATGGCTCGTGCTGTTGAAGAAGGTATTGCAAATGCTCTTCCAGTATCTTATATAGATATTACAATAGACCAATTGTCGGGTTCAATTACGATGATGAATGATGGCAATGGAATTGATATAGCTGAACATCCTGAGACAAAATTGTGGATTCCAGAAATGATATTTGGACATCTAAGAACCTCTACAAACTATGATAAAACAGAGAAGAAAATAGTTGGTGGTAAAAATGGATTTGGATTCAAATTGGTTCTCATTTGGTCGACATATGGTTCTATTGAAACAGTTGACCATGTTCGCGGATTAAAATATACACAAGAGTTTACAACCAATTTAGATGTTATTTGTCCTCCAACAATTGTAAAATGCAAAAGCAAACCATATACGAAGATAACATTTCGTCCAGATTATGCTCGTTTTGGAATTGATGGTTTAACAACAGATATGATTGACTTATTTAAAAAGCGAGTATATGATGTTGCAGCAATAACAGATAAATCATTAAAAGTGCAATATAATTCACAATTGATACCAGTAAAAAGTTTTGTACAATATATTGATTTGTATATAGGTACAAAAGAATTATCAACTAGAGCACATGAAACAACAAATGAAAGATGGGAATATGCTGTTGCAATGTCACCAAATAATGAGTTTATTCAAGTGAGCTTTGTCAATGGTATTCATACATCAAAAGGTGGAAAACATGTTGAATATATACTTGGTCAAATTACGAGAAAATTAACAGAGTATATTGAGAAAAAGAAGAAAATCAAGGTGAATATGACAAGTATTAAAGAACAGATAATACTCTTCTTGCGTTGCGATATCGAGAATCCTGCATTTGATAGTCAAACAAAAGATTATATGAATACACCGTCGAATAAGTTTGGTTCATCTTGTCAAATATCTGATAAGTTTATTGAGAAAATTGCAAAGATGGGTATAATGGATGCGGCATGTGCTATTACTGAATTGAAAGAAACAAAAGCCGTAAAGAAAATGGATGGACAGAAGACAAAAAATGTTCGTGGTATACCAAAATTGATAGATGCAAATTGGGCTGGAACGGATAAATCGTCGCAGACAATAATTATCTTCTGTGAAGGGGATTCAGCCAAGGCAGGAATTGTATCAGGTTTATCTTCTGAAGACAGAAATATTATTGGTGTTTATCCAATGAAGGGAAAAATAATGAATGTTCGCGGTGAGTTGAAGAAGAAAATTGCGGATAATAAAGAAATTGCTGATATAAAGAAGATTCTCGGTTTAGAAATGGAACGCGAATATGATACAATAGGAGATGTTCATAAATATTTGAGATATAGTAAAGTAATGTTTATGTGTGATGCCGATTTAGATGGTAATCATATCAAAGGATTAGGAATCAATTTGTTTCAATCAGAATGGCCTTCATTGGCGAAGATTCCTGGGTTCATTGGTTTCATGAGTACGCCTATTTTAAAAGCCCGTAAAGGGTCATCAGAAGTAGCATTTTACAATGAAGGTGAATATGCGTCGTGGAAAGAAGCAGCAACAGATTATGCTTCTTGGAAGATTAAATATTACAAGGGTTTAGGGACGAGTACTGGAAAAGAGTTTCGTGAATATTTTAAAGAGAAGAAGATTGTTGGATTTGAACATGGTGGTCAAAATAGTGATGATGCGATAGATATGGTATTCAACAAAAAGCGTGCTGATGACAGAAAAGATTGGTTACGCAATTATGACCGTGGTTTATATTTGGATACAACTAATACGTCTATACTATATGAAGAGTTTATTCATAAAGAGCTTATTCATTTCTCGAAATATGACTGTGATAGAAGTATACCAAACTTGATGGATGGACTGAAAATTAGTCTACGCAAAATATTATATTCTGGTTTTAAAAAAGGATTAACAACTGAAATTAAGGTTGCTCAATTTTCTGGGTATGTTTCAGAACACTCTTGTTATCATCATGGAGAAGCATCGTTGAATGCCGCAATTGTTGGAATGGCACAAAACTTTGTTGGTTCCAATAATATCAATCTATTTATGCCAAATGGTCAAATGGGAACACGTTTAATGGGTGGCCAAGATGCCGCATCAGAGAGATATATATTTACTCAATTATCACGAATTACGCGATTCATCTTTCCTGAGAAAGATGATGCGATACTCACATATTTAAATGATGATGGCACACCAGTTGAACCAATTTATTATGCACCAATTATTCCGATGGTATTAGTAAATGGGTCAAAAGGAATCGGCACTGGATTTAGTACTAATATTTTATGTTATAATCCAATTGAAATTATTCGTTATTTGAAATGTAAATTATTAGGTGAAACATATAATGAAATATTTATACCATATTATGATGGATTTACAGGTGAAATATATCCTTTGAAAGATGACCAGTTTATAGTGAAAGGACGATATGAAAAGGTTGGTATTGACCAAATACGTATTACTGAATTACCTATTGGAACATGGACAAATAATTTCAAAGAGTATTTGGAAGAATTGGTAGATATGGTTGATCCTAAAACTGGGAAGAAGATTCCTTCACCAATTAAGGATTATGATGATATGAGTAAAGATACGACTATTGATTTTGTAATAACATTACAAAAGGGTAAATTGGATGAAATTATGGCACAACAATCGACAGTAATGGGTTGTGATGGAATACATAAATTATTCAAATTGTCGACAACAATAACGACTACAAATATGCATCTATTTGATGCGGATGACAAATTAAAAAAATATTCATCCGTTTCAGATATTATAGATGATTATTATTTGAAGAGACTAGAGTTGTATTCTATAAGAAAAGAACATTTGATTTATGCAATAACAAAAGAATTATTATTATTGTCGAATAAGTCGAGATATATTCAAGAAGTATTGGATGGAACTATTGATTTAAGAAAGATGAAAAGAGAAGATGTAATTCATATGTTTACAGAGAAAGGATATAGTAAGATGGATAATATTGAAACAGATTATAAATATTTGACGAAAATGCCGATGGATAGTGTTACAGAAGAAAATGTATCTAAATTACAAAAGGAGCATACGAAGAAGGTAAAAGAATTGGAAATGATTCAAAATACGACACCAGAAGAAATGTGGTTAACTGAGTTAACAATATTAGAAGAAGAATATATACAGTTCAAAGAAGAAAAGGTGAGAATGAATGATAATACGCCTAAATCTATTTTAAAAACGAAAAAGAAATCAAATAAGACAAAACTTCCTAAATTGGAATTGGATTTAGAAATGGATTTGCCTGAATAAATTAAATATTATAATTAATGAAGTGAGTTGGAACACATTGAAAATAATAGTCTATTTGTAAAATATATGAGAAGATAACTAATACTTAATGATGTGCCCATAATATAAAATGATGAATCCAATTTTTTACTATTGGCAATAATGGCGTATAAGAAATATAATATAAACAATACAAATAATATGAATCCTAAAATAGAAAGAATATAATAATATAGACAATAAAATCTTGGTAAAGGACCAAATACATCATTCATGAAGGAGTTCGTATTATTGCCAAGTGGAAACATAATAATATATATCTATATATTATTTTGTTGAATGAATAATTTTTATTAAAACCAATCTTTTAGAAAGAGTACTCTATCAAAATTACTCGCAAATACTGGTGGAGGCATTGGAGTATACATAGTAGAAACATCTACTAAATATTTCTTATAGCCTTTTGCTTCACCAAATACTTGAGGAATACAATAATCTAGGACCAATTGATTTAATTGATTTACTTGTCCTTTTATATTAGAAGAATTATTGATTGAGGTTTGTAGAAATACAGAACGCATTATAATTTTCAATGTATCTTCATCTTGATTTGCTATAATAAACTTATGATTAGACATATTATATACACCACTACGAATACCATTTTGGATTGTGCAAATATTTTTACCCGAAAAAAATAAGTCAGATAATTGAGTATTATTCCATATACCTTCAGTAGGATTTCTAAATGTGCTACATTGATTAATAGGGATTTTATCATACATTTGGAAACGGTCAGATATATCAGGTGGTTCACAAGTTAGAATATTCACTCGACCATTTGTTCTTTTAGAATGAAATGGTTTATCATTATTATACATTAATGTATAATAATGATAAAAAAAATATAGTAATAATACAAATGGCGAACTTTCAGAAGACGACGCTTATTATCGCTGGAATTCTTTTTATTATTATTATTATTATTTTGTCGATTGTCTTATTTAATGCTAGTTCAAATCAAAAATGGCCACCTATTATATCAAGTTGTCCAGATTATTGGTTAGATTTATCAGGTAATGGAGCTCAATGCGTAAATCGTCATGGACCTAAAATTAGTTCATGTAATACAGCACCAGATTTTTCAACAGGCGTTTATATTGGTTCAGATGGAATGTGTCAAAAGTATCTTTGGGCGACAACACAATGTCAACCTAAAATAAATAATAGCGATAGTGCAGGATATAGTGGATATCCAATAGCATGGGATGGTATAACATATGGCGTAAATAATCCATGCGATGCGTCTAGTAACATGACTTAATTACTAGAATAATAATCAGTAAAATAAATTATATAAAAGAATATATGTTTATTAATAATGGATAGAATTAATTTTAATGAAATACTTAACAGAATAGATGAAGAAAATACTATGATACAATTATTACGTCAATTTGGAGAAAATAAGAATGATATGTCGATTAAAAGAAATATATATATTTATGGTAGTTCTGGAATAGGTAAAACGACGTTTGTATTAAATATATTAAATAAGTTAAACTTCGACATTGTAAAATATGATGCAAGTGATATTCGCAATAAAGCGGTGATTGATAATATTGCACATCATAACATGTCTGATAAAAATATAATGAGTATATTCCATAAAAAAGTCAAACAAATTGCAATAGTAATGGATGAAATTGATGGAATGAATAATGGTGATAAAGGTGGAATCAATTCACTTATTAAAATTATTCGTCCAAAGAAGACAAAGAAGCAAAAAATAGAAGAACATACTCTTAATCCGATTATATGTATTGGTAATTATCAAATTGATAAAAAAATAAAAGAGTTGATGAAAGTATGTAATGTATTAGAACTTAAACCTCCTACTATTACACAGATAAATAAAATAATATCAATCATTATGCCAGATATTGATGCATCTTTAAATGTGAATCTATGTCATTTTATACAAAATGATTTGAAGAAATTATCGAACTTGTACGATATTTATCTTAATACTCCTGATATTTTGAGAGACAAATTGTTTTATAATATTTTTCAACAAAAATCGTTTAATGACAATACAAAACAAATAACGAATAAATTATTTTCCAATAGGTTTTCAATTTATGAACATATTCATTTAGTTAATGATACAGATAGGACAATTATAGGTCTTCTTTGGCATGAAAATGTGATTAATCATATAGAAAAAGAACCATCAATAATAAGTATTCCATTTTATTTGAAGATATTAAAGAATATTTGTTTTTCTGATTATATTGACAGAATTACTTTTCAGAAACAAATATGGCAGTTTAATGAAATGACTTCATTATTGAAAACATTTTATAATAATAAAATATTCCATGAGACGATTTGTCGAAATAAATTAATAAAAAAGAAGATAAATCATGATTATTGTAATGATGACGTTGATGATACAAATAATATTAGATTTACAAAAGTATTGACAAAATATTCTACAGAATATAATAATATTATTTTTATACAAAACTTGTGTCAAAACTTGAATATGGATAAAAAAGATTTATATTCTTTTTTTTTCTGTTTAAAAGAAAAATACAAGGATAATGAAATATATGCACTATTTGATAATAGTGATATTACTAAATTAGATATTAATCGGATGTTTCGTTTTTTAGATAAATATACAACAGAAAATGCGGTAGGTGTAATAGAAACACACATAATAGATGAAATTAAGGTAAGCGAAGATTTATCAGGATTAGATGATGAAGACAAATATTTTAATTAAACATTAACATTTATAATTTTAGATTTTTGAATAAATAATCAAAATCATATTCATTCTGATAATATAATGGTAATTTATATAAATCTAATTTATCTTCAATATCAACACGGTCCATATTATTATATTTAGATAATAATCGTTGTAACATATTATACATTCTAATATTTTTATTCAATATTATTATCATATCATCTATGTTATTTTTTGTATTGTTTAGATTATTTTCGATATCAGAAGGTTCATTATCACAACGACTATTTTTTTCATCTTCAGAAATATCTACGTCAAACTCTGTACCAAATACATTACAATCATTACAATAACGATTTGTAATGTATTTCTTATTTGTAATAGTCGATTTTGAAAATGGACGTTTCCATTGGAAACCATTGTTTAGTACTATTTGAAAATAACACATAATAATAAATAAGTTCATTCTTATTTATTATTAATAGATATTATTTATATTCTTTGTAATATTGTATTGCGTCATTACCATTATTTACTTTACAACAACATCTTCTCCTTCATGTTCAATGATATTTCTCGATGATTTCAATTCATCTTTAAACAAGAACTTGTGCTTATATACTAATAATCTATCCATTCTCTTTTTGTTCCAGTTCTGCTTACATTCTCGTGATAATTCTATATTTAAATGTCGTTCACAATGAGTTGGATTATTATAAAATAATGTGACAGATTTTTTATCCCCAGACTTGGATACAACTGTAGGCATCTTAATCTTAAAATATAAATCTTCATCAAGAGAACCAACTACGTGATTAATTGTCGATTTTTTCTCTACAGAAGAATAAGGATTCCGATTATTTATTAATAAATAAGCATCATTTGATTGAGAATGGAAATATTTATAATATGTCCCAAATTGGGCATTTCGAATTGTACAACCAACATCACCAGAAGAATAACAATATATCTTATTATTAATATATTTTCCAGTATCTTCATCAAACATTTTTATCGTATGTATATATGTATTTTTATCACTTGGTCTCTCGTAACGAGATTCAACTGATTCAATATCATTTACAATGTTATCATAGTATTCACGTTCAGGCATGTAGTTATTCTATATGTGATATAATATATGAACGTATTTAAATTATTTATTTATATTATTCTCTAAAATACTAATGCGTTTTTTCATTTCAACATTATCTCTCATTAATATTTGTATTAGTTGATTCTGTTGTTCACTTATTTTCTGGATTTGTCGAAATGATTCCATTATATGATGGATTTGTTCAGCCATTTGTTGTTGATTCATCATATACTTCTTATCTCGTGTTTCACTAATTTGTTTAATCACTTCTGGTTTATATTCCAATTTACCTGGTTCATATTTTTGCAATATATTATCTATTTTTTCGACAAAAAAATCAATAATAATATCATCTTGAATAAAATCGCTTATTAATATGTTTGATTTATTCATAAATTTACTTTCAGGTTGATTCAATAATTCTTTTTTATCAAATGAATTATGAATGTGAGAAAATACGAGAATTGTCTTTAATGGGTCTAATTGAATAAGTGGTATTGTATATCCTTTTAAGAAATGTTTTTCTTCTGCTAATGCTGCATTATTGTCATATGATGTTATCTTTAATAATTCACGACGAAATGCAAATGTTGCTGCTGTTGAGTGATATGTTCCATACGGTCCAAATTGATACATTTGCTTTATATGTTTAAAATATATATACATTTTACTTGAACCAGCAATCATTATATTTGGATTCTCTTGTAATTTTTCTACCGCATGAGAAACTCTTTGTGGAGGATAATAATCATCATCATCCATATATATTATTATTTCGCCTACAGATTTTTCATGCATCAAATTACGTTTCTGACCTAATTTCATCTGCGTATCATATTTAAAATATTTTACTTGAGGAATATCTTTCACCAAATCTTCGATTTTATCTGTTCCGTCATCTATAATAATCCATTCCATCCTATCCTTTGGATATGTCTGAGAATGAAAACAACGTATTAACATATCATAAAAAGGTCTTCTATTAAATGTTGGCGTACATATACTTACAAATGGATATGCAGAAGATGATGAACTTATCTTCTTTTTGTTTTTATTTTTCGACATTATATTTGATATTTTATTTATTTATATAATAATTAAGTATTATAAATTATGACAATGACAAACTATACCTTATTTTTTATTATTGTTTTTTAATAAATCTGCTGCGGCAGAACCAATAACTGGTGAGCACCTACTTATATTTTTATTACCTTCTACTAATTTAGGGTTCATGTTATAAGAACATGTGCTTTTATGAGATGGTATAAAATTATCATTCACCGTTCCATCAGGATTCAATACATTATTATCACACGAAAACTTATTACTATATGAACCTGTAAATTGAGATGTTATTGGAATCATATTATTTTCAATAAGACTATCCATAATATATCTATGAATACTAAAAAACTTACCTTCTCCCATTTCCAATAATCGTTCATTTCGAGAAGTAACAGTCAATACAAATATAAAACATATAATTATTAAAATAATATTTATACCAGAAACACTATATACAGTTGCTATATTTATTAATAATATAATTGTAATTGTCAAGACAATCCAATTCATTTTATAATATAAATTATTGAAAAATAACTTATTGATATTATAATCTTCATTAATTGTTTCCAATTTATAATTTCCACTCGAAATATTTTCTGATAAGTTTTTAACACTTGTCGTTATATTGTCGATTCCTGCCTGATTAAAATCTTGAATAACTGTATTTATAATATTTGGATTATTATTATTAATAATACGATGTGTTTGTGCTTTAAATATAAAAGTTGTATAAATTAATAATATAATTATTCCAATAATTGAAACAGTATATACAATACTACCATATAAAAAAATATAAATAAACATACAAAAAATTATAATACCAATAACAGGGATACCGAAAATTATTGTCAATATAATATATAAAATAGATTTAAATGTACTATTTGAAGCGTCTCGAATTAAATAATTAATTGAATAAATAATATATTGTATTGTTTCATATATTATTAGACCAATACATACAATGAGATTTACTAATAATATTATCGAGAGAATAATATATATAAATGCTATATAGTATAGAGGAATAAATGCTGGTAAAATAAAAATAGCTGCTTCAGGTAATAAACTATTCATTAATCCAAATACACTTTCTAACATATAAATATTAATATTAGTGATATCTCGTTGAATTGAGTAAAAACTACTCATTAAACCTGCATATTTTTTATAACCTTGATTATCATATATAATATTAATATTATCTTGAACACCAAATCCTAATAGTTTTCCAAGTGAACTTGTACTTAGTTGTTGTATTACATTTTCAGTATAATCAAATGTAATAATTTTACCCCATGCTTCATAATTATACATATTATCCAGAAATGATATTTGGTCTGTTGCAATATAATTTGTATTATTTTCTAAGATACCAATATTTTTTGCGGCACTAAATGGAGCATCTGATAATTCTTCAATAGTGCTTATTGATGCTTTAATATTTTTATAATTATTAATAAATGGACTACACAAACTATTTCCATCTGTACTCTTCATTTTAGATAACATTCCAGATTGTGCTACCTTACAGTTATATAGAGTAACTGCTCCAAATAAATATAAATACAAAAAAAATAACACTACGTGTTTTAATGTATTCATGATATATGTTGTTGCTTTAACATATGCATCTGTATCTGTCTTTTCCATTTTTTTTAAAGCAATTTCATCTGGAGTTTCTATATTATCTATTTCTGTTGATGACATTATAATTATAAATATAATATTTTTACTGAAATAATATAAATACTAATAATTAAGTAATCAAATATGAGATATAATGTTTATGATTTTGATGATGTAATGATCATTCCCAAAGAAAGTAATATAAATAGTAGAAGCGATGTTTCACTTTTAAGAAGGTTTGTATTTAATGGACTTGATGGTCAACCTATTGAATGGGAAGGTATTCCTATTATCGCTTCTAATATGGATACAATTGGAAATTTTAGAGTTCATTCTGAGTTAGCAAAATATAAAATGTTAACTGCATTAAATAAGCATTATACATTAGATGATTTTAAAAAAAATAAAAAATTATTACGAGATGATTATTTTATGGTAACTACTGGTATTTCAGATAAAAATTATGATAATCTTGTCGAAATTATTGAATATACTGATTGTAAATGGATTTGTATAGATGTTGCGAATGGTTATATTTCATCTTTTTTCAAATATTGTTGTAAAATACGAAATCAGTTTCCAAATAAAATTATTATTGCTGGAAATGTATGCACTGCGGATATGACAAATAAATTATTATGTGCTGGAATCAATATTGTCAAAGTTGGAATTGGTTCAGGAATGGCTTGTTTGACAAGAAGACAAACTGGAGTAGGTATTCCACAATTATCTGCTGTAATGGATTGTTCTAAAGAAGGTCGCATTATTTCTGATGGAGGTATTCGTTCACCGGGAGACGTTGTCAAAGCACTAGGTGCCGGTGCGGATTTTGTAATGATAGGAGGATTCTTCTCTGGACATGATGAGAATGATGGAATGGTAGTTGAAAATTGGACTTATGATGCAAATGGAAATAAAAAAACTATCGAGAAATATCAACAATTTTACGGAATGAGTTCAAAATATGCAATGGAAAAATATGAAGTTGATGGTAAAATGGCGGATTATCGTTCTTCAGAAGGCGATTTACTTAAGATACCGTATAAAGGACAAATTGAGGATACCGTAAAAGATTTACTTGGTGGAATAAGAAGTGCTTGCACATATGTAGATGCGAAAACAATTGAAGAACTAAAAGATGACGTGTCATTCGCATATAGATTTTAATAATCGTATATAGATTTTAATATTAATAATTTATATTATCTGATTAGATAATATGAATAAGAATAAAAATAAGAATAAGAATAAGAATAATACAAATTGTTTATCTATAACAAAATGTTTATGGTATATATTATGGATTAGTATAGGAATATATATCATATGGGTAGGATTAGATTTGAAAGAAGGTTATCGTAATACAAACAGAAATTATACTGTTGACTTACCAATTAATACTAGAACATCATGTGCTAATTTTTGTGGTCCTCCGGCAATTTGTTCTATTACAGGTGAACAATGTAGTTCTGACCCAGATTGTTATGGTTGCTCTCCTCCAATTAAACGTAAAAAGCGTTTAACAGAAGAAATAAATGCGTATGATGATGCGGGTAAATTAACAAATGAAATGACACCAACATTTTCAGTATTGACAACAGATATTGGAACACGTGCATTTAAAATAAACAGTATAAATGACCCTACTCCAGAATATAATCGTGGAATAAATACATGGAGAAAGGCTTTTAATGAAGGATTATTACTCTATGATAAACGATATAATCCACAATTTGGAGTGGATGAATCATTACCGAAATATCCATCACGACCTACTTTGTCTGGAGAGTTTATAAATACAGAAGCATTGCCGTCAAATGATTGAAATTGAGTTAAATTAATCGTCCATGTCCAATGTTCTTTATATTGTTCTTTTAATTATAATATTTTAACTAGCATATAATAGACCACAATTACCACCAATAAAATTGACAACATTATATCTCTCTTCAAATAAATACATATTGTAATTATAATCGTATATTCTCCATGTAGGTTTATTAATACCAATTAATACTCCACTTTGCGGGTCACAAATCGCAAGAGATTGTGCATTTGGATCGACAGGAGGTGTAATAGTAATAATTTCCATTTCTATATTTGAATAACGACTCATATTCATTGCCCCACTTGGTTGTAAAGTCAAATTGGAAGAGTTTAAACAGAAGTTATATACATATAATCCATCTATACCAGAACCACTTGTACGAGTATATTTCTCTATATAATTGAATACTCCTGCTGGTTGTACATTTTCTCTATAATTGCCGTCTAACAATATACCCATTCCAATAAGTATATTCTTCATGTTCTCGAAATTATAATTTCCAGTAATCATCCAACCTGTCAATAAACCATTTGTATTCACTCCGGGTCCAATATTTACGGTGGTTCCTGAACGCTTAACTGGCCAAGAACCATTTGTAGGTCCCTGTATAAGGTCTTGTGGCAAATAACGATAAGGCCAATTCGTATAATTACTCCATTCATTACGCAAATTGGAGTCACTTCGTTGAAAATAAAACATCCAATTAGATATCATACCAATTGAATCCAAAGATATACGATTTGAACCAGTTACATTATAAAAGAGTTGTTCACGCACTTGTTTAAATAAATATTTTTGTTCTTGAAGTGCAAATATACGAGATTCTTCATTCGAGAGAAATCCATAAGTACAAATTAAATGAATATCCGCGTTCCACAAAGACCTCGTATCTAAATAAGAATTAACGCCTACATCAACATCAGGGGGTGTCTGTAAAAAGCGATAAAATTGCATATAATATAGATTGAAATTGGGTGCTACATAAGGGAAATTATTAACTGTATCATAAACATCTCTAATTTGGAATAATTCTTGAATAGGACGAAATGTTACATTAATATGAAGTTCATTATATTGTAAAGATATTAGAGGAAACGACATTTGCGTCTTTAGATTGAACCATGCGTTTAATGGTATATATAATGTTGTTCCACGAATACTAGGTTCCGCACCACTATTACTTGTTGTATAATATGAGTTTGGATAAGAATTAACACGAGTCCCTGAGTTAGCAGGGTCACATAATTCAGGCACATAACCAATCATTTGATAGAAAAGTTGCTTCTTATCTGCAGAAAAATCTCTTAATACAGCATTTAACAAATATGAACCAGAAAACTCTTGTATCGTTTGATTTCCACAAGTAATTGTAATTTTAGATATCATTTGTGCACCAATAAACTCAATCCATCTAAACTCATATGGTACCCATTGTTGTCCATTTTCATTGGTTGGAGGAACAATTGGACTCCAAATAGCAGGAAGCTCTACAGAAAGATAACAATCCATTAATAAGTCAGCATATCTAGGTATTTTAAATATAAAAGTCGATTCTTCACTCAATCGCAATGTCCTAGAACCATCAAAATCTACTCGAAACTTTTGCAATCCGAAATTAGTATATTTAGAATAAGTTGATTTAAAGAATGTTTTAGATGGATTACCATTTAAAATAATATTTTGTTGACCTTCAGATACTAATTGCATTAAACCTCCTGGCATTATAATAAGTATTATCATTATTTTTAACTTGTAGAAATCACAATATAATTTTCCATTATTAGTATATTATGACTTTACAATTTTATGAACATTATGAAAAATATATTAAACCAAATGTATCAAATCTCACTGAAAGTGCGAATAATTTGAGTAAAAGTCCTTCTGGAATGGCGGGATTATTTGCAATTGTATTGCTATTTATATTAATAATCGTTTTTGCTGTAAATATCATAAAAGGAAAAGAAGCAACATATATGAATAAAATATCTATACAACAACAAATATTAGCATTAGATTATGTTCCAATTACGTATGATACTTCAAATAATATTGTTGTTGTTGAACCTTCCGGTAATGGCAGTAATGGTTCATATAATATAAATGATTATTACATTTATGGTTCATATAATTCATGTAATATTAGTGGAAGAAATACGAATAATTATATGAATATAAATGCACTAAAATATGTAATAAGTCAAGGAGTTAGATTTATTGATTTCGAAATATATAATCTAGATAATGACCCTATTATAGCGACATCATCTATTCCAGATAATTATTTTATAAAAGAATCATATAATTATATCAGATTTGAAGAAGCATTGAATATCATTATATCAAATGCATTTAATCCTACATATGCTCCAAATCCAATTGACCCAATATTACTTAATTTACGTATTAAGAGTACAAATATGACAATGATGACAAACTTGGCAAATTATTTATATACATATGATAATTATCTTGCTGGTCCAAAATATAGTTATGAATATTTGAGTTGTAAAATGGGTCCTTCAACCAATGTAATTGATAAAAATATTGATTGTGTTAATAATAATTTTACACAATTACCATTATATTTTTTTAAAGGAAAAATTATCATAATAGTTGACCGTTCAAATACAGCAATATTGAATTGTGATAAATTAATGGAGTTTGTAAATATTACGACAAACTCTATTAATTGTCGTTTGATAACAAATCATGATATGAAATATTCGCCAGACCAGACTGAACTCTTAGAATATAATAAAAAAAATATGACAATTGTTACTCCTGATGTAGGAGTTAATACAGAAAATCCTAGCATTAATTCTGCAACTCAATTAGGTATTCAAATTAATGCGATAAACTTCTCGAATAATGATGACAATATGAATAGCGATATGAACTATTTTATTACAGAAAGACGTGCATTTATATTGAAACCACTCAAATTGAGATATATTCCTATTTATATTACAGTTCCTGATCCAAATCCTGAAGGTTACTCTTTTTCTGCAAGAACAGAAAATATTCCTGGATTAGGTGAAACACAGTTTTAAAACCCTTTTATTTTTCTTGGATATTTGGATATTTGGATATTTGGATATTATATTACACTTTTACTACAAAATAAAATACCGAATAATATAAAAATTGAAACAAACTTATTTTTTTAAGTATATACACCCTCGCACATTTAAAACGGCACAAAATATATGTGTTATTTTCTATTTTTAGTATATGAAACATAAAGGTATTGATTATAAAACTTCTGCCGTTCAATATTATTTGAATAATAATGAAAGTATGGATAAAGTTTGTAAAATATTTAATTGTAAAAAAAGCACACTAAAAGCATGGGTTCATAAATATAATTCTACTAAATCTTTAACTCGTCGCAATAGAAAACCCATATCATACAAAGTTAAAAAAGAACAAGTTAAAACCGCGTTAAATATGTTAGATGCAAACGAACAACTTACTATGGATGAATTATTATTTGAAATGAAAAATAAATACAAAGATTTTGATATTACAAGACAACATTTAGGTAGAGTTATTCGTGCTAATAACAGAACACGAAAAAGAACAAGACATCAACATTTTCCAAAAGAACGACATAAAAAACCAACTAATAAGGAACGAGAAATGGATAATTTTTATAAAGAAGTTAGTAAATATCCATTAGACAAAATAATCTGTTTAGATGAAACATCAGTTGGTTCTCATTTGAAACCATCATATAGCAGATGTTATATTGGTAAGCGTTGTGTAATAAAAACAGACAACAATTTTGTATTTCGTAGTTTTACATTATTAGTAGCAATCAATAATAAAAAATGTGTTGGAAAAATATTTTATGAAAAAGGCGGAACTACACAAGAACGAATGGTTGAGTTTTTAGAAACTCAAATATTTCCTAAATACAAAGACCATCTTATAATATTAGATAATGCTAAAAGTCATAATAATCAACTGGTAAAAGATGCTATTACAAAAAGTGGAAATAAATATTTGTTTTCTATTCCATATACTCCTATGACAAACTCGCCAATAGAAAATTATTTTAATCAAATAAAAACATACATAAAAAAGAAACGAAATGTAAATAATTTTGAAGAATTAGCAAAAAATGTTGATGCATCAATAGAACGAGTTAAACCAGAGAATTATAAAAATTATTTTGATTATGCTTACGGAACAAATAAAAAAATAGAATATACAAGGAAACCATCTACGCGAAAACTTAAACCCAAAACATATAAAGATGTATAAAATTGAATAAAAAATTGATTTGCTTTTTATAAATAATAAAGATAGTACAATACTTAATACATTATATCAAAAATGAACGGAATTGAATTATTTGAAGGAATTAAACAAGTATCTACTTTTGCGGAACTTTTACAATCAGTAAATGGTAAAACAAAGGCAGAAACTCAATCAAAACGCGGAAATCTAATTGAAAAATTATGGGATTATGTAATCAAGTTTGGCTTTGTTGCTATTTTATCAAATGACGAATACGACCATTACGAAGGAAATATTAATACATGTAAATTAAAAAAAGTTGATAATTTGGAAACTTATTTACAAAAAATGCTAATATTCAGCAAAGGTAAGGGTGGTTCAAGCGACATTACATTACAGCATAAACTTACTGGAAAATGGGTATTTATGTCATCAAAGTTTTATTTAGATGATAGTAAAAAATCTATTGACAACTACGATGTTGAAAAAATATTAGCAATTACAAAACAACACGCACACAAATACAAAGAATATGATATTTATTTACTGGTAAATAACAAACAAAAAGTATTAGATATTATTTCATCGTGTCAATCCACAAATAATTACATTAAGGAAAATATCCATCACATTTTGGATTTGAGCGATTTGGAAATTGGGTTTCAAAATCTAAAACACGCTATACAAGATATTAGTATTGACGATGTTAATTCTATATTTTGTAATACAAAAATACCATTAGAGTTGCGATTTCATCAAGATATGATTACATCTAAACAGATGGAAAAAATTGACGAGGGAGAAAAAGATTTGTTATTGGGTGCAAAGGCAAGGTCTGGAAAGACATATTGTGTTGGTGGTTTATTTGTAAAATATCACAAAAAATATGTATCACTAAACGCACTTATTATTACCCCAGCACCAACCGAAACCTTATCTCAATTCACAGATGATTTGTTCCGCAAGTTTAGGGATTTTATTGGAATAAATATTGTTGAAATAAAAAAAGGAAGTGATTTTGACGGCATAGTTTTACACGAAAATAATATTATTATTGTAAGCAAACAATTATTAGACGATTATGTATTTGAAAAAAAAGTGGAAGTTATAATGCAACTCAATTTAGATTTTATAGTGTTTGACGAAAACCACTTTCACGGAACAACTCAAATGTCTAAAAACATTTTACAATCATATTCATCACAAAAAACGATTAAGTTATATTTGACGGCAACTTACGCGAAACCTTTATGCGAATGGAATATTCCTTTGGATTGTCAGTTTTATTGGGATATTGAAGACGAACAATTGTGTAAAAAAAGAAATATTCAAGGATTAGTAGAAAAACACGGCGACGATGTATTGCTATTCTTAACCGAAGAAAATAAAGAAGCCAAGTTAAGTGTATATGATAAAATGCCAGATTTGGAACTGATTACAAACATCATGGATAGAAAAAGATACGAAGTTATTAAGGGACGAATTAAGGATACATCATACGGATTTTCAAATAGCACTCTTTTAAGCGGTAATTTTCCAAGTGAAGTGGATACTATGTTGGCGTATATTACTGGAAGCAACAAAGAGGAGGATTACCCCAAAAAAGATTTATCTATATTTGGAAGAATAAAACGAAAATGCATAAAATCTAACAGCAGAACCAAATTGAATAATGGTGATTTTACAAGTCAATTGTGGTTCTTACCTTTTGGTGTTAATATGACAATTAACAAAGTGAGCGAACATTTGAAAGATAGAATGTCAAAAAATAGCATCTTAAAAAATTACGAAATAAAAATAGTCAATTCTAAAAAAGAATACAAATTAAAAGACATCAAAGAAGAAATCAAAAACTGGGAATTAAAGGCAAAGGAAGAAGGGAAAGATGGATTGATTTTGTTGGCTGGAAACCAATTAACTTTGGGAATAACATTACCATTTGTAGATATTGTGTTTCTGTTTAACGATATTGTATCAAGTGATAAGATTATTCAAATGATGTATCGTTGTATGACGGAAAGCATGAATAATGCAGAAAATGACAAAATAAATAGCGGAAGAAAACGAATGGGGTTTGTAGTAGATTTAAATATTTCCAGAGTGCTCAATACTTTATTGGATTATAATGTATATAAAAAAGATTTGAATGTAGAACAAAAAATTACCTATTTGGTAGAAAACAATTTGATAAATATTGATAGTGATTTGTTTGAAAGTAAAGAAAATAAGACAAAATTGGTAGAAAAATTACTACATATTTGGAATGCAGACCCCATCAATAATTTAAAAATATTGTTGAGAAAGATTGAGGAAAACATTATTGATTTGGATACAAAAGACCAAAAAATGTTAAATCAATACTTTACGAGTTCAGTTGGCGATGAAAAGGTAAATGTAAAGGTTCAATTTGACGAAGAAAGTGATGAACCATTACCAGACGGAAAAGAAATTATTAAAGATGGAGGAGGTGGTGATGATGAACCAGAAGAAAAAGCAGACGACGAACAAGATACTCAAAACGCAAATATATCCTTAACCAAAGATGTACTGCCGTTTATTCTTCCGTTGAGTTGCATTCTAACTATGAATACGGAAGATAGGGATATTTTAGAGATGTTAAATGTCATAAAATCAAGCCCTTCATTATTAAGCGTATTTAACGACCAGTCGTTTATTTGGTGGAACAAAAAGGATATTATAAAATTGATTGAAAAGATTGTTGAAAAATATATTAAGAAGAACTCTTCGATATATAATATAGCAATCCAATTCAAAATGTCTTTACAAAGTTTGATTGATAAACCCCAAGAACTATTAGAGTTAATTGATAGTTGTTTGAAACCAAAGCAAAAAGAGAAGCAAGAAAACGGCGAAGTATTTACGCCGATGTGTTTAGTATTTGAAATGTTGGATAATTTAGATAAACACTATCTTAAGGAACATGGGCGAAGCATATTTACAGAAATTACCTTCAAATGGTTTGACCCAGCATCTGGTATGGGTAATTTTCCAGTAGCGGTTTATTTGAAACTGATGGAAGGATTAAAAACACAAATACCAAATGACGAGGAACGCAAAAAACACATCATAGAAAATATGTTGTATATGAGCGAATTAAACAAGAAAAATGTGTTTATTTGTCATCAAATATTTAATGTGAATAACCAATACAAATTAAACTGTTATGAAGGCGACACATTAGAATTGAACGTAGTTAGTGAATGGGAAGTTGCACTCAATAGTTTTGATGTGATTTTAGGAAATCCGCCATACAACAAGGGAGGTATTCGTTCTCATACTGGAAAGCAGTTGGGAGATAAAAATGAAACCATCTGGACGAAGTTTATTGAAAAATCGTTTGAATGGTTGAAACCAGATGGGTTTTTAGCATTCATTAATCCGTTGAGTTGGTTGAAGAAGAGTCATTCACTACATAACGAAATGTTGGAGAAACATATTGTTTGGTTGAAATTGTGGGATAATTCACAATCAAAGGGTATGATAAATGCCGATATTCCCATTTCGTTATATGTATTACAAAATAAAAAGAATACAACAAATAAAAAAACAGAAATTACATCAATTCTAAAACGACGCAGTTTAACAACAACATCAACCGAATATCTCAATCCAAAATATTCCATTCCATTAGCGTTTCATAGCATATTCAATAAACTCGTTGGATTTATTGAAACGAGAAATCTACAATTGGAATACAAAACAAAAACCATAAAATCATCTGGAACAAAGGCAAAAATACCAACTGAATATACATTAGAAGATATGTGGTCTGTTGATACATATACCATCAAGGAAGGATTAATGGTAAAAAAAGCAACCGAACAACACCCAGACGCAAATAAACGCAAACTGATTATTTCAAACAAAGCAAGTTTTACTGGGGCGTTTATTGATGAGGGAAAACTGGGTTTAACTGGAAATCACAAGTTTTATATTTTAGGGGACAAATTAGAACTCGTTAAAAAAATGTTGGATTATAGAATTATTAACATCATAGGACATTACACAAAATACGGACAAGACTTTTTAGATAATGAAGCATTCAAATATCTTCCAGACATTCGTAAGTTGGGAATTGCGGATATTACAGAAGACGAGTTTTACAAGTTAATAGGATTAACACGCCAAGAAATCAACCAAATAAAAAATCCGTCGTCAAATGAAGTAGTTGAGGAAGACGAAGTAGAAAACGAAGTGATAGAAATTGAAGTAAAACCAGCGACAAAAATTAGCGTCAAACCAGCAACCAAAACGATAAAAGTAGTAAAACCCAAAAAGAAGTTGATTGTTGTAGAAGATGACGCATAAATAAGTAGTTAGATTATGATTGTTTGTATTGTAAAATAAATATGTAATTTTGTAAAAATATTTTTTATATATTTTTCGTGAATGCACGACAAATATATAACATGAATAAAAAATTAATACTCATTTTTATTGGGTATTTTGTGCCGTTTTAAATGTGCGAGGGTGTAAATAAAACTAGTAACCAAAATGACAACCAACGTTGAAACATATTTTGATTCTTTATCTGACGACATATTAACCCTTGATATTAGTGGTAAGGGTATCAAATATTTGCCAGATTTAAAAATCTACAAAAATTATATTGTTCTGGTAATCAATTAACTTCTTTACCTGATTTAACCAGATTTAAAAATCTTAAAATATTATATTGTTCTGGTAATCAATTAACTTCTTTACCTGATTTAACCAGATTTAAAAATCTTAAAATATTATCTTGTTCTGGTAATCAATTAACTTCTTTACCTGATTTACCGCAAAATCTACAACAATTATCTTGTTCTGGTAATCAATTAACTTCTTTACCTACATTACCACAAAATCTACAAATATTATATTGTACTAATAATCAATTAACTTCTTTACCTAATTTACCGCAAACACTATACATATTATCTTGTTCTGAAAATCCTATTTACGAAATAGTATATAATTATAGTTTGATTGAAATAAGAAAAAATATACAAATATTAAACAATTTTCGTGATTTATATTATTGTTTACGGTTCAAAAAACAATTAAGAAAATGGTTGTGGGAAAAAGTTAGGGAACCAACCATGAAGAAACTATATGATCCAAATTATTTAATTGAGAACTTAGGTGATGATGATGATTTGGATACATTCTTAAATAATTGGAAATAATTTAATTAATAGTTTGCGTTTCAACATCATAGTAAAATAATTCGTATTTGTCGATATATTTATTCATAAATGCGTTGTTACGATAAGTAAATGATAAAACTAGCATATTAGCATAATAAAAATTATAATTTTTATAATTTTTATTTGTTATAATTATGATATATTATGTATATGTATATTATTTGTATATTATATGAGTAAAGAAAATGATTTTTATCAATGTGAAAAAGGTATATCATTAGAAGAATGCGAATTAGCTATATTAAGAATTGCGGTTGATAAGGCAGAAGAAAATGAAGGACACGCAATCGTCAATTCGCCGGAAGTGAAAAAAATAATATCTATTATAGAAAAGTTTTTAAAAGATACCAAATTGGTTGCTTATGGTGGAACTGCGATCAATTCTATATTGCCATTAGAAGATCAGTTTTATAGTAAAGATGTCGAAATACCTGATTATGATTTTTTTTCTCCAACCGCATTAGAAGATGCTAAAAAATTAGCAGATATTTATGTAAAAAAAGGATTTACAGAGGTTGAAGCGAAAAATGGAATACATGAAGGAACATATAAGGTATTTGTTAATTTTATACCAGTTGCTGATATAACATATTTACAAAAAGATATATTTAAAGCAATAAAAAAAGAGGCTATTAATAAACATGGAATATTATATGCTCCACCAAATTATTTGAGAATGTCAATGTATTTAGAATTGTCGAGACCGGCAGGCGACGTAAGTCGATGGGAGAAGGTTTTAAAACGAATTACCTTATTAAATAAAAATTATCCATTAAAAGCCGATAATTGTTGGAAACAAAACTTTCAGAGAAAAATGGAAAATGATGCTGATATTGATGAAATATATGATATAGTAAAAGATTCTCTTATCAAAGATAAGGTCGTTTTTTTTGGAGGTTATGCTATATCATTATATTCTGCTTATATGCCATCTAAATTAAAACATAAGTTTAAGAAATATCCAGATTTTGATGTATTATCATTAACGCCAAAAAAGACGGCAAATAAAGTAAAAAATGCTCTGAAAGGAATAGGAATAACTAATGTCTCAATTACGAAGAGAGCATCTATTGGCGAGATTATTGCAGAACATTATGAGATAAAAATTGATGATGATACAGTTGCATTTGTATATGAACCTTCTGCTTGTCATAGTTATAATATTATTGATATAGATGGTAAGAAAATTAAAATAGCGACAATTGATACTATGTTGAGTTTCTACTTGGCGTTTTTATATGCAAATAAAAAGTATTATGATATAGATCGTATATTATGTATGTCTCAATATTTATTCAAGGTTCAACAACATAATAGATTACAACAAAAGGGTTTACTTCGTAGGTTTAGTGTAGAATGTTATGGTCACCAAGAGACGTTGGAAGAAATGCGTGCACATAAGGCACAAAAGTTTATAGAATTAAAGGGCAAAAAAGGTACAGCTGAATATGAAAAGTTTTTTATGAGATATAGACCGGCAGATAAAGATACTGATACTGAATCTAAAAAATCAAAGACACATGATTTATCATCAACGACAAAATCGTCCTCATCAGAACTACAATCTGTGAGTAAATCTAGAACAAAAACGGTATTACAAAAACGACGCAAGAAACATCCAAAAACAAAGAAAAATGGTTGGTGGATGATATAAATTGAATTGAATTGAATTGAATTGAATTGAATTGAGTTGATTAATCTTATAATCTCATTTTATATATTTAATAATAATGAAAATATATAATATATTGTTCCGAATAATACACTCATAAATAGTTGCCCATAAATATTAATATTTCCATCTGAAAAGAATAAAAATGGAATATATTTAAATAATAATGATTTAAAAAAAGGCAATTGGAATAGAAAATATAAAATAGACATAAGAATTGGTATTTGTAAATCTGTATATGTATTTTCAATACGAGTTAATAAACTAAATCGTTTAGTATAGTTATTGGTTATTGTCGAATGTTCTTCTTCCTCATCTTCTTCTTCAATAAACTCATTTTTTACATTTGCAGAAGGTATATATTCTGGTTGAGTTTGTTCATCAATAAATTGCATTTTATTTATCGGTATATCACGTGATTGTAATTGTGTCGCACCAGTTGTACTCGCTTGTTGTAATCCAGAAACAATAAGATTTATGGTATTTTGATCTAAAGATACATTTGAACCTTCTCCTGCTCCTCCAAGTCCTAGTCCTGGTACCTGTCCTCCTACTCCTGATAATTTTGTATCAATTGATTGTAATGATTGTATGTCTTTTACATTATATCCAATATTATGTTGTATTGGTTGATTAGATATCTCATTTGGTAAATCGTTAATATTTGTAATGTTCATTATATTTATAATAACTAATTATAAATATAATTATGACGCATCTGTTCCATATGTTGGTTTTATTATAACGTCTTTTTTATTTTTATTACATTTTGTAGATACCATTTTATAAGAATAACATTTACCATCTTGTTTAAATATCTTATCTTCAATTGCTTCTAATGGTGGAGCATAAAATATTATACAATTATCACCTTTACAAACCGTCCTAAAAATAGCTGAAAAGCCTAATCCAAGTAATACAGAAATAATATATTTTCCACTTTTAGAAGTAAAAAACTTCGAGAAACTAATTTTTGGTATCATTAATATAATAGGACTTATTATAATTTAAACAAAAAACAATTACATTTATTTTTTGTAAGTTGTTTTATAAATCGCAAATTATAAATGACAAATCTACTAAATTATTTTAATCATATCAATTATCTCAATTATCTCAATAATACAAATAAATACAAATAAATATATATTTTATTTCATACACCAATCTTTCATGTTATTCAAACTAATTTTTTTCTCATATCCTTTACCTTTGGGACCATTATTAATCTTCATTCCAATCGCATCCCAAAATCCACAAGAAGCATCTGTATCAATATAAACATCTTGTTGAAAATCGACATTCTCTTTCATCAAAATACATAACATACTCCATATCATTATTCTGGATAATTGAATCCCTTTCAAATATTCAAAATCATCATCATCAATACCAATAGACATACTGACAATCTCTGATGCTGATGATGTAAAACAATCTGTTGCATCATATAGACATTCACTAGATAATCCAAAATGAGCAACTTCTGTCATTCCTTTCATAATAAGAATATTTCGAGACATTATCGGATTACAGTATTCACACTTATTTAATTGTTTCTCATATACAATACGAAGACCATTTATTTTGAAAATATGTTTTGCTCGTTTCATTTTTTCATGTTGTCCAATAGATGCAAATATACGTTGTTTGTTTAAGAAGATTTTTGGCATTTTCGGTTCAAATAAATACAATACTTTTGTATAAAAAGTATTTCAATATATTATTTTGATAAAAACATAAATTATTTATCTCTGAATAGGAAACTCGGATATATCTGATGGGTTAGATGGACAATTTACTGCGGTTGCTTCATATGCAAAACAATTGCCTGCTTTGTCTTTATATTGAATCTTACCTATATTTTGTGGAGTTGGATATACATAAATCGTTTTCATTTCTGGTCCAAACATATAAATAAAAAATAATCCCGCAATGAAACTGATAACGAATATTTTGAGTGAAATGTATTTTAATAACATATTATATCGAGATATAATAATATGTTATTTAATATTATTTAATATTATTTCATAAAACGTTGGATTGATTATTATTATTATACACTTGCTTTCTGTAATAAATGTCGAATATATATCAAAAAATAATAAGGTTCGATTATACGTATATTTGTATCAAGTGCTTTATATGAATGAGTCAACTTGGCATCTTTTGTCGCTAACAATAATTTTCGTAATTTACGATTTGTTGTAAACTTTGCTTTTTGTGCAATAAATACTTCATACTCATTACGCGATTCTCCATCTGTTCCAAAGAAATCTTCATCTATTTCAATTCCTTCAGGACGGACTCTTATTCCATCATATAAACCATCTGTACCCGCATGCTTCGCCAAAGACGGCTTTTCAGCAATAATGAGTTCAGGGTGTCCTTCAACAGAATCTCCTTTATAATCGAGAGAAAACTTTTCATAAAACTCAGGATGACCATATTTAAACTTGGACGCTTGATAATAATGTTCAACACTTTTCCATCTTTTTCCATCCAATGTAAACTCGGCAGCCCAATCACCAGAACCCGTCCAAAAATTAGCAATTTTTTTACGCCATTCTTTAATACGACTCAATTCTTTGAACTCATCTTTATCATCTTCTGGTATTTCTTCTCCTTCACCTTCACCAGGTGGTTCTGGTTTCGAAGTTGAACCACAACGAAATACAATTCTCTCATTAAACATATGTCCTCTTTCTACAAGTTGTGGAATATCTTTTATAAGGTTCAATTCATCTTCATTTATGTCTGAATGAATTACTTTTTGTTTGATATCATGTTTCATAATAGATGTTGGAGATGCAATTTTATCTTCTTGTATATTTTCAGTTTCACCCTTTTGTTCTTCGAACCCTTCATATAAGTCAACTGGTTCATTAACTTGTTCATCAATTGGTATAATTTCTGTATCTCCAACTGGCACAACAGGAATAAACTCTTCTAAATCATCATCTTCAATAATTTTTTTTCGCGTTTTCAACGTTGTTATATCGTCATTATTCGTATTATCATCATCATCAATAATCAATTTTTTGTGTGTTGTCTTCTGTTTTGTCTTTTTTATTGCATCATTCTTATCTTTTAATGATTTATGCTTCTTCAATGTTCGTGAATGTATATCTCGTGGTTCTTTTGTTTTTTTCGATTTTTGTATAATAGTTGCTTCACTTATCAATTCAATTGGTAATTCTGAATATTCATTTTCACTAATATCATATTGTTGTTTAATTTGTATTAATCTAAAATCATTACCATCCGGGTCATAATCTACTTGAGATATGCTATATCTCAATTTCATCAGATTTTTCAGCAAGGGTATAAATGTGCGAATATAAATATCCATTAGTTCATCTAAATCATCGGTTTTTTCAGAAGGGTGTGTTGTATCTACACGATAATTATGAATACGATTTTTAATATCTTCTATATAACCATATTGTTGTTGTTCCAATTTACATAATTCTTCATAATCTTCAAACTTGTCGACATTTTTCAAATATAGTTCTTTTATAATTTGTAATTCCAAAGAACATTTATCAATACGAAACTTTAAATCTTCAAACTTTATTTTGATATTCGTTTCTGTTAAATAACCAAATAATATATTATTTTTGAATAATATTACTTTTATTTTCAATTGTTTCAACATGTCTTCATATTTTTTTATTTGATTCATAAATGATGTCATTTTACCAGTCATTATTTTAATTTTTTCGCTACAAGGGTTTAAATTATCACCACAAACGGCACTCAATATTTTATTCCCATTTTTATTGATTTCTGTAGAAAATATCATTCCTACTGGTCGTTGACAGAAGATACAATTTGGATATTGATTTTTGATATTGACATTATTCAAGATATTTTCTTTGATTTGTTTCACTTTCTGATAATATTCATTTTTATCGACATAATATTTGTCGATAGCATCTTTGACTTTTTCATCAGCTTTATATATTTTTTCTATATCTTTTATATCAAACTCATCAACAAGTTCTTCTACACCTATTCTGGTTTCATATTCTTCTTCCATATTAGTATTACTTATTATTTATTTATAAATTACACGGTAATATCCTTATCCTAATATCTTAAGTTATAAGTTATAAGTTGAATGATTTATACAATGTTCTACTTGATGCAATATCGTCATATTCATTATTCCATTCTGGCAATCCAGTAATAAGCGATTCAGAATATCGTTGTTTAGAATCATGATAATTCTTAATCTTTGATAATATGTAATATTGTTTTTCTCGATCTTTTGCTTTTCTCTCTTTTGGGGTCATCTTTCCTTTATATTTTATAAATAATATCAGTACAATACAAAATATGAAAAAAATACCAAGTGATATATTCATAACTGTATTATTATATTTTTGCTTGAATACATGACAATGTTTTAATGTTTCATTTATAAAATATTTCATACCCGGTTCTGTTAAACTTGGTTTTAAACTCATAAATTATATGTTATAATATCAAATTAATTTATCCTAATATCTAATAAGAATGGATATAAATACGAATAATATCAATGGAGATGTTGATACTGCGAATCAAAATGTCAAAAGTGCTATATTAACTTATGCTTTTTATATAGCAATCATCTTATATGGAACATCTATTTATTTTGCTGAAAATAAGAATAACCCAATGTATAATTCAATGAATTATCTATTTTGGTTAACAATTGTTCTATGTGAGTTTTTTTGGGGTGGATTTTCTTATCTAGCAGGTCAGCCTAATGCATTAGGCAAATCAGCATTAGCAGTATTTACAACTTGGACTGTACTATTTGTACCTATGTTTACTATTAATATAGGTCAATCAAGTAGTAATGGTCTTAATTTTGCAGAAGAGTTGAACTCTATTTTCTCGAATGTTGTTGGTTATTATTGGGTATCTAGAGAGGCAAATGATATTTTGGCTCAATTGAATGCTATAGATATACAAAATCCTACAACAGTTGGAAACAATGACCTTATTTCTGCAAAAATATTATATAGTGAAATTAGAAATAATAAAACGCTAATTATTAATCAATTGACACCATCAAATTTTGATTGTATATGGGACAAATTATTTAAATATTTATTCGAACTTGCTGGACATGGTTCAGAGAATAATAATAAAATTAGAGAACAACTACGTAATATAGTTTTACAAAAATATGCAATCGGCAAAAGTTTCTGGTACTTTTATACTGCAATTATTTGTTATACCCTCAGTATATATTTTATGTCGATTTTATAATTTAATTAATTGTAATACTTATATGTTATTTCACCTCTAAAATAAGTGTAAATATACCCCCAAATAAGCCAAAATAAGCCAAAATAAGCCCAAATATAAGTTATAAATAAGTTATATAATATTTAATAAAAATATAACACAAAATCCCTAATAATAATGAAAGTAACCATACAGGAAGTATTGTCTTATTTTTATAACCAACACCAAATGTTCGCAAACTACCATCTGTATTATATAAACATGATGGTTTGTCATATTGTATCAGAAAAAAAAATAATAAAAATAATAGTATACTAAATAATGCTTGGTTTTGCCTAATGAAGTTTTGTATCATTGTTATTTTATATTATAAAATTATTATAAATATACAACACGCAAAATCTAATCTCGGTTGTATCCAAAATGATCATCATCATCACTATCTTCTTCATAATCATCATCGACATCATCTTCATCTTCATCACCTATTCCATCTCCATCTTCTGTATCCATTTGTCGTTTTTGTCGTTCATTTATATTGCTTTGTTCCGTCAATATTTTAGTTTGAATCTCTTCTACCATTGTCTCTTCTAACATATCCATTATCATCTCTAATGTAATTGTATCTTGTATACCATGAAGCTTATGGTCTTGTCTTAATTGTGATTCCACTTTCTTTAATTCATTCACAAAATCTTCTTCATTTTTGTCTAAATGTGTCGAATATTTGAAAAAATCCTTCTTTAAACCAACTCCCCATGCTCCTAATTTATGTTTCTTTAATAAATTATCAACCTTTCTTTCTGATGCTAATAAATCTTTCAATCGGTCTGTCATCAAATATTTCTCGATTTCTTTTGATTTAAACTCTATATCGACAACCGATTGATATGAATATGAAATTGTTATTTTATGCTCTATCATCATGAGAATATATGACTTTATTAATTCAATCATTAACTTATTATCTTCTTGAAATGTTTCACTGAATAATTCAATATATGTATTAAAAATATTCAACATATAATTTTCCAATAATGCAATAATGGTATGTTCTTCTAGTATAGGCATTATTCTCTCTTTACCTTCATGTATATTTGATAAAATTGGAGTATTTTCCATTAAGGTAATCATTGGCGCTGTTCGTTCTTTTACCTTATTTAACATATTACAAAACCATGAACCACATATATCTCCTTCATTTTGTCGAATAATAAATAAATCCGCTTCATATTTTTCATAAAACTTTATCAATGGTTCATAATGTTTCTCTGTCATTTTTAATATAACTGAACTATCAGAAAGCGACAAATTAGCATTTACTGCTAATATATTCGAGAAAATATTAGATGAAGGTTTATCAAACTTATAATCAATCATCATCTTCGGAAATACTCTCGAAATAAAGTATATATAATGTTTAATAAATATAACAGAATTATGCAACGTTTGACCTTCATCGACAATTAAAAATAGACTATTAAACTTACTTTGAATATCTATATTATCTCTTTTCGACATATTTTTAGCAAAAATCTTATTTTTCAATGCGGTATTACTCGTCATTATATCATCAATCATATTGCTTCTATCTGAATTACTAATTGGTTCATATACATTTGAAAGATTTATTTTTCCTAGCCATTTACTTATATTATCTAATATTGGTGGCAATACCTCATCATCACCGCCACCATTTTCAAGAGCAATCAATTCATATTCTTCTTTTACTTTACCATATAGTATATTTTTCATATGTTCATATGGGTTCAATATTGTATCTTCATGATTAATATGTAACTGAATCATATTGTTTTCACCAATATATTTTAATAATTTCACCAAATCTTCATTCGTGTAATGTTTTCCACTTTCTTTTATTTTATCTATCTTTTGTCGAATATTGTCGTTTATATCAAACGCAACTGGTTTTTGTTTACAATGGCATAATATTTTCAATTGTTCATTTAATGGTTTTAATGATTGAAAATGACAATATACAATAAATGCAGCATAAATCGTTTGTTCATTAAACTCCGTATTGATAGCAAGATATACATCTTTTGAGTTATTTTTACAGAAGAGCATTGGAGACATTGTCATTGCCCGAATATCATATAATATATTTCCTGCAGAAGTAGCATTCTCAATATATTTATCTATATTTCTATTTTCTTTCGAGAAATATTGAATAACCGATTCACCTTGTTTGTCTGATATACAACAAGCATTTTCCAAGTAATATTTTCCAGAGTTGCTTTCTAATAATAGTATTTCTCTCGAAATAACTTGTTGTATTGAAAAAACTATACCCAATGAAAATAATATTATTTTACCCTTAAGAACATTAATTTGGTCGTATTGACTTATATCTCCATTACGTATTCTTTCTGCTAAACTAGATTTGAACTCACTAGATATATAATCGACATCATTTCTCATATTTATCTCAAAAAGAGGCGGTAAAAATTGTGTCCATTTACTAATATTATATTCATCATCTTTATTCTCACTCCATCCTACAATTTCATTTATTTTAATATTTTTTCTATGTTCAACTAATTCTTGAGATATTACTTGTCCACGTACCATTTCTAGATTTTCAATAAACTTATCACGAGTCATTGTTTTCGACTTATTAAAAATAATATTCCATGGAGTTCCTTGTAGCGTTTTTAGACTCAGTATTAATTGAATAATATATTGAAATGTCTCTCTGCTACCATCTGCCTCTAAAGGATATTCATTCATTGTATACGATTTGCTGTTGATTTTTATAATAGGAATATTAGTCTGTAATGCTATTATAAATGTCATTATTGTAAAAAATACAATATTTTTATTGACATATTTCATATATTCTTCGGAACCATATGTTTTGCCTTTTTTTTCGTGAGTTTTAATAAATTGTTCTTTTGTATACAATACTTTCGACAATAATTGAAAAACAATATTCGCAATAAATTCATTTTGTGTATAATCATCAATAGACACTTTTAATGCTCTCATTAATGTATCAATTACATGTATTATTACTTTATAATGAACATATTTCATATAAGATGGTTTATCACTGGTTTGCGTCTGTATATCCGCCGTAGTATTACTAATATCACCTTCAATTGTTGATGTTGATTCAGCCTCTAATCTCGCACGTGAAGATGCTTTAAAACCATTTTCATATCCTTCTTCAACATCATAATCAATTTTTCGAATAACATAACCACTATATTTGTCTACCCATGAATCACCATCATCACTAATTTTGCCTTGTAATTTACATAAATATTCTATCGTATCTGTATAATTATCATTATCATTAATAAACGTGTCTGCTAATACAAAAAGAAACTTTGGCAATAATTTCGTATTCGTTTTATTACAAAAGAACCAATATTCAGCGTCTGTATCTGTTGAAGTATTCACACTTAATGTAAATAGTTCTTTAAACGTAATAATATCACGCTGTTGTTTCTCGAAACTGGTTTGTCCTAGAATAATATCTCGCAATTTCAAATAAGGCGATGATACAACTTCATCTTCTGCACGTAATTCCGCCTTCATTTCTTGACCTAATTCATATTTACGATATTCGTACTTACCATATTGTTTATTTCGTTCAATTCGAATAATTTTGGGTAAAACCTCTTTATAATATTGAAAGTTTTTCTCGATATCTTCTCTCAATTCACTTGTCTGTAATTCAATAGAACTGTCAAACTCTTCGAGAACATTATCTATATTCTTTTTTGTAATATTAATACGTGCAATATCCATTGATATACAAGATGAACCATCCCTTGCATCTTGTATACAACGCTCTTTTAATCCACATATAAAATCTCCGGAAAATACACTAGCATCAATATCTTCTTCTTTCCAGCGGTCATCTTTACGTCTATAATATTTGAATGAATCGCCTGTTGCATTATATAATGCAGCCATATCACCATCTGCAACTTCATTCACTGTTATATCACGTTCACATGTTTGTCCTGAATTCAAACGACTATCAAAATAGATGGGCGATTTACCATTATCCGCATTTAAATCCGTTTCATTATTATATACTTTTGCAATCACATATTTTTTCTCACAATCACCCAAGTCATTCCATGTATCCATACGTTCTTCTTGAATACGAATCATATCATCCGTGTTTTTATGGACCAATAGGGAAACATCTATAATTCTATAACTAAACATACGATGATAATCAACTTTTGTCAAATAATATAATAATTCCGAGGAAGTAGGATGTATATTGTTAACTCTATCAACTGTATCTATTTTAATTTCTTGTAAACCGTATAAGTTATATATTTCTATCGCATCTTGTTTGTCGATATCAATTAAGTTTGCCAATTTACAGCATTTTGATTTGACAAATAATGAACTATTATTTATCGTATTTATACTTTCTTTCAGTGCATTAAAATCATTATTTTTGTCTCTTAATTGTTTTTTATACTCACGACATTTATTTTCGACAAAATATTTTAATACTTCGTAAAACTTAAATGTAACATCATCCTGATAAATTAAAAATGGTTCCAAATAACATATTACATTCATAATGGACATTTTACCATTTACATTTTTTTTGATTAAGTTGAATAATACTTTTGATTGTGGTATAATAAGATTCAAATATTTTTCATATATTGTCTTATCATTTTCAGTATCAATCGTCGTATTTGTTACATAATTCGTCATCTTCTTTTTACCAATAAAATCAGTATTATCATATAATCGTTGTAATTCAGCAACAGCATCTTCATTATCCAGATTATATAATTGAATTGTTTTTATTAAACTATCGTAATTCTCTGTCTTTTTTAATATCTCAGAAAAATCTATAAAGGTTTGACCCATTTCGGATTTATTCATTATATTCGTTCCAGGTAGTTTTACTCTAGAAAATTGTATCACCGCTTCTGGTAGAGTTAATATACTTACTAAATCAATATGATCCATCGTATTATGTACTTTTTCTCTTTGTACTGTCATTCGAATATCAGAAGTAAACTTTGATGCATGAAGAACTTTATCATCCGGTAAATATACGCCTGTAATATAATTCTTTTCTTTTATATCATATAATACTTGCTTTACACCTCGCTGTTTTTTAACAAAAATATCACTAACATTTGACCGCATATCACCATCGTTATTAATAACTACATTTATATTAGGTGCTACAATGGGTATTCTAGTGAGAATATTAGACCTCTCTATATTATAACGAAATGGCATAAAATATTTGTATATTTGCTGTAAAAACTTAATATATCTATTATCAGACATGGATGACCGTTTGAACTCTTGAATAATAATATTTAACGGATTATCTATATCAGTCATATCAATTTCGACATTTTTATGCAAGTTTTGTAGAGCGGATGCATTCGCATTAATAGTTTCTATTGTAGCGACGGCATCATCCGCATCACTATCTTCATCATTTGAAGTCAAATATAACATTTTTGTCTGAGTTGCTACAGGTATTATCCAATAAAGAGCTTGACGAAATGTTTTCAGATTTTCTACTAATGGTTTCCATTTAGCACCTTTTTGCGTAGAACTTGTAATATTTCCATAATTATCAAAAACGGAAAATTGTTGTCGTAATTGGCGGAAACGCTCAATAATGAGCGCAATTGAGGATAATTCATCAGTAGTTCTTTGTGATTTGGGTATTTTCGATAACATATTATTCAATAAATCATTTTTCTGTGTATCTAGATCATAACGAAATTGAGATTCATCTGCATTAACTAAATAAACAATATCCGCAACTTTACCCAGTGGGATTATTTTATCAAACTCAAATATTGGAGGAGACCTATTTCTGTATTCTTGATTTTCATTCTCATCATCTAAATTATCTATATCAACGGCTTCATCATCATTCACATTTGGTACCATTTCAAAGTATTCTTCATCTGTATATGGAGAGGATATAATCTTTAAAGAAGATATATGTAGGTCGCGAGATAATCCTTTATATTCGAAATTGATATATAATTTTTCTTTATTTTGGTACGTCAATATTGTAATCATATCCAAATCTTCTGGTAATTCGACAATTTGTCCAATCATTTCTTGACGTTCTGTATTTATTTCAAATATAATGGATATCCATGTATTAATAAATAATCCATTTTGTCTAGCAAAACCTTCTTCTTTTTGGCGATATAATAATACAATTTTACCTTCTACTTTTACTCCATTGTAAAGTAATTCGTATTGTTCATCAATCATAAAATCAATTTTCTCGAGAGATTCTACTTCAATTGCGCGTATTTGTGTCTTATCTATATATTCTATATAATATTGATTTTTCTTGGAAGAATAATCAGTTGTAATTTGTATTATATCACCTAATCTTAATTCAATACTAATCATTTTACTTCCTAAATTGGAAGTGGGGTTGGGGTTGGGATTGGATTTGGAATAAATCTTACTTGCAAGTTTTTTTGTTTGTCCTATTTCTTCAATTTCTTCAATTTCTTCAAAATCTTCTTCTTGCATTATTATAATTACAGATAAATATATTACCTGTATAATTTGTATAACTTATATTATCATATGTGATTTACATATATAATATAAAGACACTCTATATAGTGTATAGTATAAGAACAAACAAGGATGAATACAGTTACAACGTCATATTTTTCTATCAGTATTAAAATTAACAATGAAAATAAAATTAATGTAAAAAAGTTTGGAGATTTTTATATTTTGAATTATAATAAGAATACAATAAAGTCACAAGAAGATTATGATATTTATTTTTGTGATAAGTTCAGATATCGACAATTGCGTTCTATTGTTTATCGCATTTTAGATACGACTTATTTAGATTATAAAATATACTCTATTTCACCACAGAAATCATTAGAAATAAATGATTTTATTAAATTATTTCCGACTATAAATAAAGATATTATCATCGAAGAGTTTGTCGAAGGAACTATGATTAATTTATTCTGGAATGATAATAAATGGGAAATATCTACGAAGACGAATATTGGTGGAAAATCTACATTTTTTAGTAAGAAGACATTTGAAGATATGTTTTATGAGGCTTGTAAACAATGTAATTTTTATGTAGATTTATTAGATAAAAATGTAAGTTATAGTTTTGTTTTACAACATCCAGACAATCGCATTGTATCTTTATTTCATGATACAAAATTATGGTTAATTGAAGCATATGAAATATCTGTTGAAGATATTAATACAATTATAAAAACATTAGATACTAGAGCAATTATAAAACATGACCCAGCATTTACACACGCAACAATTCAAGCACCTAAAATATATAATGAGTTTTCTATTTATACAGATGTATGGAGTCATTTTACTGAAAAATCATTGCCGTATAATGTAATGGGTTGTATTATTCGTAATAAAACAACAAATGAACGAACTAAGATTCGCAATCCGAATTATGAGCAAATACGCAGATTACGCGGAAACCAACCCAAACTACAATATCATTACTTCGTTTTACTAAAAGATAATAAAATCCAAGAGTTTTTAAAATATTATCCAGAATATTATTTAGATTTCAAAATATTTCGACAAGAAAAAGATAATTATTTGCGTAAATTATTGAGTGAATACAAAAGTTGTTATATTTATAAATCACAACCATTAATACAATTTCAGAAAAATTATAAAACTCATATGTATAATTTACATGAAATATATAAAAATCAATTGAAACCAAATGACAAAAAAATAATGTCAAATGTTGTGAACGAATATTTCAATCAATTGGAACATCCATTACAATTATGGTCAATTAATTATGAAAAAAATAATCCGGAACATATCTTTTAAAATTATAAGTATAAGTATAAATTATAAGCATGATTTGTTATATTTTTCTCAAAATAATATACATGACTAAACATAATAAAAAAATATAAATATAATTTCCTAAAGTTATTTGCATTTTGAATGAGAAAAGGTGTAATAAATAAATATGATATCATATTTATTTATTTTTATAGGATTACGACTTTTTTTACCAATTCATTCCAAACATCCCCTTTGACTTCTTGCGATGTCTTCGACTGTGAGTTTTTCTTTTGTGACGTCTTCCGCCCATAGAAGCACCCAACGCAGCATTATTAGTTTGATTACCACTTATAGGATTAGTTAATGCTTTCATCATATCATTAACATTTGCTACAGTACTATTCATATTCATTGCAGAACCTCCTCGGTGTCTGCGAGTACCACGACGACGACGACGACCACCCATAGTCATTTTTTTGTGTTGCATTATAATATATTATAATATTATAATTCTTTAAAATCCCTTAATTTCTTTAAATCGCGAATAATTAAGATAACGCACAAAATTATTGAAACAAACCTTTCATTTTTCTAAATATCTCAATTCCATCTGAAATACATATGTCGATATTTTGCTTAATCATATCTTTTGGAGTATCTTCAATATAAGCTAGGCGAATAATACTATATGTATCATGAGGATGTAATTTTTTAAACCCACAATAATTCAATAACTTACTTTCTTTACTAACATTAAATAATGCTGAATATAACATATATTCAATTACTTTTCCTATAGTATAATCTTCATTTAATAGAATAATATCATAACAATTGCTCATCGTATTATCAGCTACAACAATAAGCTCATCTTTTGTCTTAATCATTGTATTAGTATGATTTAAACGTTGAATAATATTATCGCATGCTTTTTGCAATAATTCAACATTGGTATATACACCAATCGTTTGAATCATAAAATCAAAACTATTATCCAAAATAATTCGCTGACCCTCTAATAATCGCCAATTAGTTTCTTCAAACCTCATATCCAATTTGTTTTTTTCCCAATCTTTTTTCAAACTCGTTAACCGTACTTCTTGTTCGTCTAGATCAGGAGTACAACCATATGAACAAACCGATACACAATTATACATTGCATTTTCTTTTGATGTTCCATATGACATTTTCGCAGTAAAACTGATTTTCTCTCCTGGAATTGATTCAGATAATATCGGTCGTAAACTGACAAACTCAATAAATTGTTTTGTTCCATCCGGTGCGGTCCAAGGTGGGAAAATCATTTGAGTTGTTTCTTTATCTAATAATTTATCTTCTGATATATCACGAACTCTAAAATCTTTTGTAGTAACATACAATATACTATCACTAGTATTATTTTCGACATTGACTTCCAATAAATAATTATCAATTGTTTTTGCATTTAATTTTTCAATATAAATCGGAATACAACTTAGTCGTTGTTTCAGAATCTCATTATTCATACGACTAGTATTTGTAATAATATTTGCGGTATTTTCTTCTTGAGGTGTTGTCTTGAATACAACTGTCGGGATATCAGAAATGACTGTCCGTCTAAGTGCATTTGCGATGCTTACATTCACTCTCGAAAGAGTAAACGTCAATACATCTTCATTATCCACGATATTTGCAATTTTTGGTTGAGATGTCATTATATTCTTTTCATTTAAATATATATTTATATTATAAATCAATTTTATAAGTTAAAAATAAATATATAATTGCTATTATAATTTTATGAGTTCAATTCTATATTATTCCAATTTTTGCGAACATTCTAAAAAATTATTACAATACGTTACAAAGACAAAATTAATAGATGATATTCATTTTATTAGTATTGATAAACGATTCAAAGATAATAAAGATGGCAAAATGTATATTATTCTAGAAAATGGACAACGTATTATTATGCCTGAAAATATCGACAAAGTACCAGCACTACTATTATTAAATGGAAAATACAATGTTTTATATGGAGAGGATATATATAATTTTATTAAACCACAAGAAAGAGAAATGGTTCAAGTTGCTACAAATAATAATATGGAACCATTAGCATTTAGTTTAGGAGGAGCAAGTGCTTATGGTGGAATCGTTTCTGATAATTTTAGTTTTTTAGATATGGACCCTGAATCATTAAAAGCAAAAGGTGATGGAGGTCTAAGACAGACACATAATTATTTTTGTATTAATAATGAAGAATCTATAAATAATCAAAATCAAATATATACACCTTCAGAAGAAGTATCTTATAAACAACCCAAATTAGCTGAAAATGTTACAATTGAACAATTACAACAACAGAGAGATAATGATTATGCAATGTTGAGTAAACAACAACGCAAAACTATATAATAATATTATTATTTATTTGAAATAATTTAAATAATAAATATTTAAATACTTATGTCTAATAAATCTACGTTTTTAACCATATTTAATAATCATTTTACAGAGTTTATTGATGATGTAGTAAATGTATTTCCAGAAGATGTCGATTTATTAACTATGAAAAAAACATTTGCATTAATACGAAAGGTTAATCCTAGATTGATTATTACGGTGTTTTATAATGATGTATATAAAAAATATTATACGCATATTGAAAAAGGTGATATAGATTATTTTATTGAAAAAGATTATCAAACTGATTTGAAAAATAATGATTTGATAAATAATGATAATTTTACTAAAATTACTCAGGCTATTAATAGGTTAAGAGACCCAATACGTAAAATGAATCATTCTGAAAAACAAAAGACAATTAAATATTTACAGAACTTGTGTAAATTATCTGATACTTATATGAATTAATATGATTACTATTTTTTTAATAATAATCATATGATTTTACTAACATGATTTTAGTAACATGTTTTTTTTAGAGATAATTTATCATTTTTGATTATTTTTGATTATTTATATTAATTATATTCGTTCGTCAAAGATTTAAAGAAAATAAGTAGAGAAATACTATGACAGACATAGAAATAACTGATTCGCAAATAACAACGCTGAAACCAACCACAGAATTTAAAAAAATTATAAAAGAGTTTATCGAAGATATTCAAAATACTTTTCCGGAATACAAGGGCATTATTGGTCAATGGTGGAAGTTAGATAATGAAGAAGATTCTATTCAATATATTTACAGTTATTGTATAAGAGTTTATCCAGAGAGAATATTCGAGATATTGTATCAAAATGATCAACTGTTTTCAGAAGATAATAATTATAATACTGAGTTCTTACCTGGAATTAGTTTCAAATATATATGGTCATCGAATATTACAGAAAATACGAAAAATACTATTTGGAAATATTTACAATTGGTTATTATTTCGTTGATAGACACCATTAAAGATAAGAGTATTTTTGGTGATACCGCAAAATTATTAGAAACAATGGATTGTGAAGATTTCAAGACAAAATTGGAGGAAACATTGGATAGTATTCAAACGCTATTTACAAGAGAAACAAATGAAGAAGATAAAACGGATTGTGGTGAAAATAATGAACCCAAGTTCCAATTACCTTCTTCAGATGATATTCAAAGTCATATTTCAGGAATGTTAAAAGGCAAATTAGGTGATTTGGCAAAAGAAATTGCAGAAGAAACCGCAGAAAGTATGAATCTAGATATTGATGAAGATGTTACAGACCCATCTCAAGTATTTAAGAATCTTTTTTCAGACCCAAGTAAATTGATGAGTTTAGTACAAAATGTAGGAAGTAAACTAGATACAAAAATTAAATCTGGTGAATTAGACCAGACTGATTTGTTTAGTGAGGCAAGTGAGATGATGAGTAAAATGAAATCTATTCCGGGGATGGATAATATTCAAGATTTAATATCTAAAATGGGTCTCGGAAAAGATTTTGGAAAAAGTGGATTAGGTGGATTAGGTGGATTAGGTAGATTAGGTGGACAAAATAATAAAAATACGCGAGTTGACCATAATGCAATGGAACAACGATTAAAGAAGATGACTATGAGAGATAAAATGAAAAAGAAATTGGAAGAACGACAAATGAATAAATTATTAAATGAAGCAAGTGCAGAAATGCTTAAACGACAAACACAATTATCAACATCTACTCCAATAGAATATGAAGATTTGATTTCTATTTTTCAAGAAAAAGATAAAAAACCGAAGAAAAAGAAGACAAAGGCACATGTTGAGACTACGTCGTCATAAATAAAAAAGATTATAATATTCTATATATATGTCATCAAATACCACTGCTTTTTGGGGAAATAATCCGAGTATTTTATTGAAAAAAGATGAAATTACTGAATTATGGCCTACTTCTAATATGGATTATGAGAAAAAATTAAATGCGATTACAAGATTAGTAATAGTATTAACATTATTAGGATATATTTTTACTTTTTCATTGAAGATACTAGCAGTCGGTATTATAACACTTCTTATCATATATATTTATTATAAGGTTAAATATGATGAAGTAGAAGGTTTTAATATAATAAATCAACCAACGGTTAATACGAGAAATCAAACACAAATGGCTATTTTAGGAAATACAGATACATCACCTAGAAAAATTATTAATCCTGAAACATTAGAAGAAACATTGAAGATAAATTATCATTTGAATAGTAGCAAAAATCCGTTTTCTAATGTATTACTTCCTGAGATAAAGTTCGACAAAAATAGAAAACCTGCACCACCAGCTTTTAATACACAAGTTTATGAAGATATTACAACTGCAACTAAAAATCTAGTACAAGAATTGAATCCAGGTATTATAGATACAAATAAGCAATTATTTGGAGATTTAGCAGAAAACTTCGTGTTAGACCAATCTAATCGGGCATTTTATTCGACAGCAAATACACGCGTCGTAAATGACCAAGGTGCTTTCTCGAAATATTTATACGGTAATATGCCCAGTTGTAGAGATAATGATACATTAGAATGTGTAAAAGATAGTTATCGTTATACTTTATACTAATTATTATATAATTATTGTTTCATTTATTTATTTATTTGTTTGTTTATTAAATTATTTCTTATATATTGGTAATAATTTGAGAATAAAATAATATGTATTAATATTAATGGCTTTTGTTACGAATTATTCTTTTGATAATATGTCTAGAATAGGCAATGATTCGTGTTTTCAAGACCAAATGACTATACAGAATATGCAATATGCAAATTATAATCTAGAAAACTATTTTGCAAAAGATTGTACAATGAAGATTCCAATTAAACTTGCAACATCTCAACCAGGTATTATGTATAATGGAACGAGTCCAGTTGGTTCAGGAGGTTGTGTTGTAGATGATAGTTCAAAATTATTATTTGGTGAAGGTAATACGCATAATAAAAGTAAGGTTGACCTATTTCAGAGACCATTCGCAACTGTTCCTTATTTAGGTAGAGGTTCGGTTGACCCCGTTTTAGAATCTCAAATGCAACAGGGTGAAATGATTACTAATAAACGTACTGTTACAGGTTTACCAGAGAAGAGCTATTTAAAATATACAAATACTCCTCTTCAACCTAATATACAAAATCGTGTGACAAACTCGGCATATTGTGTCGAAAGTGACGCATCACAAGGTTGGATTCGTGGAGGTATCCCTTCACGTGAATTGACTCGTGACCGTGAATATTTGAATCAACAAAATAAACAAACTAAATATTATTAAGTATTTAAGTATTAATAATTAAGTAATTTAAATATACCAACAAAGATAATAATATATGTATAATTTTCAGTTTATCCCTACATATATGTTTTATGATATTTCATTATGTTTAGTAAATCCAATTAGTAGTCAATATATTCAACAAAAAAAAGAAGCTGTTGATATAGTAGTTCCTGATAATATTTTTCATACAAATACTATTCCAAAAATTGTCGAAAATGACAATGACAATGACAATAATAATAATGAGAATGAATATTGTCATAATAATATTGAAAGTGATAGTGATAGTGATTTTGATTTTAATGATTTATCAGATACAATTACTAGTAAATATTTATATGAAACTGAAATATTACATGCATTAAATATGAATAAATATGATGAAGAAATTACTAATACAAAGATGATAAACTTGTATAATTATATTTGTAATATGAGAGAAATAAATCCAACAGTAAGTCTATTTCTTAGTTATGCGCAAAAATTGTCTTCTACTATATTGTTGAGTGATGATGAATATTCTGGATTTATTATGTTTTTTTCTTATCATTTTTTTCATATTACACATTTATGTATTTCTAATTTATTAGATAATAATAATGAGAATGATAACCAATATATATCTAATATAAATATGGAATGTTTTATTAATACAATTGAATCATTTATATCTCCGGATAATAATGATGAAATTATTAATATTGGTTCCGGTTGTACTAAAACAATAAATATAAATAATTTTCTCGATAATTCTGATTATGAGTCTGAACCAGAATCAGAATCTGAATCAGAATCTGAACCCGTTTGTAATTTTGAGATTGATTAATGAAATAATTATTATAATATAATTATATTATAATAATGGCTTCTACAAGAAATAATAACACTCCAGGAAATTATTCTCTAGAACAACGTTCTTATAAAGAAAATACACAATATAATTTATACAATCATTCTGCATATGGAAGAGCATGGAATACTGAACTCGCCGGTATTGGTCTTATTCAAGGACATATTCCACGAAATCAATTATCTAATAATTCTATTCAAACAGAATCATATTTATTTGGTATTAATTCCACAAATCTTGTTAATCCAGAACCACAATTTGTTGCTCAACCAAAATATCTTGAAACCAAAAATCTATATCAACCAAATCCCATTATTATGCCACAACCATTAGTAATTGAACGAAACCGTCCTTTTCCGTGTCCTTAATATTCAGGTGCATGTTTTTTGAAAATACATCCTTGCGATGTTAATCCTTTTACATCATTTGTTACTACTGTAGCATTTTGATTCTTACAATTAGTCATCCATATTTTTATTATACAAAAGTTCTTTTTTGGTGAAATTGTAATCCCCGTTACGGAACATATAAATTGTTCATTTGAACTAATAACATTTCCAATTAATACATAAGTTAGGTCACGCCATACTTCATATACATTCTTATTTGAAACCTTATAAGAAAAACATCCACCACTTTTATTCATCGGGTCTTCCCATAATGGATTCACACCATATCTCATTATAAAAAGCATACAATTTTTTATTAAAATATCCGGAATCGTTTCTGTAATTGTAATCATCTCTTCGATACTATTTATATCATAAATCTTCTTATAACTCTTCAATGACCAATCTGTATCATGTGGTAAATGTGCCCATAATGTCCATTTATGAATAGTAGGATGAAAACTAATAATAGGTTCATTTGGTATTGTGATAGATGATACATTATCTTCTTCTTTATTTTCTATTTCAAACTCTAAATCTTGTTTATGTTCGAGTTCTTTATATGTGTTTGATAATAACATATAAAGAACATACAATTCGTATATTTATATTGTAATTTTATTATTATTGAAATGCTAACAACAACAATTCCATATCAATTATGATATCAATATATAATTGATATGTTGTAATATCTACATTTTATTAATTATTATTTATTATTAATCCTATTTCATAATCAACTATTTATAACTAAATATTATAAATATTTTGATTTTTTTATTTTATCATATTCATCTTCATAATCGTCATCATCATCGTAATGATAATCGTCATCATTATCGTGATTATCATTATCATTATCATTATCATTACATTTTACATCTGAAAAAATACTATCAATATTGTTTTCTATAAAAGACATATTATCTGATATCTTTTCACCATTGTAATCTTCTTCTTTTATATATTGTGATTGTGGTATATCATTATTATCTGTAATACAATATTTTTTTATTTTATATGAAGATTTCTCGAATATAATTGATTCATTCTCTGAAATATGAATTGTCTCAATATTATTATCGAGTATTTCCATAGTATACTCAAAAGTATCTTCATTGACAATAAGCCGATATTGTTTGTATAGTAAATAAGCTACGACATATTTATCAATAATATTTCCTACAATGAAGTAGTTATATTCTCCATTAGATAATTTAATTTCATATTTATCTTTTTCAGAAAAAATAATATTTATTAAATGGAACTTAAAATCACAAACTGTATATTTTTTTACAAAATTATATATATTTTTACAAATAACTTTATTTACTGGATATGTTTGATAATCTGAATAAATAAGAAAATCTATCAAACTTTGATTATACATCAATAAGTTTTCAGTCTTACATCTTAGTAATACAGTACTATCACGAATAATTTCAATTTCATTTTCTAGTTTTTTTTTCAATTCCGAAAACTGGTCTGATACATATTTTATCATTTTATTATTATTAACAAATCTATTACATGATATTTGAATACGACTATAACATTTAATACCATAAAACATTAATTCACATAATATTTTTGAATTAAAGTGTTGTGGATAATAAATATATATAATAAATACCCCAATAGTTGTTCCAAATCCAACATTATATAAATTATATATGTTCATTTCAATAAAGTAGGTTCATTTATTTATATTATAATTTAATATTATTTTGTATTATTATTTTGTATTATTTATTATTAACCCAAGTTCTGTATAGGCATAGGTAAAATTGTAATAGCATCTGGTGGTGGCTTAACTATATTTGTATTAGCTTCTGGTGTTGATACCGTTAAATAATGAGGTTGTGAGTCGTTTGGTAACATCCAAGGTGGATATGGTGGTGATGTCATTGATGATTTATATACAGGTTGTTGTTTTTGTTCAGGGTTTTGTTCGGGTTTTATGTAGGTTGTCGTAATATTTTGTCCAGTAGCAACATCTAAACCGAATATATATAGTATCATTGTCGTTATTACAGCCATAAATATGAAGGGAATTAGTACAATAATCCATGAAATTATTCCTAAATCCATATTACACAAAACATTAAGTAAAAAAGTAATAATAATAGTGATAAATGTCTTAACAATTGCGGTATTATATAGTCCATTTGCACAATCTACTATTATTTGTATGGTACAAAATACTAAATATATGAGAGCTGGAGGGCATATTAACATATATATATTCGTTTAATAAAAGTTTTTATTTGCTTAGAAATATCAAATGGAATCGGATTCATCAATCGACATAATTATGAGACAGACTAATTATACCAAAGAAATCGCACAAGACAAATTATCAGAACATAATGGAGTTGTCATAAATGTTATTAAAGAGTTTATGGGTATCCCGATTAATCCGCAAGTTACTAGAACAAAACCTACATTACAACAAGAAATGTTTACACAAATAAGACGACAAATGGATTTGTCGATTCGTGACTTTAATAAAAAACAAAATGCAAAATTAGAAGAAGAAATAGCTTCTTCCAAATAACAAATAATTCATATACAAATATATTCATGTAAATGTTATTTATTTATATACGCGTCAATAAAAATATATATTTAATTTGTCGAAATAATGCTTTGTCAAAATAATAATTATGAATGATAATTATTATTATTAATAAAAAAATGTTATATCAACTCACTATATGGTTGTTTAATTCGCAAGTTTTTCTTCGCTTGTTGTTGTAAATTGTTGGTTGGAATTACTTTATGATTTATAATGAAATCATCATTATCATCATAATATTCTGGAAGAATACGTGTCAATGGTTTATCTATCATCAAATATAGACGATGGCTCTTCAAAAGAGCACGATATTCTTGGATAGTTAGATTTCCTAGAAACTTGTCTAAAATATAGTGAGGATTTGGTGCGGGTTTGATATTTTTACTATATTCATATACTTTTGAATAAATATGATTAAGTAAAGCATATCTCTCGAACCTTACAGAATGATCGATATTTTCATTCATTAAATATGCAATTGCACATTCAGGACTACAGAAGCAACCATATACATGATAAATATCTTTCATCTTATACTTGGGAATATAGATTGATGGATTATCAAAATCATATGAACACCAAAAACACGCCGATTTTTTGTCGGAAATATTATTGATATGTAAATTGTGTTCAAGTATTTTGAGTTTCTTCCATATTTCTTTAGTATCAACTGTCGTATTATTATTAATTTCAGAATTAACTGAATTAAAATTAACATTATCGGTTGTTACAATAGAAAAAGATTGGTTTGTAATAATATTTTCACTAGAAGATATAGGTATAGAATGAGATTGTTCATCGAGTAATTGTTCATAATCATTTTTAATATTATCAAAATTATATGGGTCTATATTTGAGTTTGTAAAATTAGAATTATATTCACCAACTTGATTCAAGTCTTTTACAGAACATTTTAGATGTAGAATTATATTCGGTTTAATAGTATTTACTATTTCTGGTGCTGCTTGTTGACTAATAATTTTACCGCCTTTTGGTTTTCGTCCGCGTTTTTTACATACAGTTTCTTCTTGTAATATTACAGAATCATTATTTTCAACTATCATTTTTTTTGCGCGTTTTTTACCTTTAATATTTGTGGTTGGTATGTCAGTTGAAAGTAAATCATTTGGAATTATGTGGGTTAAAAATTGGTCGGTTGGAAGAATATTGTTTAAACTCATTTTATAGATATTATTTTATTACTTTAAATAGTTTATAATACTTATTTGGCGACGATTATCCCCATAGTGGGAAGTTCATAGCAAGAACGGCAAACCGGTATATAATTATCACTTCCAATTAAGAACTGTGTAGTTTCTGTAGTAATTCGTCGTGAGAATATAGCAGGAGTGCCATTACGACATATACCACAAAGTGATGTCATTTTTGTTACCTTATCACATAATGGAATAAGGTCGAGAATCGTACCAAACCGTTTACGTTCAAAATCTCCATCAAGTCCACATATATATATCTTCTTTTTATGCTTCAATAAATCGACAATACAAGGATACAAGTCATGAAAGAATTGACCTTCATTAATAAGAATAACTTCTGCTTCTCTGAACTGAAGATGATATGTGGATAAATCGTCAATTGGTTCATCTAAAACATCATAATTCCATAAAGGAAGTAGTTCTTGTGTTTGAATACATGGTATCATCGTCTTATCATGTGTACTTAAATGAGTTTCATGATATCTCTTATCAGCAGAGTGATTGATAACAATAATTGAGATATTACAAAATATATTCTGTTTATATATTTCGAGAAGTTTACTTGTTTTTCCTGAGAACATAGGTCCAATAAAGAGTTCAAGATATCCAGTTGTTGTCATATTGTTGGTTTTAGTTTTGGTTTTGTTGGTTCTTTATATTTGTATTTTTATATTTTCAAATAATTTCATTTCAATTTAATTTAATTTTATATTAATATTATAATAATTATTATTTACAATTTTCAACAATTATAATACATTACAAATGAGTATTCCTTGGGTAGAATCTTGGAGACCTACGAAAATAATAAACATCATTATGGACCCATTAAATCGAGATATTATGAATAATATTATTGATACAGGTTACTTCCCCAATTTATTGATATATGGACCACCAGGAGTAGGTAAAACATCAAGTGTAATTGCTCTTGTTAATGAGTTCCAAGAAAGACATAATTTTAAAACACAGAGCATGATAATTCAAAATAATGCGAGCGATGATAGGGGCGTAGATATTATTCGCAATCAAATAAGTCAATTTGTAAACTCAAAATCATTATTTAATGAAGGAATGAAGTTTATTATTCTCGATGAAGCAGATTATATGACAAAAAATGCACAACAAGCATTGAAATATTTACTACAAGAATATTCAGTATCTGTACGTTTTTGTCTAATATGTAATTATATTAGTCGCATAGATGAAGGATTACAAAATGAGTTTTTAAAAATGCGTTTTAATAAGATATCAGATATAGATATTCATAATTTTCTATTAAATATAGCCAGGACAGAAGGACTAAATGTCTCTGAACAAACTATTCATTCTATACAACAATTATATAAATCTGATATACGAAGTATGATTAATTATATGCAATCAAACCAAGATGTTCTTTATAATAATAATTTCAAAATTATTAATAACGAAATATTAGAGAACATATATGATAAAATCCAGAAATCGAATAAAGACGATAATTTGAACCAATATATAAGAACAATAAGTATTGAATATAATATCGACATAAAAAATATTATCAAATATTTTGTGAATTATCTTATTCGAACTAAACAACTCATTCTCAATAAAGATATTCTGAATACAATTGAAAATATAATGCATTATCAAGATTGTAAAAATGAATATTATATCGGATATGCGATGACGCAATTATCAAAGCATATTATTCCTTCAATAAATTGAATCGTTAGTCGATATTCTTTAAATATATAAAAATTGATTATATATTTAATTTAAAGAAATTAACCCAAACAAGGTATACTCTAAATGATGCAACATCTCGATAATGAATGGGAACTATTCTTATCAACGCAAAAATCAGGAAATGATGCTATAGATTCTGATTATATTGCAGAACAAAAAAATTCTAGTTGTTTCGGGTATAACGATGATATTGATATTGATATTGATAAAAGCGTTATAAAGAAAATTGATATAACAAAACACACGGTAAAAGATAATTTTACAGAAAGAGCAACAACAACTACAACTACAACTACAACCAATAATGAAGATATTATTGATATACCATTGGCTTCTAATATTTATATTTCGACAAAATCGAAGATTGCGTACTTAAATCAAATGATCGATTTAAGTACTATATTCTGGGGTATTAGAATCATACCATATTCTCAACCAACTGAAGGTATTATTAAAAAACAAATGAAGTTCAATTCAATGAAAGAAGAAGAACTCGCTATTATCAAAGAACACCTGAAAAATGAAAATTATTATGACGAACAAATTATTACCAGCATTCATAATCCATCCGGTCGTATCAAGTTTAAAGATATACGCAAAATTAGTATTGGTATATCGAAAAAAGATATTATGAGTTATCGTATTAAAAAAAAGAGCGCATTTTATAATTGCTTTGTCATGATTATGCGCATCAAAGTTGATAATGTATTCAAAGAGTTTCATATTAAAATATTCAATACTGGCAAATTAGAAATACCTGGCGTTCAAAACGATAATATATATGAAACTATTCTCAGTAATATATTAACTACACTTCAACCATTTATTATAACAGATTTACCATTAGGTTATAAACAAAAAAGTGACACTGTATTAATCAATTCTAATTTTAATTGTGGATTTTATATCAATCGTGAAGTTTTACATGAATTATTCAAATATAAGTACAAAATACAGAGTATATATGATCCTTGTTCTTATCCAGGAATACAGTCAAAGTTCTACTATAATCCAAACGTAGAAGTTCAAACAGGAAGTAAAATACCTGAAGATAAAAAACATTTATATCCAAATATTGTTGAAGTATCATTTATGATATTCAGAACAGGTAGTATTCTTATTGTTGGAATGTGTGATGAAACTGTGCTATATTGTATATATGAGTTTTTAAAAAAAGTACTCATAACAGAGTTTCATAATATTAATCAAATGATAATAACAGATGAGAATCGTATTGTAAAAGATAAACGCAAAAAAATAAGACGAAAAATAATGACAATCGATATTATTCAAACAGTTTAATAAGTTGACTAGGTTTTAGAGAAGTAATATTATGCATTATATAAACATTTTCCCTCATTTTATCAGGTGATATATCTAATGTTCTAAGATTTTTACTGATTTTACTTATACATTCTAAAAATTGTTCAATTGTATAAATATTATTAAAATATTCATCTAATAATTCAGTAAAATAATATAGATTACTATAATTTTTATATGATAAATCATAAGAGTTAATTTGTTTCATTATTGTAAATATAGAATGATAATTGGTATAAATATGATTAAATTGTATAGATGTGGTTGTTGATGTGGATAAGTTTGGGGTTGATTTGGAATGATAAACATAATTTAATATTACCTTCATTATTTTTCCGTGAATAATCAATGTATCATAAATATTTTTTTCTTTATCGGTAAGTAAATGTTCCGTATTTTTACAAAATGGCTTATTAATATTGAATATAGTCTTTTTATATATAAATAATACTGCATCCGAAATGGTTAAGTTTAAAAATACATTTGAATCATCCATAATTTGATTGATAAACTCTATATAAAAATATATTACTTTCTGACAATGTTCTTTAACTAGGTGTATATTTTTAGTATTATATAATAAGTAATTAAAAATATTATATATTGATTCTAATCCTTTTACATAAATATAGTAATGATTTTTATTATTTAATGGAATATACATTTCATTCATACATTTTGTATATTCATTTGTTAAGTTTAATTGTTGCATCAATAAATCATTCAAATCGCAATTAAATGATGATAAGTAATTAATCGATTCTGTTAATAAATATGTCGTATTATTGTTTTCAGATAACATTATATTATATATAAGTAATATAATAATATAATGTTATCAAAAATTATTTATACTCATGAACATCTAAATTGAATATTGATATATAAAGAAGAATATATCATATTCAATTTATATTCTGATTATTTACATTTTAATTAAAAAAGTTTTTAAAGTTGTATTTTCTTTTGCGAAACGTAATGGGAACCGTCTATCGCCTTGTATTTGTAATTCTTTTTTTAATAATTGATATGTTGTTCTTTTTTCATATTGTTCTCTCTCTAAATCATAAATATTTATAAATACATTTTTTTTCAATATTTTTCGTGCATTTTTAATTAATGTTTGTGGTTCTTCACCAAATTGAATTAATATCTTATTCAACCATAATAAATCATTTAATTTTTTTTCCAAATTATTTCCAATTTTAGTTCTTTCAGCAACTATATTTGTTATTAAGTTTTGAATTGTGTTATTGTTAATAATTTTAATAATTTTATCAATTTCATCATATTTTTCATTATTCATCAAACTACATATTTTATTGAATTTAATTTTGTGTTGTTTTAATTTTATTTTTAATTCACACATAAGCTCTTGATAAATAGATGTAGACATTTATATCATTTAATGTTATTGTCTTTAAATATTTTTTAATTTATAATATAATGTGTAAAATATTTAGTTATATAAATTAAAAAGTATTTAAAGACAATAAAATTAAATGATATAAATGTCTACAACGGAAAACCAAGTTGGATCTGCTTCAGGATCATCCAGTTACAGATTGCCAAGTGACGCCACATTGAAACACGCAGCTAAACTAGCAGTTGTAGAAGATAAACCTATTATGTTGGATTATTGGGCCGCATCTTTGGATAAAAAAGCATTGATCGGCGTTCGCGAAGGAGGTGAAAAATTATTGGTTAAGAGTGAAGATGAATACACTTCTCCTGTGGCAAAGTTTTACAAGAGCGGAACTGAATATATTGTCATTACTGAAAACTCTATTTATTTAGTTAGTTCAGATATTCCAACCCGTAAAATATCTTAAATATGCTTAAACATAAACTTATATTAACTATTTGTTTTCATCAAATAGTTAATATCAACTCAAATCAAATTATAATAACATATTATATTATTATGACATATGGTAACTTCTATTATGGCAAAGATGGGTTTTTCTTTAAAAGAAATAACGCAATCGGTGTAAAATGGAATCCGCGTATCGGACTTATTTGTAATCAACCACAGAATGTTAATAATAAATATGTAGCAGGTTCTGGTGTAGGAGCTAAAACCACTGCAACCCGGCGTTACGAAACGAGTCGCGCTTCTCATTATTATCCTGTATCGACAAATGGAGAATGTTTTACTAGATTAGGATTATATTCAAATTATAATAGTGGATTATCTACTTATTCTTTTAACTGGTACATCAAAACATAAACTCATACACTTACTATATAATATATACTTATTGTAACCATAAATATATATTTTTTATATGGTTTTGAATATTTTAGGCAAAAATATTTATGATAATATTAACACATATTCATCATATTATCGACAATTTTTTTACCACCAATATCAGATGGTTCTATACTGTACGAAAAATCTTCAGAATCCTTCATAAACTTGGATAAATCTAATATACGACAATTATATTTTTTGGCTATTTTTTTCACTTGTATATTCCATTCTTTTATATAAGAATCGTAATTTCTAAAATAACTAGAATGAGGATAGTATAGTGTAAATAAAATAATATAAGCCTTCTTCATTTTTCTTATAAGTTGTTTTATACAATCTTCATAATTAGAAATTATATTATCTAACGCATTTGGTTCCACTTTTGAAGCATCACGATATACTATTTGTTGTAATATATCATTTCCACCAACAGATACAAATATATAAGTCCGTTTATTATTATTTTCTCGATTTAACTCAGGTAATTGATAATCTATCATATCTTGAATTGTACTATTATTTTTTGCTAATACAAATCAGCGTATCTTCACTATCTGATATATCATATTCTATATAATCCACAACACTTTTTTCGAAATATTTTTCATTATCTAAAATACTATCACCCATTAGTATGATTAATTTTGGTTGATTTGTATATGTTTCTATTATTTTTGTATCGTATATAATATATATTATTAATGCTAATACTATAAAAAGAAAATACCAAAATATTATCATTATATATTTGATGATAATATTTTATTAAAATATTTTATGAAAATATGTGATATCAATATATTATAGTATTTCTTTGATTTTTTCAAGTTGTTCATTTGTAAGATTTGTAGGAAAATCCACTTTAAAATGTATAATTAAATTACCCTTTGTGTTTTCTCTCGTTAATCCCATATTAGGAATAACTTTCTGGTATTCCGGTTGAATAATATTTCCAATATCATTATTTATTGTATATATTTTATTATTAATATATTTTAATTCAAAAGAAAATCCACATAAAGATTCTTTCAGAGATATATGTTGTTCAATATATAGGTCTAATCCTCTTCTTTCAAACGAAGAATTATTTTCAACTTTAATGAAGATTTTAATATCACCTTTGCATTCATCATTTACAATATTTCCATTATCTTTTAATAATATTAATTCTCCATCATCAATTCCTTTAGGTATATCAACATAAATTGTCTGCTTTTCATGTATTTTCATATCATTTTCAATCAACCATCTCTCAACTTCAACCGGTAATTGAGCACCATTTAATACCTGTTCCATATTTATCTTTAAATGTTGAATAATAGGTGCAGGCTTTTGTGGTCGTTGTTGGACATGAATAGGTACTCCATTTTTAAATATACGAATATGTGAACCTTGAAATGGCGGATTAAATCCAGCATTCGGCATATGTGTAGACATTCGAACACCTCCCATATTATTGAAAAAAAGACTAGATAATATATCATTCATATCATCCATTCCTTCATTTCCAAATGGATTACCAAATACATTTCCAAATGGATTACCTTCAAACGTATTTTTTCGCATAAAATCATATTCTCTCTTCTTATCTTGGTCTCCTAATACTTCAAATGCAGCACTAATACTCTGAAACTTTGTCGTTGCAGATGCATCATTCGGATTTCGGTCTGGATGATATTTAAGAGATAATGAACGATATGCTTTTTTAATCTCATCTTGTCCTGCATTTTCTGAAATACCTAGAGTTGTATAATGAGTTTGTTCTTTTGATTCTGATGATGTAAACATAAATAATATTAATTATATTATTAAAATAAATTATAAACCTAATTATTTGTTATTATTATTATTATTATTATGTTAAAAAAAAATAATCCAAATATTTATGAAAAATTATTTATTGATAAATATAAACCAATATATTTAGACGATTATATTCTTGAAAACGATTTTGTCGAAACTCTCAAAATACTTATTAAAATAGATAAATTAAATATATTATTTGTCGGAAATATTGGCAGCGGTAAAACATCGATTTTACATACAATCGTCAAAGAATATTATAAAGATTTTGCTTTAAATGAATATACTCAAAATATCCTTCATATCAATAATTTGAGAGAACAAGGTATTAATTATTATAGAACAGATGTTAAAATATTTTGTCAAACACGCTCATTTATACCAAATAAAAAAAAGATTGTTGTATTAGATGATATAGATATTATTAATGAACAAAGTCAACAGATATTTAGGAACTTTATAGATAAATACAGTGATAATGTTCATTTTATTTCATCATGTAGTAGTATACAAAAAGTAATTGAAAGTATTCAATCCAGATTTTCCATCATTCGTATCCAATCTATACAAAAAAATGAACTGCGTAAAATAATGAATGATATCTCATTCAAAGAAGATATTATTATTGAACCTGATGCTGCGGATTTTATTTTGGATGTATGTAATAATACATCTAAAATATTAATTAATTATATTGAAAAATTCAAATTATTGAATCGTCCAATCACATTGGAAATTGCTAACCAAGTTTGTACAAATATTAGCTTCGTTATATTTACTAAATATACAAAATGTATTATAAATCATCAACTTGTCGATGCAATTAATATATTGTTATCTATTTATGATAACGGTTATTCTGTAATGGATATTCTCGATAATTATTTCTTATTTATAAAAACAGTCGATTTTCTTGAAGAAGAACAAAAATATAAAATTATTACTATCATTTGTAAATATATCAATATATTTCATAATATACATGAAGATGAAGTTGAATTGTCATTATTTACTAATAATATAATTGATATTGTATAAATATTTCGACAATATTATTTTTATCAAGATATTTCATTATAACTTATTATCTGTTTTGTTATCTGTTTCTGTATTATAAATATATTTTTATTAAAATACTAAGACATAATATTATATATTTAATAATATAGTTTGTGGGTTTTATTTGTTTTTATTTGTTTTTTTTCATATTTATGATTAGCATCGTTACTCGTATAAAATAATAATAAATTATTTGATTTTCATATTATTATAAAATAATAATATTATATAATATTATTATTTTATTCATATTTATTTCCATTATATAATTATTTATGTAATAACAATACAAGTTATAAATAATTATTAATAATACTTATTATTTGTATTATTAATATTATAATCGTATAAATTATGTCAATACAGATATTTAAAAATCACGTTCCGGATGAATTATTATTCGAACTATTGAATAAAATATGCATTAGAATTAAAAATTATTATATTATAAATGACATCTCTTTTAAAAAAGGTCAATATAATAACTGGACCGTAGATTTTATTGACAATTGTCGAAAATATTACCATATATCCAAACGCAAATATTTGGATAAACCATTAAATTATAAATCATTCATAACAATAATAAGACAGATTTGTAAGTTTAATAATATTCAATATCAAAACTTTATAAAATACGAAAAATCATCTTACAATATATATTATTATATTTATATACCAAATAATATTGCAAATAATATTGATGAAAAAATAGTAGATACAGAAGATACACAAGATAAAGAGGATACACAAGATAAAGAGGATACACAAGATAAAGAGGATACACACGATAAAGATTATAAATAAATTATAAACCAATATTATTACTACTTATTGAATATTTGTCGAAATAATACAATAAATTGTATTATACTGTAATATATTATATAAATATAATATTATAGTTATTTGATATAAATATATATAATGTATAATTCAGCAAATCAGTTATATAAAAATCGCATAAATGTACGACGAAGAAAAGCAAAAAACAATCAACCTAATATATTCAAAACATTTGAATACTTATATCATCGCGCAAATGATGCGTTTTATTATATGATTAATATGAAGAAACGACAATTATTTAATATTAAATTATTAAATAATACAAATAAAAAATATAAACAAGTCCGTTTTTCTACATGCGTTAGAGTCATGCTTATTCCAACAAAATCTGAATTACTAACACATGATTTATGGTGGTCTAATGATATATATTCCAATAATAAATCATATATTGATACAATACGACGAAATATAATTAGGCATTATCCTTTTATTACAAAACAAGAATTAAAAGATAAAGTAATGGTTGAAATTAATCGAGAACCAATTGAAGATTCATATAATACATATACTAATTATAATCAATTATATATCTAAATCTAACAAATTAGGCTCTTTTGATGAAGAATATATTCTCTTTTCATTCTCATATTGTTCTCTTAAAGTAATATTATGATTTGTCAATTGTTCAATCGTGTTATTTCGCCCAATAAGTTCTCTTTCTAAACGAGCAATGATTAGTTTTTGATTACCAATTGTAAGCTTCATTTCTTCACAATCTTTATAATAATTTTGTTTATTTGCGTTCAGCGATATTAACCAATTTCGGTGACATAATGTCCTAATGTGTGCTGAAAATGAATTATAATTATTAAATATTTTATCTTTTCTCGAACCACACATACAGCGTATTCCATATTTTAATTGACTAAATGTCGGAATAGAATCAATATAATTACCTTCGTTGTCTATATTTGCAATATAATATTCAGGTTCTATTGTCAAATCCATCTCTCTTTATTATCATTGTCTTATGACTTTTCTTTAAATTACTTATAATAATTATACGTATACGTTGTATTTATTATTACATTTATTATTATACTGATAATTTGATCAAGCAACTGCCATTGGATAGCTCATCTTTGGAACATTATTTCCTAAATCAACTGGTTTTAATCCCCAAACAGGTGCCCCAGAAGGGACTTTCCAAAATCCTATATATTTATTATCATTCTTTGTCATTGGTTCTATTACTCCACCTGTATTTGACACATTTGTAAGCAACAAATATTTTGACACAATCATATTTCCTTGTAATACTTGTTTTGGTGACATACGTGCAAACCAACTATAATTACTACGTTTTAATACTTCATTCTCTGGTATATAAATCCCATACATTTTCTTATTAAAATCAATATAATTCTCTGTCAATAATTGGTCTATTAATACTTGTCGATTATCAACCGTCTTTGTTCCAAGTAGTTCGCCATCAATTAATTTCATTTTACCTTTATCTATTCGAGAATTACACCAACGATTAAAAGAACCCAGAAAGTTCGTTTCATCCGTATAATCACCAGATATATTTCTTTGTATAAACTCTATCAATTCACCAATAACACTCTCTTCTTTACGACAACCCATAAACTCCATATTTGGATAAAAATCATAATACGTTGATGTTATATTTCTGTTGACAAACTCACCTATAAATGGTACAGTCGTCTTTGCATCATTATATAAACCAATTAAATTACGCATGCATATAAATGATGGTGGAACACGAATACCACCATATCTATATAATAATTTAGTCATACCTAAATCAACCATATATGATTTTATTGGAGACGATATTCGAGACATATTTACATTCCAATTAGGCAACAAATTAGTAAATGACTGAGCATCTATAAGACAAATATGAAACGAATCACCACATCTATCAATTATACTTTTTACAGTTAAATATAAGTATGGCTGATTTAAATTATATGATGATCTCGAACCAAATGATTCCCATTTGCGTGCATTATATTCATAATCTATAAATATCCATAATATCGGTTTTGCTATCTTTTCCAATCGTATATCATCTGGGTCAGATAACAAATATTTCTGTATAATATCGAAATTATAAGAAACATTTTCTCTATCTATCTTGTGTTGATATCGTTGATATAAATATAAAATGACAAGCACAACAAATGTTATTAATATAAAAGAAATTATATTCATGTTATTCTTTGAAGACATATATATATTCTATGATTATAAATTGCAATTATAATCACAGAATATAATAATCATAATAATATTAATTCAATAGTTGCAGATTTTTCCAAAAATCGACATTTTTCTTCTTTGCTTCTTCCGTTTGTTTTGCTAAATTATACGCTATTTTTATCGAAACATCATCTGCTTTTTTATATTTATCATTTAAATATTGTTGTGATAGTTCTTCATTTAAAGGTTGGATATCTTGTGTATTTCTAAAATGAATAATTTCATTTACTGTATGAAACTTTTGGACATTATCATAATCTTCATTTGTTATCGGTATGATACTTTCTGTATGTGCCTTTTGTAAATCTTGATACGCCAATCCAGAAAATAATCCCGAATCAAAATCTGTCGGCGCATTCGGCGATAAATCGGATGCCGACATATTTGCTCCAATCGTCCATATATCTTGAACCTCTCGTCTTGTTGTCAATGACTGCTCTCTAAGTAATCGCTTCTTTTCATCTATATATTGATTCATCTTATTCAAATCTGTAACAGTATCATGAACAGATATGGCATCGCCATTTCTCAACCATTCATCATATCCTTTTGTATCTCTTTCATTGTATATACGAGTATTGTCGAATTGTTGATTAAACCATTCATTAAATGAAGATTTATTCTGATTAAGCGATTTATTTTCATTAAACCAATTGTCTAAAATACCTGCTTTTTCTTCGTCATAAAAAGATGATGAATATTCAGTATTTTTTGTCGAACCTTTTTGTTTAAACTCCCAAATTGTATGAACCATATTATACGCTTCTGTATAAAAACGAAAGAACTTTGGATCTAGTCCCGATTTATCTGGATGAGTCATCAACATTCTGCGTTTAGCATACTTTAAATCATTTTCTGTAAAATTGTATGGAATATCAAATAATCTCATTATATCTTTCAAATCATAATTACTTATATCTAGGTCTATTACTTTATCCATATTATTTATTCAGTATTTAATTTATAGAAGCACAACGATTTATTTTGGTTGAATATCATTATGATGAATAACACATTCATTTATAATTGTATTTGCGTGGTCATAATGACAACATCCGTCATCAATATATAACCAATATACTAGTTTACAAGGAAGAGGATATACTGCTTTAAAATGATGTTGATTATTCATAATCAATTCTCGAATTGTTCTTGTATCATTCTTTGCAATCTCCGACCTTTGTCCGTCTTGTCCTAACATAAATAAATAGATATTATTCATATCTTCTTCTTTATTTATTTGGAAACGACGATAAACATTTCTATATAAGTCGCATATTGTCATCGTCTTATATACAGTTATCCATTCTTTGTATCCACAACATTTTCTCAATTCGAAGACATATTCATATTCATGTATAATATTAATAAGACGTTGTTGTTGTTCATCAAACTCAGAAATCGACATTGTATTTCATAAAATGCTTAAATATATTTAAGCATTTAATTATTTATATATTTATTTACCAATTAATTAAAATATTTATTATTATTATATAATGTTAAGTATTATTCAAAATATTCCCAATGTTAAAACATATCCTCTTACTTATGTATTTGATAAACTTAAATTACAACATAAACCAAATACATTATGGTTAGAGTTTGGCGTAACAAATGGAAGAAGTATTAACTATATTTCAAGTTTTACAAATGATAAAGTATATGGATTTGACAGCTTTGAAGGATTGCCTGAAAAATGGCGAGATGGATTTGATAAAGGAGCATTTAACATGAATGGTAATTTACCAAAAGTAAATAGTAATGTTGAACTAATAAAAGGTTGGTTTAATAATACATTACCCAACTTTATACAAACACATAATAAAAAAGTGTCATTTATTCATATGGATGCAGACCTTTATAGTTCTACAAAATATATTTTTGATATATTAAAGGATTATATTGACACAGATTGTATAATAGTGTTTGATGAATTAGTGAATTATCCTGGTTTTGATGGAGATAATGGTGAACTCAAAGCATTTTATGAGTTTATTACTGAAAATAAGGTAAATTATGAATGGATTGGGATGAATGGAACACCTACTGGTATGAATGGTTATTATCATGAAAATGTCGCATTAATTATTCATTCAATTAACTAATTAACTAATTATTGTTGACTATTTTTTATAACTTGATTCAAATGTGTTCCGCATCTTTTGAAGAAACTATGAAGTCCATCAGGGTCAGCACCAGTTACCATATCATTTGGAACATAACCCACATTCCCACGCTGATAACATAATATAGCAGGTATACCATTAACCATTCGTTTGCTCTTTAAGAACGAATAAAGGTCGAAACTTTCATCCACATTAATATCAGCACACAATACATTTTTCGGAGAAGAACCGAAAAATGCGTCAATAATAGGAGCAATCTGTTTACACGGTCCACACCATGGAGCGCCTAATTTCATTATAAAGAGTCCTGGATTTACTTTTAATATCTCTAAAAACTTGTCTCTCGATTCTATGCTTGATATTACGTTCTTTGTAACAATTGGATTCGAATTATCTTGATTTTGTTTTGGTTGATGTAGCTTATTCATTATATTATTTAATATATTATAATTATTATAATATATTAACTTACTTATTTTTTTACACATTTTTACATTTCAAACGCCGATTTTATAAATAGTTTTTCTTAACTTTTCTTGTTTTATTTTTTGCTACATATTTTTCTGGTCTTTCATAAGCACCTTTGAAAATATTTTTATATTTTTCTTTTGGTATTTCACTAATTACTTTTGTAATATTTTCTTTTAATTTTATATGAGTTAAACCATCTAACTTTTGTAATCGTGATTTTAACATACTAAAGTAGTTTTCTATGGAATTTGTAAAATGTTGATATGGAACAGCATATAAAATATTATTGTGTTTATTTACTAAATCTTTTATTCTTTGATTTCTATGACTACTCGCATTATCCAAAATAATTAATTTATTCTTATATTTTCCTGTAATAAACTTTTCTAAAAATTCAATTAACCTATCTGTATTTATTCCACTTTTTTCATATAAATCCCAACCTTCAACTCCATTTACAGAAATAGCAAATATACCTGTATATTTCTTGAATACTTCTTGTGATGGTGTTTTTATTACACATCGTTTTCCTCTTTGACTATAGCAATGATGTCTTTTTTGTAATGATTTTATACTTGTTTCATCAATACAAATAATATCTTCTATTTTATGTTTTTTTATTTCTTCATAAAATTTCTTGATGTTTGCGTTTATATCAATATCTTTACCAAAACGCTTTACTGGTTCGTGTCGTATTCTTGTGATTTTCAAAGTTATATTATTGTCTTTTATTACTCTAAAAATTTGTGTAGTTGTTAAATCAACACCTTTATATTTATCCTTAAGTTTTTGTAATAATTCTTGTAGCGTAATGGTTTTATCATTTTTAATTTCGTGTAATAAAATTCAACATATTCCTTTTTAACTTTATAAGCAATCGGTTTCCTGTAATGAATATCAACATTACCATCTTTTTTATATCTTTCAACCCAACGCATTAAACTTCTTGGATTACATTTAAAAATTTTACAAACCTATTCTTGTGTTTTATCTTCAACTAAATAATAATTTACAGCAGTTATTTTATAATCATTACTTTTACGAGTAGTCATTATAATAATGGTTTATTATTTTATAAAAAATTGATTTAAAAAACTAATTATAATAAGTAGTTACATATAAGCAAAATGGAAGAACAACCTACCAATTTATCTAATGAAATGATTATATTACAGGAACAACAACCCATACAAGAATATAGTAAAAATAGTTTAACCGCTAAATCCGGATTTAAGGCAGAGGATATATTTAGAACAGACGAATTAATAAAATGTAAGTTAGAAAAATATTTTGGAAAAAAAATAATTTCATTACATAAAGTTCACGGAAAAAAATATGATACAAAAATTTATTTTGAAGACGGTAGTAGTATAAATATTCAAAATAAAAAAATAGAAAATTTAGGAGGAAGAGGCGATTCATTTGATAGAAGACATATAAAAAATACATTTAACAATCAAGATATAAGAAAATATTTAACATTATTAACTCTAATAAGAAAAAGTAAAACCGAAACATTAATGAGTGAAGGACAAAAAATAGATTTTATGAAATTATGTAATAATAATTTAGACGATATATCACAATATACAAAAAAAACACTAATAGGAGAAGATAATACAGAAATGAATGATTATTGGTGTATAATGAAAACAAATAAAACTTTTACTAATATGGAATTGTATATAATTTCAAGTAAAAAATTGTTTGAATTTATAGAACAAACAATAAAAATAGACATTAAACTTAAAAAAAACGGAACTTGTTTACATTTATCACCATATATCGCATTACAGAGAAAAGGTGGTGGTAATACAGATCATTCACCTAATCATATACAAGCAAAATTTAAAGTTACACAAGAAATATTAAATTTATGTGATAAATTATCATAAATTAGACAATAATACTTTTACAACATTAACTATAATACAATTACCAAGATAAAATAACATTTCTTCATTTTTAACAATTGTATTCCATTTATAATTTTCATCAAATCCAAACATTTTTAACCCTTCATTAACATTTAATCTTCTAACTTTTTTATCAATATAATATAGTCCAGTTTTCGCACCGGGTCCTCCAGAAGAAGCACAAATTGTAGGTCCACACGAATCAATTGAATACACTCTTTCACCTTGTCTTCCTCCGTTATTTGATATTTTATGTATCATTTTATATAACATTTTACAATTATTTTTAGTTCCAGTTTCTTTACATTTTTCTAATTTATATTTATCTTCATAATTTAAATATTTAGTTTCAGTATAATCTATTATACTTGAAACAGGAGTTATTGTTTTAGATGGTTCTAATGGAAATTCATATTTTTTTATTTTACTGCCAATAATAAATAATCTTTGTCTTGATTGCGGAGAATTATAATATTTAGAATCAATAATTTTAAAACTAACAATATATCCTCTTTTTTGTAATTCCTCATTTATTATATTAAATGTTTCTCCTCCATTAATAGTTAATAAATTTTTTACATTTTCTAATACTATTGTATTTGGCGTTTTTATGTCAATAATTTTTAAAATAGCATAAAACAAATTTCCTTTAATTTTATCTTCAAATCCTTCTTTTTTTCCTGCTATTGAAAATGGTTGACAAGGAAATCCGCCACATAAAATATCAAAATCAGGTATATTTTCAATATTTATGTTATTAATATCGCCTTCAGGAGTAATTCCATAATTTTCTTTATATATTTTTCTAACATTATCATCTATGTCACAAGCAAATACACATTTATATTTTGTGTCTTCTGTTTGTAATGAATTAAAAGCATAATGAAACGCACCTAATCCGCAAAATAAATCAATATATTTTATTTCTTTATGTGTAATTATTGAATCAACTATAGATGATGATTGCTGATTAATAATATTTGTTGAACATATTATTGTTGAAGCATTAGAAGTAATATCATCTATTTTTTTAGCAACCGCTTTTTCAATCATTTCTTCAATTTTGCTTTCAAAAACACAAGGGTTTTTTTTAGTAGTGTGTTTGGTATAATGTCCCTTTTGGGTAAAATCTTTTCCGCATTTTTCGCAACTATATTTAACCATTTTTCGTTGTTATAATATAGTATAATATTATTTTTAAATCAATTTTTTATAATTAATTTTAACTAATTTTAGTTAATATTCCTAAACATTCCTGAATTTTGAAATATATAATAAAAATGTATTATATATTTTTATAGGAACGAAAATCGGTGTTTGAAATGTAAAAAGGTGTAAAAAATTATTTCAAATATTCGGCAATAATTTCTTCAATAAAAGACATCGGCAATTCTGGTAATACCGCATGCGACTCCCAAAAATATCGACAAAATGCCCAAATAAACTCACAGTTTTCTGGATATAACTCATCATATTTCGACAAATATTTCTGTAATTTCATCGGTAAAAATACAAACCCTGACCGCGGAACAACATAACATAGTTGAACCAATTCTGATACGGAAGATGTATCCTCTTTAAATCGTATTTTAGTAATACTCTTATCGCCATATTTTAATATGTCACACAATAATGGCGGATAGCTGTATTTATATTTCCACGTCCAATCTATACAATCTCCTGTATAATATCGCATTGTCCATTCTAGACCTTCTACATAATTTATAACCACTTCTGGTATTTGCGATTCCATATCTTTACTCTTCATTTGAAAAAGCACCTTATAATAACGTCGTTCCCATCCATCTTTATTTGGCTCAATATATTTCTCCAATTCTCTATCATATGTCGGTATATTCTCGATTTTTCGCCATTTATTTTCGACAGTATCTTCTGGAATATTATGCCCATTTCTCTCTTTTTTATTTCTCAATAATACTTCATCTATAAAAAAGGTTTTTTCATTAATTGATAACCATTTAACAAGTATCATTACATTTTCCCAATAAATAATACGTCCATCTGTCAATACTATCGGTTTCTTACCAATTGTCGAACGATATGCATTTAATAATTTATCTATTCCACCAGTCCGAATATTTAAAGCGGGAAAATGTGGCATAAAATCATTTCCTAAAAAGAAACACAGAAATATATAATCATATATACGGTTCGTTGTAACGGCGCATATTGTGCGATCATTCATATCATTCGTTATAATATTTGTAAGCTCATTTATATCCATCAAATAAGTCTCATTTGGTTCTAAATCTTGTCGTATTGATTTAATAAACTCAGGTGTTTCTCTGAATAGATATATTTTAGGAGATTTTGGCAAGTGATTAATAGATAACATAATTAAATCAGCATCTAAACCATAAACAATATGTGTATAATCTGAATTACTTAAATTACGAATATGATGAAATATTTTATGTTCTCCTTCACCTTGTTCTGCACTTGTAGAAACAATAATTGAATCTACTTGAAACGATGAAATTATATTTGGATTTTCAAAATGGTCGCGTACTTGTCTATTCAATTCATCCATAAATTGTGTTCCTGGAGTAATTTGACATGTATTCCATTCTACAATATCTACAATATCTACAATATCTTTTGTTACAGTTGTTTTTATTGTAGTTTTTTTTATAGAACTCATTATTTTACATTGATACCACGATTTATATCTCCGCTGTCGTTGTTGTTCTAATTTTGCAATTGGAGCAACCCCATCAAATGCTATATATACCAATTTTTTTGGAGATATTGTCTTAATATATATACTTATTTTTTCTATAACATCATCAATAATACTTTTCGTAGTTGATTGACATTTTTGACTCTTTACAGCATCATATATTATCGAATTACTATCCAAATATAGACAATCAACCAGTAATTCATAAGTATTAAATCGTCGTATAATATGTGGATAATTTCTCACAATATATGAAAAATAACTAGGTATACCCATTACTATTTATAGTTGATTATGTTCTTTAAATTGATTAAAATATTTATATTTTTTTGTAATAATCTTATATTTGTATTATTATATGAATGAACTTAGATTGGTTGAGAATAAAATAGATTTCTTCAATAATATAATTCAACGCACTATTTTACATATCCAAATAAATAGACATCTCAATATCATATTGGAAAATGATTATAATACTTGTCTTCAATTATTATATAAACTACACGAAAAAATTATACAACTAAATGATTATATTTATACTAATTATGATAAAGAAATTATCATTGGTAAACTTCAAATAATTAACAACGAATTATCCAGTATATTAAAATCATATGGAACAGAATCATTCGAGAAATTATTGACAGTTTGCTTTGGTAATAATAAATATATACAAACTACAGATTCTATCCTTTTATCTAAAATCGAATTATTGAAATCTTATTTTCATCCAACTGGATATAAAGTAGTAAATCATAATATATCCAATAATACAATATCTTCTTCTACAAATACTAACTTGACTGATGAAAATATTATTAATATTGTCGAAAACGATAATAATAAACAACATTTTAAATGTAATGATATCATATTAACTAGTAATACTTTTTATAATAAAGTATATGGTATGAAAGTATATGTAACAAATGTTAGCATCAATAAAGGACTAATTATATTTGGTATTGTCGATAATGTCGTAATTGAGTTGTTGAATAACGCTTTTATTAAAAACCGATTAAATATGATTCATAAACATTTACCTTCTGACAAAATATTTAATACTGAATCATTTAAACGATATGTTTCATCCTTGAGTTTAAAAGATTTATTTGTATACTCTCATATTGAAATATATTCCAAATTTATAGGATATTCTTATTTATATAAAACATTGAAAAATAAACAGTTTAATATAATGATTAAAAACTTTATATTATCCGACTTATTTTCCAAACGTACAACCCTTTTATTATTAATTTTTAATATGATAGATGATTATGAAAATACTTTTATTATACATATATTATACGATTTACTATCCAATGATAATCAGTATAATGATGAACAATCTATGATTCTTAATAGCATACCTATTAATATTAGAAATATGTTTCATTCTATCAAAAACATTGTATATTCAACAAATAATTATGCTAATAAAGATATACAATCTGTCTCATTAGAACATCGTATAAACTTATTAAAAACACCTAATAGTGTCAAAGATAAAGCATTTATCAAACTTAAAGAAATCAAATCTAAAACAGATGATAATAATTCAAAAGCTAGAAATTATCTTGATGGATTACTCAACATCCCATTCGGTATATATAAATGTGAACCAATCCTTAATATAATGAGAGATAATCGTAATCGTTTTAATTGTTTATGTACAAATATAATACAACATAAAGTAAATTATATTATTCCCAATAAAGAATATTTTACTAATCTCGAAATAATTATTCATACCAAAAAAATCAAAGAATATATTGATAATTATAATTATAATTCATCTGATATAGTAATTAATGTTTCTACAGAAGATATTGAACGAGTTATCTCACAAATGATACAAGGTGATAAACAACGACTCATTGATAATATTAATCTCATTTATTCTGTAATAGAAGAACATGATATATCTATCGATAAATTAATCAATAAAAAAAATACTAAATCTGAAATAAAACAATATATATGTCAACTTATTTATAAATATTCCAAAAATAATACAATTATTGGCAAATTATGTAATGTTTCTGTTAATAATATAACCCCTACTGAAATCGACAACATGAACGAACATATTCAATATATTCAAGAAAATATAAATAATATAAATACATATCTTAATAATGTCGGTTCTATATTAGACCAATCCGTATATGGAAATCAACCAGCTAAATTACAAATCGAGAAAATTATCGGACAATGGATAAATGGTGAACATAAAGGATATTGTTTTGGGTTTGAAGGACCACCTGGTGTAGGCAAAACAACTCTTGCTAAAAAAGGTATTGCAAATTGTCTCAAAGATGAAAATGATACGAGTCGCCCTTTTGCATTTATTCAAATGGGTGGAGATACTAATGGAAGCACTATTCATGGTCATAATTATACTTATGTCGGTTCAAATTGGGGTTCTATCGTTCAAATACTTATGGATACAAAAATAATGAATCCAATCATATATATCGATGAAGTCGATAAAATCAGTAAAACAGAACATGGTAGAGAGATTATAGGCATCTTAACACATTTATTGGATTTTTCACAAAACGACAAATTCCAAGATAAGTTCTTTCAAGGCATTGATATTGATATGTCAAAAGCCTTATTTATTCTATCTTATAATGACCCATCTATGATTGACCCAATTTTACTCGATAGAATCCATCGAATCAAGTTCCAATATCTATCTGTAGAAGATAAAATTATTATAACAAAACGCCATTTATTACCTGAAATATTATCTGATATGGGTTTAGTTGAAATGATTGTTCTCGATGATACAACTATTCAATATTTAATCGAAAAATATACTCTAGAATCAGGCGTTCGCAAATTAAAAGAAATATTATTTGAAATTATAGGTGAAATTAATATTAATATTTTTAAAGAAATTATTCCATTAGAATCTTATCCTATTCATATTTCAATAAATGATATACAATCTTATTTAAAAGAAAAACATGAAGTTATCCCCCCTAAAATATGCGATAATAGTGAAATTGGTATAATCAATGGTATGTGGGCAAACTCTTTAGGACAAGGAGGCATTCTCAAATTATTTGCACAATTCTATCCTAGCGGTAATTTCTTGGACCTTAAATTGACAGGATTATTGGAAAAAGTTATGCAAGAAAGTATACATGTTTCTGAAACACTCGCCTGGAGTTTAACGCCAAAAATAAGACAAGAATATATTATTGAATATCGACAAAAATATGGTATTCATATTCATGCTGCTGATGGTTCAATCAGTAAAGATGGACCTAGTGGAGGCGTCGCTATTACTATTCTCATTTATAGTTTATTAAATAACTTAAAAATACGCAATCAATTCGCAATCACAGGTGAAATCGACTTGAATGGCAATGTATGTGAAATTGGCGGTCTCGACTTGAAAATAATTGGATCTATCAAATCTGGTGTTACCTCTTTCATATTTCCTAAGAAGAACCTACGCGATTATCATAAATTATTGAAAAAATACGAAGGTAACCCTATATTACAAGATAAATCCTTCTTCCCTGTCGATACAATTCAAGAAGTTTTTGAAATTATTTTTGATAATTAATATTATTCTATTATAAATATGAGTGATAATATTAATAATGTTGATTCTAATAATAACGATTCTATTAATAAAATGAATGAAATACACTATACGGATTCAAACACAAATAATAGTACTTTTTATAATAAAATCATTAAATCATTAAATCTACCTAACTTAATACGTTCTAGTATTTACTATTCTCCTATAATATTGAGTTTTACTATCATTATTATAACTCTATTATATCAAACTTATACTGGCGTAATTTTCTTTCTTTTTATTATTGCTTTTACAGCATTACGAGAGTTTTTTATCTCATTTCGACAACAAAATAATTCATCTGATAATATAACTAACACAAATATTAATTGTGCAAAATGGCAAAATAAAAAATGGATGTGTGATAAAGATTGGTGCGAATCATCAAACGTAAGTAATGGTTTTGTTATATTTTATACAACATTTCTTGTTTTTTACTTTTTGTCACCAATGATGATTTATGGAACATATAATTGGGCACTATTTTGCGGTTTACTCATATATTTATTATTTATATATGTATTCAATCTGAATATAGACCATTGTATAGATGGAACAACATTTGCCGCGAATGTTTTTGTATCATTATTATGTGTTGTTATTTCTATCACTATTTTAATTAGTACTAACAGCAATAAATTATTATTTCTTGCACAATTAGATACAGATTCAAACGTTTGTTCTATGCCATCATCACAGACATTTAAATGCAATGTATATAAAAATGGTGAAATAATCGCATCTACATAATTTATATCGGCTTTATATTAAAATAAGATTTATTTTTAATGAGAAACTGATGAACTTGATTCACTGTCATTCCTCTGGCAAAACTATCCGCCATCAATTTCATTTGACCACGCGTTTTATATGCTTTTACAAATTGATTATAATAATGAAAAATATTTTTGTCTTTATATATAGCTAGTTCATTTTCTTGAAATATACTTTGTGATTTTTTCTTTCTAACCGTATTATGAAATATATACATTAATAATACAAAATCATTCTTATTCTTAATATGCTGAAATCTTACACTAGATAGAAATCTGGTCGCATGCATAGAACAATCCGGACAAGGTAAGTTTTTACAAATCTGTTTTATTATACCAAATACTTCTTGACCAATTTTATTAAAATATTCTTCTTTGATATTTTCGACAAGTACATGAAAAAATTGCCAAATAGGTGGACCCCACGCTTTTATAGACATATACTAATGAATAATAATATAAATATATTAATTAATTATTAATATATGTATGTTACTGAAGATAATATCGATTTTTATAATGAAATAAATAGTTCTGACAAAGCCGAACACGAACACGAACCCGACAATTTAAATATTTCATCTTATTGTCTTATTAGTAATTTGCCTCTTTTACCCGATGCTATTTTATTGTCTTGTGGACACAATTTCAACTATGGACCCTTACTTAATGATATTAAAAATCATAAAAATAAATTCAACCATCTTGAACGCCATTCTCTAAATACTTGCGAAATACGTTGTCCTTATTGTCGAACAGTTCATAAACAATTATTACCTTCAAATGAACAATATCCTAAAATACATGGTGTCAATTTCTTTGATGAAATATTGTATTTGTCACAATTAAATAAAAAAAATGATACTAAATGGTATAAAGGTCATTGTTCTTTTTCTAATAAACATATATATGATACTGAAAATAACAACAATGAAATCATTCCACAATGTTCTAATACATATGTAACTTATCTCGAAATATTCAAATGTTCATTATGTCATACTCATAAAACAATCACTATCAGTAATTATTTAAAACATAAAAAAATTGAAGATATTGCTGCTAAGAAAAAACTCAAAGAAGAAGCAAAATTATACAAAATTGCAGCTAAAAAACAACTCAAAGAAGATTATAAACTTATTAAATCTGCTCTCTTTGAAGCATTACCATTTTGTTCTGTTATTCTTCAAACAGGTAAAAACAAGGGTAATAATTGTTCTTATAAATGTATAAATAATACGCTATTCTGTTCACGACATTTACCAAAACAAATTACGCAAATTATTGAAACGAATATAACTAACGAACTAATTAATATATGACTTATTTATTATTTTTAATAAATAAGTATTTACAATTTAAACAAACATTATTGATTTAACACAAATGAACAATATAATAGAACCTAAAGTCGAGACAAAAGAAGAATTAATTAATAGTATAAAAGAATGGATTCGTCTAGATAATGAAATCACGCGCATGAATAAAGATGTCAAAGAACTCAAAATCAAACAAAAAAATATGACTCAAACATTAGTTTCTGTTATGAAAACAAACTCTTTGGATTGTTTCGACATCAATGGAGGTCGCATATTATATAAAAAAAGCAAAATCAAGAAACCTATTAATGCAAAAATGTTAGTATCTACATTAAAAAATTATTATGCCGATAACCCTTCTATTGCTGAAGATGTTACTAAGTTTGTTCTCAGTAATCGAGAAGATGTTATTAAAGAAACTATTCGACGCAAATTAGACAAATAAAATTATTAGTATTTAAATAAATACATTTTATTTAAATATGTACCACGACCGTGAATCGTCAGATGAAGATAACTATTTGCATATGAATGAAGACAATACAACTCTAAATAATGATGTAGAACATTTATATAAATCATTGAATATATTTAATACTCTTGTATATGGTGGTTTAAACTATTTAGAAGCTGAATTGACAACTCTCTTTATGGATTTGAAAAATAATCCTATTAATCGAGAAATACATATTTGCGCTTATCATTTGAATATATCTCTTCATTGTCCTTTTATACAATATCTATTATATAAACCACATCATACTACAAATCCTGAAAATAATAAATCTTCTTCTAATTTCTCGAAATATGACCCAACAAAAAATGATTTTATATTTCCTCATTTTCTTTATAAATCAGAACAGGATATATTGATGAAATCAATGACTACTATAGACGTTTTATGTCAATCATTCTATAAAGAAACACAATATGAATACAAAGGATATTTGTCTGATGGAAATGATATTTATATGTTCTTTGACTGTAGTCATATGAAATTAGATACATTAAAAATGACGAGAGCTAATGACTTATGGTTAGTTTGTATGGATGAAATAATTAATCACCGAAAAGTTTGCGAATTTAATATTCATATTTCTGTATATGATTTATTTCATAAATATGAAAATTTTACATATTTAACTGATGAATCAGGAGAACTTTACGAAATGCCTATTGTAGCATACAAGAGTTGTGTTATTAATAAATTAGATTTTATTTCAACATTTGGGATTTCCACATTACCTACCGGCATTTTTGGTAATCATTATTATTTTACAGAATATAATTCTGCTATTCAGAAATATGATAAAGACCAAAATGTTGGATTAATTAGATGTATCTTATTTTTAGGTAAAATGAAAGTCGTTCTTAATTTACTTGATGATACAACTGATTCTTCTGATACAATAAATCAATTAAAAAATGTATATAATAACGATAAACTTGCACAATTAAAATTACGCATCAGTGATTATGACTCTAATTGGTGTCTATCATATAATAGTATATATGTAGGTCAAATAGAATTAGACGATGGTTCTATAATGACAGATACTCCAATATGGGTAGTTAAGAAACAACATCAATATCACATTATGTCTACACATATCATAAAAGTTTTTCCGGTTGATTTGAAAAATAAACAGTTTAATACATATATTATGTGAAATAATTATGATATATACTATTATTATTATGTCTAAAATGAGTAGTTTGTTAACTTATTTCATAGTTATAATGACCATTATTTGGGGTATATATTATGTTTTATTATTTTATGGTTATGAACAAGCATTAATATTTTTACAAGTATATACTATTTATTATATATTCCTCTTTATAACAGTGTTTTTTGCAATTATTTTTAACTCTTATACTGGCGGTGATGACGAAACAAGTATGTGTTATTCATATCAAACGCAAAATACGGCGGATACAAATAATACAGTTACACAACCTCTCAATGTAATTCCTACAAAACAAGTAGTTATTGTAGATGAATAAAATATAACAAAATATATTATTATCCGTCTTTAAATTATAGTTCGATTCATTATAATAAAATTGAATTAAAGTTATTATAATAAATAACAATAAGCTGAATCATAATGGAACGCAAATTAAATATCAAAGTTGAACAATATCTATCTTCATTCAAAGATTCCATTCGTGACAAAGTCACCGAAATGCATCTAGAAGATACTAGCAAAATTAAAGCAGAAAATCTACTTGAGTTTATATATAATTATGAACGTTTAGTCATCGACAAAGATGACTTGACTAATCGTAAAAGAATTAAAAATGTCGTCCCGTTCTTTGAACGTTGTTCTTCAAAACGCGCAAATAATGAACAATGTTCTCGCAGAAAAAAAGACGGATTTGATTATTGCGGCACGCATATAAAAGGCACTCCTCACGGAATAATGACTATGACTAACGGCACCCCTGATGAACCTACAACGCAAAAATTAGAAGTTTGGGCACAAGATATTCAAGGTATTGTTTATTATTTGGATAAAAATAGAAACGTCTATCAGACAGAAGATATTGTAAGTAATAGCGTAACACCGAAAATAATCGCAAAATATATTAAATCTGGTTCGGATGAATATCATATTCCTGACTTTGGTATTTGATTTATTATTTATTATTTATCATTTATCATTTGGTTTGAATGTTTATTTCATATATTATTATGAAATAAACCTACACAACCTATATTTTTTATTATATTATAATTAATTAAAATACTTTTTTACTAAAATTACATCTTCATTATTTTGGATTTGTTGGTGTAGGCATATAATACGTCGGGATTTTAATTTCCTTTACTATATTCTTTGTATTCTCGTAAATCCTAATTTAAACTTGAAATCTACATTATTAAATACATTATCACCAGCGATATACATTTCTAATGAAATATTACTATTAAATGAACCAATTAATTGATTAAAATCTACATAATCGCACCAGTTAATAGATTTGAATTTACTATTAACACCATTAAAAGACGAAGGATTATCCCACTTACAAAATGGCGTTTGTTCATTATAAAGGAACGGATCATACTTATTTCCAACACCATCTAAAAATAATAAATAAATAGCAAACCCTTTATCGTCAGAGTTCATAAAGTTCCAACAATTCATATCAAAGTTTATCTGCCACCTCGTAGAAGTATATCCGCTTAGAGGATTGTCAGCAAAAAATTGTTGAGGAAGAGCAATATTTGTTGAAAATACATTTTGGAATACTTGACTTCCTGCCGTATAAGACCAAGTTCCTTGTTCAAATTGATTTAAACAAATAGGCAACGCTTGTCCATAAGAATCCAAATTAAAAGCGTTTAACCAAATATAACCAATACTATTAAGAATTATACTACCACCAGTATCATTTAATGCCAAACCAGTATCAGTATTTAAAGAACTACAATTATCCAAAGAAAATCCATTTACATTCATAGGTGTGTTTATTATAAGACTTTGTATAGTTGTTGTCCCACCAATATTATTTGGAGATATAGTAATATTACCATTTGGAGCAGTCAAATTAACATTTCCATTATAACGACTCTCTACATTAATATCTCCATTATTACATATTAAATTAATATAACTTCCAGCGTCAAATTGTAGTCCTTGACAAATGGTATAAATATCTGGAGCATTAAATGTTAAAATACCAGTAGAAGTTATATTATTAGTTCCAGCACTATTCAAATTAATATTTCCAATTTGTCCTCCGCTTCCAGTTCCGTCAAATGTCGTCAAATTAATATCTTGTGAATAAGAAGTAAGTGTTATATTATTTTGGGCTTCTAAGTTAATATATTGATTTCTTGCTGTTAATTGAAAATAATCCATAGTAGCAATTAATCCTCCACCATTAGAAGTAAAATTCATATCACTTTGTGATTCTAAATTAATAGAACCGAACTGTGCATATAAATTAATATCAGAACTATTTGTTCCATCTCCTAACGTTAAATTAACACCTGCATTAACACTCTCTAAAGTAATAATATCATCTGCTAATAAATTGATATTTTTTGTTGATTTTAGATTAATATCCGCGGCGTTTGTTATCAATTCAATAATACCATTATAAGAAGTCAAACTGATTTTATCGCCAGAAGATATATCCATAATTCCAGTAACACCATTATTACTTATTGATATGTTTAAACTCGTATCAAGATTTATATCATCATAAGATGTAAGAATAATTTTGCCTGTTTGAGACGACAAACTCAAATCATATCCTATATCAGACGAAACCGTATTTGTTAATATATTTTTTGTTGTAAAAGTTGAAGTTGAAGGTTTATAATTTAATGCAGATACAGATTTATCAATATATAGTTGTTCTTCATTTCCGGTATCTAATACAAATGTTGGATAAAATGAATCATTACTTACTATAGGTCCAGGTTCAATAATATTTATTGTATCCGCGTTTGGATTAGACGGGCCTGTGGCACCTGTATCACCTTTTGCACCTGTGGAACCTGTGGCACCTGTGGAACCTGTGGCACCTCTGGCACCGGTGGAACCTGTATCACCTTTTGCACCTGTGGAACCTGTGGCACCTCTGGCACCTCTGGCACCGGTGGAACCTGTATCACCTTTTGCACCTGTGGAACCTGTAGCACCTGTGGAACCTGTAGCACCGGTTGCACCAATCTCTCCATTTACATATTTTTCATCATTTATATAAAACCCTTCAAACGGACCTGTAGCGGTATATAATTTTATTGAATTAGACGAATTAATCATCAAGTTATTTGTATTTGTATCAGTTGTAATACTATTATTAGTATCAGAAATATTCATTGCATTATTAAACTTAATAGCATTATTAGATGTAATATTTAAATCTGATTCAACATCGAATCCTTCCGGTTTAGTTGTTATCATACTATATGGACCAAGTATTAATTCATAGTCGCCTGGCAATTCACTATTCAAAATAGTAATTTGTTTAGAAACAGCTAAATTAGTATCAGTACCTCCACGAGTTTGGTCATTTAATGAACCAATACGTGAAAATATATTTTTTGTAATTATTAATGAATTACCAATATTATATCTTTGCGTAATAAATGAATTATTATTATCCATAATAATAATACATATTATTATTAATAAATATTTATTGATATTTATTGATATATTTATTTTATATGAAATTGTACTAATATTCATAGAAATAGCATGTAATATTTTGGATAATATCATTTTATATACACTAATATCAAAAGGTAAAATAAAGAACCATTATAAACTCATTGAAGTTTAGATTAACATTTTTTCATACACGTTCTCGTATTTTCTAATTAATATATTAGATGATGCCAAATTGGAATTACACAATATTATTCAATATCCATTTGACTTTATCCTTCCAGAAAATATTTTCATATCTTATAGAAAAGCGCATGAAATATGTGAAGAGTTTGGATTACATTTTGATTTTAAAGACA